TCACGCGTCTCGCAGCGGCGCGCGTGTTGGTGAAAAACACGGCGCCTCCCATAGCGGCGTGCGCGCGCGCGTTGGGGGATGGGTTAGGGTTAGGGTTAGGGTTAGGGTTAGGGTTAGGGTTAGGGTTAGGGTTAGGGTTAGGGTTAGGGTTAGGGTTAGGGTTAGGGTTAGGGTTAGGGTTAGGGTTAGGGTTAGGGTTAGGGTTAGGGTTAGGGTTAGGGTTAGGGTTAGGGTTAGGGTTAGGGTTAGGGTTAGGGTTAGGGTTAGGGTTAGGGTTAGGGTTAGGGTTAGGGTTAGGGTTAGGGTTAGGGTTAGGGTTAGGGTTAGGGTTAGGGTTAGGGTTAGGGTTAGGGTTAGGGTTAGGGTTAGGGTTAGGGTTAGGGTTAGGGTTAGGGTTAGGGTTAGGGTTAGGGTTAGGGTTAGGGTTAGGGTTAGCCGGTGGTTTCCTTTGGCACCGTGCCAGGCGACCGTGGGTCCCAGACGGTGGCACGTCGCGCGCGATGTCGTTTTGAATTGTCTTCACGTCTCACCCCGGTATGCCCCATCTACGTACCCACCCGCGACTACCACATGGGTGGGTTGTGCGTGTCTGTGTGTCTGCGTGTGTACGCGTCCGTGGTAGAAACGCGGTGACAACGGATTACGGAGGTGAATGTTGCGGTGGTTGGGACGGGGAGGGAGTGAAGAGATGTTTCCCGTATAGGTGTTTTTGGAACGTGGTTTTTTTTTTCTTACACTTGCCATGCTAGCGATCGCCCTCTGTCTTCGGTCCGCGTTACCGTGTCGTGTGTACTTCCGCATACTTTTGTCTCTGCGCCTCGATACACCCCGTTGATTGGATGATCGCCACATGTGTATTGGACGTCACAGTCTGCTATTTTTTTCACTGTCTATTTTTAAACCTGTTGTCGTCTTCCCGCCAAGGCTATGTGTCTCCGCCTTTTCTTATATTTTTCTGACGCTGTTCGTTTTCTACGTTCGCCTCCAATCCCGGACGCACCTCCTTTGTATGTTCACTCCTCCCACCCCCCGGGGTGCCTATATAAGAAGCGAACGACGCGCTTTCAAGCAGTCCCGATCTATGTGACTCACCCTGTCGCGTTGGCATCGGGCGCTGCTATAGCGACTACGCTATAGAGCGGCGGTGCATCACGGCCGACACATACGTTTTTTTGGTTACCTGCCATCAGTAACACGGAGCGTAAGCACCCTGTGTGTGACTGTCTACGTTCGTGGATTTTATTTTTCGTGGGGTTAAAGGGAAGAGGGAAGGAAAACGAGTACGCGCACCGATACGCACCCCACGCATACACACCCCACACAATGCATGATTTTCTCCGGTCACGTCTCTGGCCGTAGGTGACATGCTTACTTCACCTCCGTGGCGTCTAATCCAGGTACGCTCTCTTCCTCGGAAGCTTTCCCACCTGCGGTCTCACGTGTTCGCACAGTGGCCACGCGTCCCCGGGGAGATGTCTACCCGGGGCCGAGTACGTCCAGTGTCCTCTCATGGCCCGCGGTCCCATCTTCCATAAGGTGGAAAACGAGTTTGCCAGACGACAGATCTTGCCGGTATCGGGCCAGAACGCTAACAGAGGTCCCGCCAAAGTCAAGACCACCCAAGCGATCTCCACCTCGCGTGGCCCCGGCGTTGGTACGTTTCCCACAGTCGTACGTATCGGAGGCGACGGCTTCTGCGTCTCCCTCTCTCGAGAGAGAACGCCGCACACGAGCCACGGTCCCAGGGGGTGGCCCGCGTACAGGTGCCGGCGGAGGTCTCTCCGGGCTTCGGGCCATAACCGGTACTGAACCTGCGGCACGGTCAGAGTCATGCGCGCGGCCGGAACCGCCGTCCACGGATCTCCCACGGTCTCTAGTAAGTTGCAGGACACTCCGGCGTGCGTCTGACACAGGCCGCCGACGGTCAGCAGGTTGTGTTCGTCGGCGGCCGCGGCGATCACGTCGAACAGATGTCGGGCGTTCGTTCCGCACATACGCTGGTCCGGCAGCTCTAGGTCTTCTTCATACGTCACGGCGTCGCGTTGCAGCCCTCGTCTTGTAAACTCCGTTGTGCTCGACGCCAGTCGGCAGAGTCTTGCCGCCCTCATGTGGTGGACGTACACGGCTCCGTCTTTGCCCACCAGGAGCACGCGGAGCGTGTCGAGCTGGGAGTTGGTTACATACGACTTTACGAAACCCACGGGTTGAAGTTTCTCTCCGTATCCGCAACATACGTACAGACAGGAGTCTAGGGCTGTGATGGGACGCGCGTACGTCAACGATTGAACATGATGGATCCGGCCGACACGATAGAAGAGGCGTTTAACCCAAACAAAACAACAAGAAACCATAAACGTTATGGTGGGCGTTGCCTTATTTTTGTCTGTGGTCTCTGACCGTATAAAAAAAGCACAGAACATCTGCACACGCAAAGGCATCCCGTGGAACGGGAGATGCCGCATACAGCCGTGGTCGCTATGCCCTTGTGGAGTATAACGGATTCGTATCCTGTCGCGTACAATTCAAAGCGAAAAGCACACGCGACAGGAATGGTGACTAATGCGAGGATGCCATAACGCAGAAAAAAGGAGGAGCTGTAATCTTTCTTTTGTGTTTTTTTTTACCGTTATAGGAGATTACAACAAAGAGGTCTCGCGTAAACGAGACAGGATATCCGTAATCACCGTGTTCCGGAAGTTATACCGCCTGTACCATCGTTAATGGAAAGTACCTCTGCGGGGATTCACGGATACCGGATTGTGGATAAAAAAAATCACAAAAAAAATACAATAACTGGACTCCACTCCGCGAGTCGTCTCTGGGGCCGGAGGCCGTCATCGGCTTTACTGCCTTACGATCCGGCGCGTCACATACTTGACTATGTTTCGTCTCCCCTCCTCGTATTCATACTCGTTTTCCGTTACTCGCCGCCCCTGACGTGACGTTTTTTTTTTGTCCCCACTCTCTACCGGCTGGTGTCTCTGGTGGTTCTCGACGAACCTTGTACTCACTCACTGTCTGACCGACATCCCTCCCCGCGGCTCGCCCGTACGTTTACTCACCGCAGTCTTGAACGCATCTGGGTCTCACGTGCGTCGCTGGCCAACCCCAGCGGTGGCCCCACACGGTGGCACTTCTGGCGTCTCTGTACGGATCGTGGTGGAGTTCTAGACACCAGCACGGCGGCCACGGTAGGTGGATCAGTTCTCCGCGATGCCGGCTCGCATAGCCGTACAGTTTGGACGGCCTGCCGCGGGCCAGGAGCAGCCAGTCGAAGCGGGCACGGGCTCGCGCGTGGGCCAGTCTCGCCTCGTTGCGCCGGACCGAGATGCGTCCGCCCGTCCTCTGTGTGTGTCGCGTCGACATGGCTTTCCGAATGCTGTGTGAATAACGGACGGGTTTTTTTTTTTGCCTGTTCTTCTGTCCTTATGTGGGACGGGGGCCTCTCTTTCACTATATTTATGTTATTTTTTTTTTTAATTTGCCGCCCGCGATGTCGATGTGGCAAGGTGTTTGCTGGTCTGTGACGGGGAGGGGTGGGGAGATAAACAAGAAACAGGCAAAACAGCACGTATGCGATGTAGTCAGTGACACTGTCGATGGTGGAGCGGCTCGGTAAAAAGTGACAGACAGAACCCGTGTCGGTGGAGATATATCATAGGAGCGCGGAAATACCGCGTGATTGAAGGGTGACGGCGGACCGCGGTGTTTTCTGCGGAACCGACGTCGCGACGCCCCCGGGGGAACCGCGTCTGCGGACCCCGATGTCAACGGGCCAATGTGTCGCGTGTCGCATCTCCGGGAATCGCCGGGGACGTCACGTGGAAAAATGTTTAACCGCGAAAATCACTTTTACCTATGTATTTTTTGTTTTTTTTTGTCTACCGGGTGTGGAAGGGGATGAGGGCGGGGAGAGGGCATGAGGACGAGGGCGGGCCCGAGCAAACAGTCTCGCGATAATTTGGGATTGCGCGTCGACTTCTCGTTCTTTATGCCCGCGTACGTCGGGGTCTTGTCTCGGCTTTGCCGCCGCGGCAGGGTCTGCGCCGGCCCGTCGCGAGCTAGGGACAGGGGGTGTGACGGCAACTGTGCCCTGTTGCGGTTTCGCAACGAGGGGGTGCGTCCTATAGGCGCGCGTGGGAGGGGCCGGACGTATACGAAGGGTGGCTCGTCTCGAAGTCCCGCCTCATGGGCGGAACAAGGGAGACCGCCCTTTACGCTTTCGGTTTCAGGTACCGTCCTGTGCTTAGGTCGCGGGCTACCTGCTGTCAGGAAGGCCGGATTCTGCCGGCGTGTGTCCGTTCATGGATATGTGGCATTTGGCACTTACGGAAAGGGGACGTACGGAGAAGGATGAGCGTTTGGCCGGTGTTTAGCCTTTATTCTGTTTTTATTTTATAATACACTATTATATTGTATATTTTTTTTTATTTTTTATTTCCACGTACTATTTTTTTTTTATTTACAAAAAACCTTTAACTTTTTGCATTCGGTACTCTTTTCGTACGGCGATGATCTCGGCGCCGGTGGTACCTGTCGTCGCCTCCCCGGGTGCTCCGCCACGACTACCGTGACGGCGACAACCGCCGCCGCCGCCGTTACTGTCGCTGTTCGGAGAACGTGGCCGTTACAGTTTCCGCTGCCGCTGCGGTCGCCGCCTCTGCGGACGGAGTCGGCGTGTGTGCTCCGGGGAGGGGGATGGGAGGGGTTGGACCGAGGGGACAGGGGAGGAGCGTTGCCGTAGAGGCGTCCGAGGGACTGCCCGTCGACGCGCCTGCGCGACTCGAGCGGGGGTGGGAGGGAAGGTGGATGGGCCGGCGGGCGTTCGGTTGTGGTGGTGTGTTTTTTTTTTTTATTGTCATCGGTCGCGTCCGTGTGAACTGGCACGAGTGAGATGACTTGTTTTTATCGGGGCGGATCGGGCGAGGGGCGCGGAGCGGATCCGCCCCTCGGGTGATTTTACGGACTGGCGTGTGGACCGTGCTCGGGGAGGGCGGATAGTAGGAGTGGGTCGATCGTTTCGTCCCGCTGGGTTTTCCTTGTTACGGTACGCGCGCACACACTCCCGCTAAAACCGGGACGTGCACGGGCTCCGTTACCTCCGGCGGTCGATGTCTGGCGTGTTGTCGTGCGTGCTCCGCGCGTGTGCGTGCGCCGGACTCTGCTGCTGGGTGTGTATGGGGGCGATATGCGGAGGTTGTCAGCGGTGGTGGCGGAGGCGGTGCGCGAGGTGGGGGCGTGTCGGACCTCGGGTCCGAAGCGGCGACGGAGCCCGCTGGGTATCGCGGAAGTGCGAGACCGAGCGGGCTCCATCCGCCGCTCGGTCCCCGGCGTGTTCCCCTCATTTTGTTCTCGTATCTTCTTCCTCTTCGTCTTCGTGTTCTTCCGCCTGTTCTTCCCGTCCTCTTTCGTCGCCTCCGTCACCTCGCGCGGCGTCTCACGCCGTGTGTGCGGCGGGCGGCTGTGACTTGCCGACGCACGACGCGGACGGAGATGCCGATGAGGGAACGGACGTGACTCTTTCGGAACGGGCCGGCGCGGACGAGGGCGCCGGCGGGAACGCCGCGGGATGCCCGGAGGACACCCGCGGTTTCGCTCGGAGTCCCGGAGATCTGATGGGGGGGATGAACGGAGATCTGGGAGACGAGGGAGAGACGGGAGAGGGCGGAGACAACGGAGCGGGAGAGTAGGACGGGGAGGAGGAGGAGGAAGAGAGGAAGAAACGGACACGCGCAGTGGACGGCGGGGGGACGGGCGGAGCGGAGGGGCGCGAGACAGCGGACAGCGGGGTGTCGGACGACGGGCGGGGCGGACGGGGACGACACGTGGGGGGTTCCTCCGCGGGACCTGGCGGACACCGAGGGCGGACGGACGGCTCGTCGTCGACGGGCGTCATCGGTGGCAGAGGGGAAGGGAATAACAGATGAGGGGGAGGGACCCACAGGCGGGGATCGGGCCCGGGGACGGACAGGGGGATCGACGGGCAGGAATCATGTCGGCCTCTGCCGCCGTACGTCTGCGTCGCCCCCCCGCAGCTCCTTTCGCTATCGCCCTGCTCCGTTTCCTCCTCGTCTCTTCTTGCGACCTGGCTCTCCTGTGCGTGCTCGTGGCGCCCGGAGTCGGTCTGTTTCCTTTCCTCGTGCTCTCCGCGCTGCTGGGGCTCTGTTTTGTCATTCGCGTGGCGGTGCGCGCCGTCATCGCGGTGTCCTCGTCCGCTACCGCCGCGCTGGTGGTCGTCGCTGCTCTCCTGGCGCCCGTGGTGGCCGTCTGTCTGTTCCTCAGATTCGGGGCGTGCGGAGAGATGGACGCCTCCGGTTGCCACACGCCCCTTACGCGTCACCCGTGTCGGACGGGTCGGTCCGCGCGTCGACGTCGCGGCCGTCGCGCTCGCCGTCGACGCTCTCCCTCTTCTCTCTTCCTCCTCGTACCCCGGCTCTCCGGCCGCCTCGCCGCTCCCGCTCGGGGGACGGAGAGGAAGCCGGAGGCCTGAGAGGAGGAGCAGACTCCCCAGGCGACGCAGCAGCTCCAGGTCGTCCGCGATGCGCCACACGGAGGTGTCGTTCACGTCAACCGCCAGGACGGGGCCTCCTTCCGTTAGGATCAGCCAGACGTGCGGAGATGTGGAGAGAAACGCGAAGGGAAGCCATCCGCCCTCTCCGCACAGTTCGTCCAGCAGCGGTCTGCACCTCGCGAAGTGTTCCGCGACGCTGGGCGCGTCTCTCTGTGCCTCATTTCGCCCGCGTCTCCAGTCCGTCAGGACCAGCTCTGTGCTCTCCCACTCCAACACGGGGTGGGAGAGCTCCGAGCGCGATCCCAGATGCAGTCTCCACAGGGCGTAGAAAGCGGCCAGGCCGCGTCGGGCGCTTCTCGCCAGTAATGTCGGCAAGAAGGCCTTGTCGGGGTCCCGGCACGTCCACAGGCTCGGCAGGGGTCGGTCGCGCCACAGCGGTGCGCGATAGATGGCCTCGCAGTGGCGGAGGCCCGTCTTTAGAAAGAGCGACACGGAGTGCGACAGGATATAGAGTCGGCCTTGCAGCACGTCGTGGCAGAACAGAGACCCCCCCTGCCCTTGTAGGATCACGAGCCAAGGGGACGATCCTGTCAGCCAGCTGAGAGACGGATCTGTCGCGTGGAAGCTGCTCCAGCGTGTCGTAGCCGACACGCGCGTGGAACAGGCGGACAGCGTAATTAGGCCCAGCGGTAGCAACTTGCTGTCGGCCGAAGGATGGTAGGGTTTAGGGTCGAACCCTGAGGGAAACCAAAATGTACCCGGTGTAGTAGACAAAACGCAATAAATCATGTGAAAAAGTGGAAATGTATATGACACTCACATAGAGAAGACTTCGTAGGCCAGCCCTGAAGAAGATGCGGTTGTCTTGTTATACAGGGGTAACGCAGGAGACACTTGTAAGGCTTAGGATGTAAATGTAGGCATTCCTGCTCGGGCCAAGGTAAAGGAATGCGTAGACCCTTGTGCAGACGCAGGTAGGAATGAACATGACGAAGGGAATGTCGACCCAAGAGTAGCCACCAATAATTGGAGAGCGGAAGACGATATGGCGCGTGCCCGGCACGCACCGTTAGCGGCATCCTAGAGTAAGAATAGAGGGGCGGACAAGTGTAGAAACAAGCGGGGCGAGATGGAGGAAGAAGGTGAAGTTGAAGCGGCAGGGGGTGATGGTGTGAAAGAGGGGCAGCGTTAGGTGCGGATGCGAGGATTAGTGTTAGGGTTGTGAACAGAGTTATGCGGTTATGGCTAGGGTTATGACTAGGGGTATGGCTAGGGTTAGTACTTTGGCTACGGTTAGGGTTAGTACTTTGGCTAGGGCTAGGTTTAGTGTTAGGGATAGTTTTATGGTTAGTGTTATCGTTGGTGTTAGAGTTAGGGTTGATGTTTTGGTTAGGGTTAATGTTTTGGTTAGGGCTAGACCTAGGGTTAGGGTTAGGGCTAGACCTAGGGTTAGGGTTAGGGTTAGGGCTAGACCTAGGGTTAGGGTTAGGGTTAGGGCTAGCCCTAGGGTTAGGGTTAGGGTTATTACCCCCCCTTTTTTTAGCCCCCCCGGGGGATTTGACGTAATTTTTAAAACGCGAGGTATTCCGTCTCCCGGAGAAACGGTGTTGGACAAAAAAGTGTCCCGGCCCTGGCGCGGTCTGACCTCGCGCCGCGGGGCGACGATGATATAGGAAAACGAAACAAAAAAGGAGTCTCGGCCCGAGCGCACTCCGACTCGCCGCTGCAGAAAAACGGCAGCTATATGGCGATAACTGTTCCGGTCCGGGTACGGTCCGGCTGAGCGGAGTGGAGATAGACCGCTTTTATGAGAACAAGTGACCCGGCCGGAGTGCCGTTGAGTGCCTCAGAGGTGAGTAGGAGAGGCCGGAGAAACGGGTAAACGCGCGCCGGTGCGCGCGTTGTGTGATAAGTGCTGCAACGGGCGCGGTCATAAACAGACAGAGGAAGATAGCAGAATAGAGAGAAAGAGATAAAAAGAGAGGAAAGAATTACGCAGACTTAATATCTGACCACCAAAACGACAGTCTACACACACGCCGGTTACGGAAAAGATGAGCGTCAGAGTACTGATCGCCATTTGGCGATCAGATGTATTTTTCTTCGCTATCGTTTTATACCGCCTCCCTCTCCGCTTTATATTGCCGCAGATGAACATGATCGGCCCCGACTCATCTTCGAGTCCGCTGTTCGACAACGATACGCCGCACGATCTTTCCACCGAGGTGTGATTTTAGAAGGTAGAGTTTGAACACTACGTGTCTCAGTCGCACACGGTACAGGACTCTGAACGCGCCCGACGTTGTCGGTAGCCATATATAATTTTTGTGCACTCTCTAGTTGCATTAATTTGTCATGGCTTTTGATTCACGCGAATGTTCCCCGACGCGAACCGTTTAATTATTGTCTGCCGTCGTCATAGGATCTGTTTCGCGTTTGTTCTCGTCTATAGTCTATTTAACATCATCTTCCTTTACTCCTTGTCCTGTTTGTCTCGCGCATACGAAATTTTCACAAGACTGAGACGAAGAATGGCAACCGCAAGGCTGAGCGCTATGAAACCGCCGAGATCTTGTGCGCTGATATTTTTGTGCGCGTTTTCGATGGCGACGGCCCCAACGAACGCTACGGCCCACCGACGTGCGGGAACCGTGAAATCCACACCGCCTCCAGAGGATAAACATAGCTATACCGCAAAATACTATGACAAAGACATTTATTTTAACATTTACGAAGGTAGAAATTCTACGCCGAGGAGACGGACGCTATCGGAAATCATTTCTAAATTTTCTACCTCCGAAATGTTAAGTTTAAAAAGAGTTAAAGCTTTCGTTCCCGTAGATGAAAACCCGACTACTACCTTAGAAGATATAGCAGACATCCTGAACTACGCTGTTTGCGATGACAATAGCTGCGGTTGTACCATAGAGACACAAGCACGGTAAGGATGCAGCGTTTCATTTCATCTTGTTTATTCGATGTCGGAATCTACTGAGATCATAAATAAATGAATAGATAATAATCATATTTAATTTATCGCAGCATCATGTTCGGAGATATCATAATCTGCGTTCCTCTCTCGGCTGACAACAAAGGAGTGAGAAATTTTAAAGATAGAATAATGCCTAAGGGTCTATCGCAAATTCTCTCTAGTAGCCTAGGCCTTCACCTGTCTCTGCTTTATGGCGCTTTCGGGAGCAACTATAATAGTTTGGCCTATATGAGGCGCTTGAAACCACTGACCGCGATGACGGCGATAGCTTTCTGTCCAATGACTACTAAATTAGAGCTACGCCAAAACTACAAAGTGAAAGAGACTCTATGGTGAGTACCTGTACAAGTTTGTGTGCCTTTGTATCACGTCTCCTTTATTGCCAAGGAAAGACATGCATTTTGTATTTATCGACCTAAAAAAGTGTAACATCCCAGATACATAAACACCCCGAGTTTACTAAAAAGAGTCCCATCTATACACCCTGCCGCGTCTTCGGATGCACCTGTTACTCTAGAAACGTTGCACTACTTGTCTTACACTCTCCACTCTACCCCCCCCCCCCCCCCCTTAGAAGACAGACCACACCCCTGTACGCGCATACGTATCAACCCCGCACGCATACCTACATCCTTTCAGAGTAGAAACTATGGGGCTGGAAGCCTTCGTAATCATAAAATTTTTTCTCGTTCCCCATGTCTTGCCTCTCCGTGGGGCACACATGTATTTATTCACTCAAGTGAACTGATCGTCAGTATCGAGATTTTGAAAATACGAAACAATGGCGGACAGACTATGAAGACGTTAACCTCGTTTGCGATCGTTCGAAAAGACAACGACGGGCAAGATTGGGAAACCTGCACGCGCTTTGCGCCCGTTAATATAGAGGACATATTGAGGTATAAACGTGTCGCTAATGATACGTGTTGTCGTCACCGAGACGTGCAGCATGGTCGTCGTACGTTAGAATCTTCTAACTCATGGACTCAGACTCAATATTTCGAACCGTGGCAAGATATCGTTGACGTATACGTGCCTATAAACGATACCCATTGTCCAAACGATAGCTACGTCGTGTAAGTAATTTCAGTCAATTTTACTAAAAAAGCAACATTTATGTTTCTTATTAGCTTTGCCACATACAGGTGGAACACAATTCTAAAATTGTAATTTTGAATTTCGTTTTTTGTCAGGTTTGAAACACTGCAAGGTTTCGAATGGTGTTCACGTTTAAATAAAAACGAGACGAAGAATTATTTATCTTCCGTACTGTAAGTAAGCTCATTTTCTCTTTTTTTTAATGCAAGTTTGAATTTATACTGTGTGCGATGTATCGTTTGAGATTCTTTAACTTATGTTTCTAACAGAGGGTTTAGAAATGCACTGTTTGAAACTGAGGAACTGATGGAAACCATCGCAATGCGACTTGCCTCACAAATATTGTCAATGGTCGGACAGCAAGGAACAACTATACGGTGAGTTTAAATAACAGGGGATTGGTAGGAACAAATTTTTTGGAGTAATCTTTTATGTTAATTTTTTTTCCGATTTTCCGGTTATGCACAGCGACATAGATCCTGCCATCGTAAGCGCATTGTGGCACTCTTTGCCAGAAAACCTGACAACGACTAATATAAAATACGATATAGCCAGTCCGACACACATGGCTCCCGCATTATGGTGAGCGCTGTTTACAAAAGATCGTAATTAAATAAATGACTTTTCCGGATTTTTTTTATATTTATGCAGTTTTTCTTAATTTGCAGCACCATATTTGTACAGACCGGAACTTCAAAACAACGTTTTAGAAATGCGGGATTATTGATGGTTAACAACATCTTCACAGTCCAAGGGAGATATACTACACAAAATATGTTCGAAAGAAAAGAATATGTATATAAACACCTCGGACAAGCTTTATGTCAGGGTGGGCACGTATTTTACAATCCGAAAGAAGTAAAATCTGAAAACATCAAAATGATAAATATAAAACCTACTGTCGTGAGGACCTGACCGTTATGTGCGCGTGTTAGAATGTATACGCCTTGGGACATGTATATTTTCCTGTTGTGTTTACATATACATTTGTACACTTTATCGATGTAGATAAATATAACCCCCGATAACTTTTGTTGTTTTTTGGAATATATAAATAGTGCGTTATCGACCATGTGTATATTGAATTGTATATATAGCTGTAAATATTCATATTATATTTAAATGAAGATAAAAGAATCATTGTTTGAATAACAAACTATATTGCTGCTAGATAATTATGCATTTCTTGGTTGTGTATATTTTAATACATTTCCATGCATATCGTGGAATGGCTGCGCTACCGCTTTTTAGCACGTTACCGAAGATTACTTCGTGCTGTGATAGCTATGTCGTTCTTAACTCATCGACTTCTGTCTCTTCCTTGATTTCGACCTGCCTAGACGGTGAAATGTAAGTATCGTTCGATTTACTCGGGGAAAACGTCACCTCGGGTAAACCTGAATGATTACTATACCATTTTATCGTGTGTGCATGTGGATGTATAGTCTGAGTAATAACACAGGACATCGCCGGTTAATTTATAACTTGATATTTGTTCAGTCTGTTTCAAAATGAAGGCCAGAAGTTTTGTCGACCTCTCACGGACAATAGAACAATTGTATATACCATGCAAGACCAAGTTCAAAAACCCTTGTCCGTAACGTGGATGGATTTCAATCTAGTCATTAGGTATTAATCCATATGTGAATCATTTTATTTTTACTGTGTTTATTTGTACTTATATAAATTGCAGGTAGGCCGACTATAACATTTCATGTCTTTTTTGTTTTTTTTTTAAGTGACTACGGAAGAGATGTGATAAACAATTTAACCAAAAGTGCTATGTTGGCACGCAAAAACGGGCCAAGATATCTACAGATGGAAAACGGGCCAAGATATCTACAGATGGAAACGTTTATATCGGATTTATTCCGACATGAATGTTATCAAGATAATTATTATGTGTTAGACAAAAAACTACAAATGTTTTATCCGACTACTCATAGTAACGAATTACTTTTTTATCCCTCGGAAGCTACGTTGCCCTCACCTTGGCAGGAACCTCCGTTTTCCTCACCTTGGCCGGAACCTACGTTTCCCTCACGTTGGTATTGGCTCTTATTAAATTACACAAATTACTGAGAGAGTCAGAAATCGTGTCACATGTTCTTTATTAAATGTTACTGAACTTTGTCCTTACAAATCTTCCCTTTTACAATACACAGAAAAAAAAATAAGTACATAGAATTTCTAACCATTTTGAAAAAACAGTTTACCTATTTACAATGTTCAATTACTCAACATTAAAAAAAATAGCAGAAGTTTACATAGAAATTACAAGGTACACAATATACGTATCCCTAATAAATGTCAAAGAAACAGTAAATCTCTCGGTAGATTGGATCCAACGGCCTTTCTGTTTTAATTAAAAAAAGAGGGTGGGGACTGTGAAGTAAAACTATTGACATAGGAATTCTTATTTACCTTCCTGAGAGTAAATATTTCTAAACACAGATGGTTTTAAGAGCAGACAAGGAGCGTTTTGTAGAGTATTCAGATACTCCTCTTCGTTGACGGCAAGCAACCTTTTAGGTGTAATCTGAAAATCTAAATAGAACTTTCTAGCCCCGGCTTTAAAGAAAGTTTTTACGTTCTTACACAAGTACCGTATCCTGGGGCGACCTTTATGATAGCCATATATTCTTAAATCTTTATCCGCGGCTATTAACACGGTAGCCTTAGTAGCGGGGTTTGATTTGAAAGTGGTAACATATGCAAAGAAATACAAGGGTCTTCCTTCACATACGACGGCCTCGTCTCCTGGTATGGAATCAACCGATTCAGGATTGCAGAGATGTATGACTCTGTCACCTAGTCTACCAGGCATTCCGTTAAAGGTCCAGTTACATCCGTGCATGTTGTCCCTTTGATCCATAAGATCCTGAAACGTTCTACTGTTTCTCAAGAAATCTCGAAGAGAGTTTTCCATGGCCACACCGTACGGCACTGTTGATTCTTCATATATAGGATCACATCTAGACAGACCCTCCTCCATAAACTGTTTCAAATCCGAGGCGGCTAAAAACAGCTCGTGTGTAGAGTTTGAGTAATTATGCAGAAGCACCCATCTATTTTCACACAGGAGAATCACCATGTTTTTATTCAGAGCCGCGGGCGGTTCTGCACCGACAACTCCAAGGACCATCATCCACCCACATGGCAGTGGAAACTTGTCCTTCAAGGTAGGTATATGTTCATACCCTAATTTCTTCTCTGACATGACATATACCCCGTGTTTGGGAGGCCAACTGATACTTAAATAACTATTGTTATTTTTGGACACGTAGCTCTGCAGTAATTCTTTGAAATAAGTTAACTTACTCAGAGGACCGAAAGCGGTAACACATTGCCGGAAGAAAGTCCTCCGGCGTCTACCGTTCATACACACAGTGGCTGGTCTAGTCACTATTGGAATGAACGGACCGTCGTTGTCTTCCATATTGACTGGGTCTGGAATCCATCTTCTGTATGGAATGTCGGCAAGCAATCTCTTGGCTTGGCGATACTCAGGATTAAAGTTTTCTGAGGAGTACGTCTTGGGGCCGACCTTTGTTACTTCTTGACAGCATTGGACTTCGTTGTCGCTGTCTGTATCCGACAATCCGGTTAATTCCGATTCATCATCGTAATATTCATTCTTGGTTCCGCTGCTCGAACCTCCAGACGCATCCTGCCGTGTGGAATCCGCAGCCGTCATGCACATACCGCAAGTCACGCCTTCGGACTTCATGTTATGAATACGCGCACTTTTCCGCGGAGGTTCATTTCTGACGTCTGAACACCCTCCCTCCCGTACCTGGCCATCCTCTGGATTCTCATTTTGAGAGTGTATACGTTTATTTTGTTGAATGGTGCCTGCATTATCCGTGACGTCTGTCGCGCAGCCATTTGACATCTCTTGTGTTTTATAGCTCCCGTCCATTTTAACCACGGATGAGTTCATGTTCATTTGTTGCCTAAATCCTTGTTGTAAATTAGACACAGTGATACCTTGCTGCGAAACTTCGATTTTCATGTCGCAGTTGCTATTACAGCTGACCGAGGATGCACTGGAAAGCACATCATCTTCTTCAGAAAAATGTAGATCAGCAAAGGATATATTTTTTTCAAATGAATTCTGCTGGCGTAATCCCTCCAACTGTTCTAGAAAAGTTCCACAAGAAGGATTGACCGTGTTTGACATTTTTTCTCTCATAGCTACAAAAGACGCCAGTTTGGGAAAATTTCCTATTCCTCCCCCTCGGTCAACACCGTCAAAGTTTAATTTTTTTATTACACCTGTGCTGGGGGTAGGCTTGCATACATTTTTATCTGGGGTTTCATTATTCCCATTCATTGGATGTGCAATTGTCGGGTTTCCTCCAAGCAAGAACAACTGAGGAGCACAGTTCAACGTCGTTCTTGGATTGCCGGTGTTTACCACGGGAAATGTTCCATTTCCTTCAAATGCGCTATGCTGCTGACCATTGGACAGGGTTGATAAATCTACACCGGTGGCTCCGTGGACATTGCCATCATTTTCCGGAAAATCATAGTTTTCCATTTCTGTGTTAGTATTTATATTGTTTAACATATGTGTGTTCGTACCAGTCATCCTCATCCAATCTTGGTGATCCGGATTCAATAGAGAAGATGGGACGTTAGCGGTGCCACCTTGTTTATCGGAAATGGCGTCATTAACACACCCCACATGGCCATAAACATTCGACTCCTTGACATTTATGGAATTATTAGCCATTTCCGATTTATAGTATTGGTTCCATGGACTGTTATTCTCTATATAATTACCCATGCCTCCCATTGAAACATTAGCACCCCGATTATTTGATACCACCCCCACCGGCTGGAAAGCAGAGTTGACATTCGCATCTATACCAGTTGGTGACGCAGTCATGCAGTCAATGGATGCTCCTAGTTGTGTCGCCCATGAGTTTTTGATATTCTGCATGTTGCACACGGGAGTGTAACCTGCCAAATTTACATACTCACGTGAATTGAGACCACCCCCCTGATAGGAACAGTCGCTAAACCCAGATACTTGAGGTTGGGTATGGAAAATCGGTTGTGCGTTGTTGAAAATTAAATTAGTTCTGCTATTTGGAGGATTAGGGGTGTTCCGTTTCAGAACCCAGGATTCTCCGCCGGATGTAGTGAATATCCATTCATCGCGGGGTGCCGTATTAATGTCATAAGAATTAGACCCGCTTCCAGAAGATTGATTATGGACAGACTGACATTCTCCGGGTCCTTGTGAGTTAGCGGTCATGCACGGATACATATTTAGAAAGAATTTAGGATTAGACTGTTGGACAAAGTGTTGAGCATTAACATGAGAGGAAGGGTCTGTAACTGTCATTTCTCCTATCGAATGACCATGTAATTTGATAATTGATGCAGGTTTGATGGGATTAATCATATTATTGCTATAGCCATAATTTTGATCCTGTATCGGTGGGGAAATGGGTTGAAAGGTCATCTGATTGGGTTGAACATTGATTTGATTGTTCATGTCTTCCGGCGAAAGGTCCGTCAAAGTCGAATGCGATTGGCAGTTTTGATCCGGTGTGTCATTGGAGAAATACGAGTCTGACATCATCGCTCCGGTATGACACCCCGATGTCGTCGGTTGAACAGACATATCAACGCACAAAGGCTGCATAATATCAGTTCCAGCTGCAGTGTTTTCGTCACACGTGGACGAGATTACATCGTCCGACAAAAGTTCCGTCGGATCCATATTGAGAATTTGTTGCCAAAACAAATCGTCCGGATGTGCAGACATCTAGAGGTGACAAGCCAGGGGAATTACCTTATTTTCCGTATACAACTATAAAAAACTTGGGAGGCGCAAACGGTATGTTTTCCATAATAAATCCGAGTGATGATTTCTGGACTAAGGACAAATATATCATGTTGACTATCAAAGGCCCCATGGAGTGGGAGGCAGAAATCCCTGGAATATCTACGGATTTTTTCTGTAAATTCTCTAACGTGTCCGTGCCACATTTCAGGGATATGCACTCACCGGGAGCGCCCGATATTAAATGGATAACTGCATGTACCAAAATGATCGATGTCATACTCAATTACTGGAATAATAAAACTGCCGTCCCCACCCCTGCAAAGTGGTACGCTCAAGCGGAGAATAAAGCTGGCAGACCCTCCCTAATATTATTGATAGCTTTAGATGGAATTCCCAGCGCAACGATAGGAAAACACACAACGGAAATCAGGGGCGTATTAATTAAAGATTTCTTCGACGGGAACGCCCCTAAAATAGATGATTGGTGCACGTATGCCAAAACAAAGAAGAATGGTGGCGGAACCCAGGTCTTCAGTCTAAGTTACATCCCCTTTGCCCTTCTTCAAATTATTAGACCACAGTTCCAATGGGCGTGGACAAATATTAACGAACTGGGAGACGTATGCGATGAGATACATCGAAAACACATCATATCCCATTTTAATAAAAAACCTAATGTCAAACTTATGCTGTTTCCAAAGGATGGGATTAACGGGATATCTTTAAAATCTAAATTTCTGGGAACCATCGAATGGCTGTCTGATCTCGGAATAGTCACGGAAGACGCGTGGATACGAAGAGACATTAGATCATACATGCAATTGTTGACGCTAACACACGGGGACGTGCTAATCCATAGGGCTCTATCTATAGCTAAAAAAAGAATAAGAGCAACTAGGAAAGCTATCGATTTTATAGCGCACATAGACACTGACTTTCAGATTTATGAAAACCCGGTTTACCAGCTGTTCTGTCTGCAGTCTTTTGACCCTATATTAGCAGGAACCATATTATATCAGTGGCTAAGCCACAGAGGAGGAAAAAAAAACACCGTTAGTTTTATCGGTCCACCCGGATGTGGAAAATCGATGTTAACGGGAGCCATTCTTGAAAACATCCCGTTACATGGAATATTACATGGATCTCTGAATACAAAAAATTTAAGAGCTTACGGACAGGTTTTAGTCTTGTGGTGGAAAGACATAAGTATCAACTTTGACAATTTTAATATTATAAAATCCCTCCTTGGAGGTCAAAAAATAATATTTCCGATTAATGAAAACGACCATGTACAGATAGGACCGTGTCCCATCATAGCCACATCTTGCGTTGATATACGCTCGATGGTACATTCCAATCTCCACAAAATAAATCTATCACAGAGGGTATATAATTTTACATTTGATAAAGTCATCCCTCGCAATTTTCCTGTAATTCAGAAAGACGACATAAATCAATTTCTGTTTTGGGCCAGGAACCGTTCTATAAATTGTTTTATTGACTACACGGTTCCGAAAATTTTATAACTATATATTTAACAACATCTTAAAAGACCACTTTTAAAATACCGACAAGAAAATAAAAAAAAGACATCACATTATAAGACACTGATAACTCACCCTGTACCGCTGCGTCCGAGTTAGCAGAAGAACAGCTAATGGCGCATAACGGAAAAATGCCTCTCCTATAAATACTGAAGTTAATAGGTGTGGTAGGAAATGATGAGTAATACATCATTAAAATATTCTACTTTCTGGCTTCTGATTCGTTATTCGTAAGTGGGTACAATGAAAAAAAAATCAACATTCCCTTAATGTATGCATCATCAAGGGTGCTGATTGGGTAGAGATATAACGATATATAAAAAACTGCATGGTGAGCAAAATAATTTGTTTTTCCATAAAGTTAAAGGTCAGTGGGTGTTGTGGTTAGGGTCTTTCCTACCCAAGCGGGTTAGAACCTTAAAAATTGCTAACGGGGCAACCGCAGTTCCTGTTTTTCTTCATAAAGATAAAGATCAGTGGGTACCGCGGTTGGGGTCTTTCCTGCACAGGCGAATGAAAACTCTAAAAGCTGCTAACGCGGCAACCGCAATTTCTGTTTTTCTCGGAAAATTAAAGGTCAGTGGGTACCGCGGTTGGGGTCTTTCCTGCCCAGGCGAATGAGAACTCTAAAATCTGCTAACGGGGCAACCGCAGTTCCTGTTTTTCTTCATAAAGATAAAGATCAGTGGGTACCGCGGTTGGGGTCTTTCCTGCCCAGGCGAACGAGAACTCTAAAATCTGCTAACGGGGCAACCGCAGTTGCTGTTTTTCTCGGAAAAATAAAGGTCAGTGGGTACCGCGGTTTGGGGGTCTTTCCTGCCCAGGCGAATGAGAACTCTAAAATCTGCTAACGGGGCAACCGCAGTTCCTGTTTTTCTTCATAAAGATAAAGATCAGTGGGTACCGCGGTTGGGGTCTTTCCTGCCCAGGCGAACGAGAACTCTAAAATCTGCTAACGGGGCAACCGCAGTTTCTGTTTTTCTCGGAAAATTAAAAGTCAGTGGGTACCGCGGTTGGGGTCTTTCCTGCACAGGCGAATGAAAACTCTAAAAGCTGCTAACGCGGCAACCGCAATTTCTGTTTTTCTCGGAAAATTAAAGGTCAGTGGGTACCGCGGTTGGGGTCTTTCCTGCCCAGGCGAATGAGAACTCTAAAATCTGCTAACGGGGCAACCGCAGTTCCTGTTTTTCTTCATAAAGATAAAGATCAGTGGGTACCGCGGTTGGGGTCTTTCCTGCCCAGGCGAACGAGAACTCTAAAATCTGCTAACGGGGCAACCGCAGTTGCTGTTTTTCTCGGAAAAATAAAGGTCAGTGGGTACCGCGGTTTGGGGGTCTTTCCTGCCCAGGCGAATGAGAACTCTAAAATCTGCTAACGGGGCAACCGCAGTTCCTGTTTTTCTTCATAAAGATAAAGATCAGTGGGTACCGCGGTTGGGGTCTTTCCTGCCCAGGCGAACGAGAACTCTAAAATCTGCTAACGGGGCAACCGCAGTTTCTGTTTTTCTCGGAAAATTAAAAGTCAGTGGGTACCGCGGTTGGGGTCTTTCCTGCACAGGCGAATGAAAACTCTAAAAGCTGCTAACGCGGCAACCGCAATTTCTGTTTTTCTCGGAAAATTAAAGGTCAGTGGGTACCGCGGTTGGGGTCTTTCCTGCCCAGGCGAATGAGAACTCTAAAATCTGCTAACGGGGCAACCGCAGTTCCTGTTTTTCTTCATAAAGATAAAGATCAGTGGGTACCGCGGTTGGGGTCTTTCCTGCCCAGGCGAACGAGAACTCTAAAATCTGCTAACGGGGCAACCGCAGTTGCTGTTTTTCTCGGAAAAATAAAGGTCAGTGGGTACCGCGGTTTGGGGGTCTTTCCTGCCCAGGCGAACGAGAACTCTAAAATCTGCTAACGGGGCAACCGCAGTTCCTGTTTTTCTTCATAAAGATAAAGATCAGTGGGTACCGCGGTTGGGGTCTTTCCTGCCCAGGCGAACGAGAACTCTAAAATCTGCTAACGGGGCAACCGCAGTTTCTGTTTTTCTCGGAAAATTAAAAGTCAGTGGGTACCGCGGTTGGGGTCTTTCCTGCACAGGCGAATGAAAACTCTAAAAGCTGCTAACGCGACAACCGCAGTTCCTGTTTTTCTTCATAAAGATAAAGATCAGTGGGTACCGCGGTTGGGGTCTTTCCTGCCCAGGCGAACGAGAACTCTAAAATCTGCTAACGGGGCAACCGCAGTTGCTGTTTTTCTCGGAAAAATAAAGGTCAGTGGGTACCGCGGTTTGGGGGTCTTTCCTGCCCAGGCGAACGAGAACTCTAAAATCTGCTAACGGGGCAACCGCAGTTCCTGTTTTTCTTCATAAAGATAAAGATCAGTGGGTACCGCGGTTGGGGTCTTTCCTGCCCAGGCGAACGAGAACTCTAAAATCTGCTAACGGGGCAACCGCAGTTTCTGTTTTTCTCGGAAAATTAAAAGTCAGTGGGTACCGCGGTTTGGGGTCTTTCCTGCACAGGCGAACGAAAACTCTAAAAGCTGCTAACGCGGCAACCGCAGTTTCTGTTTTTCTCGGAAAACTAAAAGTCAGTGGGTACCGCGGTTTGGGGTCTTTCCTGCACAGGCGAACGAGAACTCTAAAAGCTGCTAACGCGGCAACCGCAGTTCCTGTTTTTCTTCATAAAGATAAAGATCAGTGGGTACCGCGGTTGGGGTCTTTCCTGCACAGGCGAACGAGAACTCTAAAAGCTGCTAACGCGGCAACCGCAGTTCCTGTTTTTCTCGGAAAAATAAAGGTCAGTGGGTATCGCGGTTTGGGGGTCTTTCCTGCACAGGCGAACGAGAACTCTAAAAGCTGCTAACGCGGCAACCGCAGTTTCTGTTTTTCTCGGAAAATTAAAAGTCAGTGGGTACCGCGGTTTGGGGGTCTTTCCTGCACAGGCGAACGAGAACTCTAAAAGCTGCTAACGCGGCAACCGCAGTTTCTGTTTTTCTCGGAAAATTAAAAGTCAGTGGGTACCGCGGTTTGGGGTCTTTCCTGCACAGGCGAACGAAAACTCTAAAAGCTGCTAACGCGGCAACCGCAGTTTCTGTTTTTCTCGGAAAACTAAAAGTCAGTGGGTACCGCGGTTTGGGGTCTTTCCTGCACAGGCGAACGAGAACTCTAAAAGCTGCTAACGCGGCAACCGCAGTTCCTGTTTTTCTTCATAAAGATAAAGATCAGTGGGTACCGCGGTTGGGGTCTTTCCTGCACAGGCGAACGAGAACTCTAAAAGCTGCTAACGCGGCAACCGCAGTTTCTGTTTTTCTCGGAAAATTAAAGGTCAGTGGGTACCGCGGTTGAGGTGTTTCCTACCCAGGCGAACGAGAACTCTAACATCTGCTAACGCGGCAACCGCAGTTCCTGTTCTTCTCAGAAAAATAAAGGTCAGTGGGTACCGCGGTTGAGGTGTTTCCTGCCCAGGCGAACGAGAACTCTAACATCTGCTAACGCGGCAACCGCAGTTCCTGTTTTTCTCGGAAAATATTTCCTGCCCAGGCAAACGAGAACTCTAAAATCTGCTAACGCGGCAACCGCAGTTCCTGTTTTTCTCGGAAAATTAAAGGTCAGTGGGTATCGCGGTTGGGGTCTTTCCTGCCCAAGCTAACAAGAACCCTAAAATTTGCTAACGGGGCAACCGCAGTTCCTGTTTTTCTCATAAAATTAAAGGTTAGTGGGGACCGCGATTGCAACATTTTCCTCTGACTGAGTCATTTATTTATTGAGAAACGCTAACACCAAAACCACATGTCTTATGATGTGTAACAGATGTTCTTAGAAAAAACATGACAATTTATCAGTAAAATGTTGTTTATTATAAAAAACCTCAAAAAATCCAGACCACAAATTCCTGTTTTTGTAAAATATAACAAAACCCTAAATTTTTGCAAGCATTAACTAATTTCAATTCCATATTTGTCTAAAAGGGGTGTATTTCTGCACTTGCGGTTTAACGTTATGCAGCGATTGGTTCCTTCATCTTCGTCATTTTCCTGTACATCACACCCGCTACAGAATTGTATATAAGCAGAAGTTACAGCCAGTTCAGTGCCACTATTCTCAAGAAGTGGCTCCGGAGAACATTCTCATCACAGACATTCTTTCTTATATCGTTGCAGTCTGGTAAGTCAATTTTGTAACGATTAATATTTAAGATTGCTACAAAAATTCTTTTAAATTGCATTTAAAATTTGTAAAACAATTTAATGATATTTTCATGCACATGATTGTAATTTGTTAATCACAAAATAATTTATAATGTTCACATTTAATCTTACAGATTTGTCACATCGATTGCATCCCATCAATTATTACATTGCTGGATTTTCTTCCCACCCAGAAGATTGATTGCGCCCAAAACCACCACTTGGAATCATCTCCAAAGAAACCTCCACCTTGAATCACTCTTAAAAGGTAAGAAATTATATTGTACATACTTCAACATTCGAATATAGGCAGAACAGTCAGGTATTTTCCCCCAATATAAGCTCTCCATACATCTCTGCAAAGAAAAATACAGACATTACACATTCATTTCACCTTTCGGAAAAATAGCCTCATTTAAAGACTGTAAAGTCTCTACTGAAGAAGCAGAAGATTGCATTTCGCTCTTCTCTTCTTCCGTGGTCCGGGAACATATAATGCATGCCATTATTATGCAAACCAATAGGATAATTGATAATGTTGTAGTTAAAGCCTGAATCCAAACTGGAGGTTCCCCTTCATTTTTTTTCATTGATTCTTTGTTTTCCATGGCTTGGCTCGTTACGGAATCTAAAAACAAACCATCCGTGATATTTTTTTTTTCATTCTTAAGGAATGTATGCAAATATATAATCAATACATTAAAATAAAAAAGACATATCCTTCACTAACCAGGAGTAGTGGTTTCAGTGCAGTTGGTAGTAGGTGTGCTTACATGCTTCAGCGCCGCAGTCACACCTTCGGAATCATCATTGGAATATCTTTGGCCCGATATAATTTCCAGTATTAGCAAAAATATTGTTGCCATTAGAAATATCAATAGTAGACATGCCAGTATCTTTAGATTAGTTTTTCCAGTTCCAGTAGATGATTTTTTCCCCATTATGGTCAGTGTTACAGATGTGCAAGCAGAGAATCTCTGCAAAGAAAGAGGTGGTGGTAATGTCCTTATATAGTATTATATGTGCTGACGGGAGATATTTTTTCATTGGCTATCAGCACAGTAGGCGGTGTCTCAATTTGCATCTTAATATACAATGGAGCCAGCAAAACCCTCTGGAAACAACATGGGATCCAATGATGAACGTATGCAAGAGTAAGTATGATTAGTCATTATTAGATCTATCTTATTTAAGATTATTTGGGAATTTTTCTAAGTACTTAAAAAATATTTATACTTACAGCTACCGTCCCGATCCAATGATGGAAGAATCTATCAAAGAAATATTGGAAGAGAGTCTCATGTGTGATACATCCTTCGATGACCTGATTATTCCAGGCCTTGAAAGCTTTGGTCTTATTATACCAGAGTCTTCCAACAACATAGAGTCCAATAATGTAGAAGAAGGATCAGATGGAGAGTTGAAAACTTTAGCTGGTAAGTACATGAATTATATTATATGTCCCAAGATAGAAAACAAGAAAAAACATAGTTTTAAACATGTGACATATAACATACTCAGAATATCTTCTTTTACATCCTAGCTCAGTCCGCTGGGAATTGCATCCAAAGTATTGGTGCATCAGTGAAGGCTGCCATGAAACAGGAACAGTCTGACATGGAAGACAAATTAATTAAGTGCGCTGGCTTATTAACGCAGCAACAATCCATGTTCATAGGACTAGGATTAGAACAATTATCACAGTTGATAAACATTAATTTATTAAGTAGTGCTTCAACTAAATATGTTGAATCTTATTCAAAAATGTTGCATGGAAAAGAGTTGGATTTTTTTAATTGGTGCGAACCTAGATTCATTGTTTTTGCATGTGATAAATTCGATGGGTTAGTGAAAAAGGTGGCATCAGAATCCAGAAACTTGCTCCTGGATTTGAGAGCTAATATGAACAATGACATTATTAAGGCCGTCAAAGACATTTTTTCTAAAGCTACTGTGACATTAGATTGTCAGAAACTTAACCAGGGCGCCACCATGTTGATGATGATGGCACACAACAAAGAGATGTCCAATCCTGACATCTCCAGTAAGGACTTTTGTGAAAAAATAAATACACTTAAACAGACATTACTGGAAGGTAAAAATGAGATAGTAGAAACAAATGCTAAAAATATGCAAATTTTACAGACATTTGCTATAAAGCAGATGAATCAAATCTTCATGGATGGTTGTGATAAAGCATTCCTTAAACTTAATGTGAATTGTAAAAATTTAATTACTGCCGCCAAAAATCTTGCCAATACTATTCTCCAGAGTATTGTTATATGCAGCAATGAATTTTCATGGCAACACCTCAAACTTCTGAGACGGGGATTTAAAGTTACCATGCTGAATATGATTACCCAGGCATGTGAATGCTTAGAATCAGATTATGATGATACTGGTTTAATTAAACCTTTAACTCCCCTTCAAATAATGGACGGCTACATTAATATGAATAAAAATAGACAGTCTTCCATCTGTGATGGAAACACAGACCCATCAGACTCAATGATATTAGACTTAGCTGATTTTGATGACCATGGAAGATATTCAGAGGAATCTTCTATCGAATCTATCCATGAAGATGATGACAATAAAATGTATCCATGCACTCCTTCTCCAGAAGTGCCAGGGAAATCCAAATATGTAGGAACATTCACTGAAAACAGCAGACAGTCAGGGGACGAACAAACAAACCCTAACTGTGTAGGTACAGCCTCAGTGACAGATCTGGGCGGCCCTGATAACTTGAACTCCATCAGCGGCCTCCAGAGTTGTAAAAACATGTTGCTAGAAAGACTACTTGACACTCAATGCGATTCAGTAGTTGAAGGGACAGAACAAGATGGTTCCTATGGCAACACTTTAATATCAGAAATGATGATGTTTGGTTATGAAACTGATCACTCGGCACCCTATGAGAGTGAAAGCGATAACAATGATGAAATTGATTACATTGCAAACTCTGATTCAGCTGCGAGAACTAATAACATTCATATGAATAGCACTGATGAGAATACACCATTTAGCAATTCTATATGTTCACCACCAGAGGTCACCCCTTCTAAGAAAAATGTCAAACCTAAGTCTATGACTCCGGGAAGCAAACCTAAAAAGAGGGTAGCTAAAAGGAAACATGTTTCAAGTAAATCACCCAAAAATAAAAAGATTAAGACAGATCAGTTACCTAAGGCTGCAGACGTAATTGTTATAAGTTCAGAGAGTGAAGATGAAGAGGATGGTGACAATATTATTGGTAACTCAATCTTAATAAAAGCTATTAAATCAGAATCAGATTCTGAATCGAGCAGCGAGTCAAATGACTGTACATCTGAACATAAACAGTTACATTTGAGTGATTATGATGAAGTTACCAATAATGGTCATTGTCCAAGTTATGGTTTTCCAACTCCAGTGTTTACCATCCCAATAAGGTCAATGCAGGGTACCGGTGGTATCAAATCCAAATTTATTCCCAAAAAAAATTGGATTTGGTATATGAAGAAAACTCACCAAGTAGACAATTGTCCTATTCACAATTCTGAAAATGTGGATGCAAAAGATGACAGTGATGGGACAGAAGCCAAACACTGCTTTATGAATCACTTTGTCCCCATCAAAACGGATGATGAAGACTATGATAAGAACAATGTCTCATATATTTATAATAAAATACAGAATAGCAAAATAGACTCGGGAGACATAATACCAACTAAGAAACTTATCATAGATATGGTGATGGATAATTTTATGGATCTAAATGATATCATTAAACAGGGCATAACCAAACATTGCCAGGATCTTTGCAATAAATATAATGTTGTCACCCCTACTACATGTGAGGACGATTTAAATATGACAAATTCCCAAACTTTTGCAACAACCGCAACTCAAGTGTTTGACCCACCGGTAACAGGAAATAATTCCTCCATACTAAATATTATCAATGACACAACAAGTCAAAATGATGAAAACAGATGCACTGAAGGTACAAGTAATTCTAATGAAAAATGTACCAATATAAGTGATTGCAACAGTGATGGTACAGAGGCCTTTAAATTAGATGGCTACCCTTCTGATTATGATCCTTTCGTAGAAAATGCTCAAATCTATTAGCTAGATGAAACCTAGATGTAAATTGATTAGCAATCATTAGCATACAGATGTGTATTATGTAAATATGCTTATACTGTTGTAAAATATAGACTTTCCCCATATTGTGTAACTCTTTTTGTTGCTATAGATTAGAAATTACATAAGCAAATGTAACTTTTTGTATTATGTAATACATCAACAAACACGTGATTCCTCAAATGAATTTATTTTCAATATCACCTTACAAATAATAAAAAGTAATATAGACATTGCTTTCTCTTTTTAATTCCAAGACATGTACATCAACTGACTTATAAGTCATCATATAATATTTCCATAAGTTAATTCCAGCTTTCTTAGAGACGTGATACTATAAACAATTGTATTCTTGAAAAACCTTATACAGATGTCAAGTATTCAGATTTTTACTTTCACTTCCCCAAACTAAACCAGTTGATTAAGACTAATGCCCCCGAGACATCTTAATTCTATAAATCATAGTACTGTTAAAAAATATATTACATTAGCTATAGCTAGATCATAACACTCTACAAAATATTTTTCTTTCAGGTATATTTAATCTGTTTTTGCTTAACATTCACATAATAGCTACCATTTATGAAAAACATTTTCAACCATTAGACTTTGAATGTCACACCAAACACTTGAAAGTATATATCTAAAATACCAAATCCATTTTTTATTGCAACATCTTATTAACTGGAATCACTTTGAAGGTAAGATGCTACACATGATTCCCAATTTTGGAAACACAGATTGAAAATTACCATATTTATATCCCCCCCCCATATCTATCTCTCTATCCTCTATCTCTCTATTTGTTTCCCTCTATTATACACATACACATACACATACACATACACATACACATACACATACACATACACATACACATACACATACACATACACATACACATACACATACACATACACATACACATACACATACACATACACATACACATACACATACACATACACATACACATACACATACACATACATATACATATACACATACACATACATATACACATACACATACACATACACATACACATACACATACACAGAGACATACACAGAGACATACACATACACATACACATACACATACACATACACATACACATACACATACACAGAGACATACACAAGAGACATACACATACACATACACATACACAGAGACATACACAGAGACATACACAGAGACATACACATACACATACACATACACAGAGACATACACAGAGACATACACAGAGACATACACATACACAGAGACATACACATACACATACACATACACATACACATACACATACACATACACATACACATACACATACACATACACAGAGACATACACATACACAGAGACATACACATACACAGAGACATACACATACACAGAGACATACACATACACAGAGACATACACATACACAGAGACATACACATACACAGAGACATACACATACACAGAGACATACACATACACAGAGACATACACATACACAGAGACATACACATACACATACACAGAGACATGCACATACACAGAGACATGCACATACACAGAGACATGCACATACACAGAGACATGCACATACACAGAGACATGCACATACACAGAGACATGCACATACACAGAGACATGCACATACACAGAGACATGCACATACACAGACACACGCACATACACAGACACGCGCACAGACACGCGCACAGACACAGACACGCGCACAGACACAGACACGCGCACAGACACAGACACGCGCACAGACACAGACACGCGCACAGACACGTGCACAGACAGACACGCGCACAGACACAGACACGCGCACAGACACGCGCACAGACACGTGCACAGACACAGACACGCGCACAGACACACGCACAGACACAGACACACGCACAGACACACGCACAGACACAGACACACGCACAGATACGTGCACAGACACACGCACAGACACACACACAGACACACGCACAGACACACGCACAGACACGTGCACAGACACGTGCACAGACACAGAGACATACATAGAGACATACACAAAAAGCACAATAGATCAAATTATTAGGTTTAAAGTACTTTAAAAATGTCTATTTACCACTATTAATCTTTCACCTGAACAACGGAGGGTGCTATCACATCAGAAACATATTCAAACTACTATACTTAAAATGCTCAATATCATATAATTTACCTCAACAGCAGAGGGCGCTATCACATTAGAAACATAATGAAACTAGTCTACTATAAACTTTAAATTATGTTATCTCCATAATACATAATAAATAATTGTATTCTAATTATCAAATTATATCCATCCCCGTGGTAGCATCAGTATTTATTTGATTATGCATATTAACCCTTTGATAGTCACAAACTTCACTCAATTCAATTTCAATTATTCGTTAATATATCCACGGGTTTCTTGCACACAACCAACACAATTAGACAAGTAGATAATTGATAAATACCATATATTAAAAACATGAATATTATACATACGCCCGCCCCCCGACTAATAAATCTCACTTTTACCCAATATACTGGATTTACTGCATGTCAATAATGAATACATCAATCATTTAAATTTTTAATATTAAAACAATTTTATTATAATATAATCTAATGCAAATATTTAAAAATAAATTAATAGACCATCCAATTCAATTGTCATTAACTTCACCGGGTTTCATATATAACTTATGTCATTGTCCATCCTAGTTTTAAATGAAATTAATATATGACACCTAATATACTATTGTTATATAAATAATCCCCCCCATTGTTAGTAATTCGATTTAGTGAATTTTTACTACAAACTATAACGTCTTCATTTGCACACCACGCACAATCGGTATGAACATCATCCTCTGCACGGACTGTATCATAATGAAAATGATTATCCGTAATTTATTAAATACATTAAGCAAATACTGTCTATTAAGCTTCAATTTTATAAACATGTTTTCCAGAACAAAAATGCAAACAAGGAAATGATAACGACGTCATTCAAAGCGCCATGAAATTATCCGGACTATACTGTGATGCGGACATCACACACACACAACCGTTGAGTGATAATACGCATCAAGATCCTATATATTCTCAAGAATCCAGAATATTTTCAAAAACTATCCAGGATCCACGGATAGTAGCTCAGACCCACAGACAATGCACATCCTCTGCTTCCAATCTACAATCAAACGAAAGCGGTTCGACCCAGGTGCGCTTTGCTTCGGAACTACCGAATCAACTCCTACAGCCCATGTACACGTCACATAACCAAAATGCAAATCTACAGAACAATTTCACCTCGTTGCCGTATCAACCTTATCATGATCCATACAGAGATATAGAGAGTTCCTACAGAGAATCTAGAAATACCAATAGAGGATATGACTATAACTTTAGACATCATCCGTATAGGCCCAGAGGAGGAAATGGAAAATATAATTACTACAATCCAAACTCAAAGTATCAACAGCCATACAAAAGATGTTTTACCAGAACTTATAACAGACGCGGAAGAGGCCACAGATCATACGATTGCTCAGACAGATCCGCGGATTTACCATATGAACATTACACGTATCCAAACTACGAACAACAGAATCCAGACCCCCGTATGAATAACTATAAAGATTTTACACAACTAACAAACAAGTTCAATTTTGAATCCTATGACTATAGCATGGCATTCTCAACAGACTCCACACACGTACAATCCGACAATTACAATCATCCAACAAAAGCACAGACAATACCAGAAACTACAAAAACTAAAAAACATGAGGCTACTAAGGATAACGAAACATCCACAGAAAATCAAGTTTTAACGCCTGACGTAATCAGTTTATCATACAGACCTAGTTCCTACAAAATGGATATTATTAAAAAAATATATGACACTGACGTTATTCCGTTACCGAAGGAAGCCTTAACAGCCAATGGCTCAAATCGTGACGTGGATATTCAGAAGTACAAAAAAGCACATATCCGTTGTAGATCAGTCCAGAAGAAAAAAGAACGCAGTTCTCAAACAAACAAACATGATGAAAACCATGCCTCATCACGTTCTGATCTTAAGGAGAGAAAATCTAATGAGAATGAAGATAAAGCCGTTACTAAAGCTAGAGATTTTTCAAAATTAAATCCCCTATTATCTCCTCTTCCGTTGACACCTGAACCCGCCATAGACTTTGCGGACCATACAGATAAATTCTATTCGACACCAGAATTCAACCAAATACAACAAAATCTACACCGATCAAAAACTTCTCTACAAGACACAGTTCCCATATCAAAACATACTCCAAGAGCCCCGACCAAAGATAATTCTTACAAAAAACATCATGACTCCAAAGACAATTATCCTAAAATGAAACATTCTCCTGGACGTACAACATCTAAAAAAAATACTACAAACTCCAACGGACACCAAAACTTTAAGGAAGTATCCGTTAAGAATGTTTCAGGGAAAGCCACATCTACATCACCAAAATCAAAAACACACCATTATTCCAGTAGCTCTGATGAAGAAGGTCAATACAAATCTCCGGTAAAAACTATTATCCAATCACCTTCTCCATATTGCAAGTTAAAAAATCCTTCAATTATGGACAAAAACAGTGCTAAAAACCACACTGCAAGCGCCGACAAAAATTTAACAGACAATTCACCTATTCGGAGTAATTTAAATCCTACTGCTTTTAACAAATCCAACAGTAACAAAAGCATCACGAATAGCACTTCTAACAGTGATGAGTGTACTGACAGGAAACCTAACTGCAATTCCACCAAAAATGAATCTAAAGATCCTAACCGAACTTGTGGCAAAAACTCTGATAAACATCTGAGTAAAAGTTGCACCATGGCTTCTAAAAGGGCTCCCAGCAGAGCCTCAAGCAGAGCCTCCAGCAGGGATTCTAGCAGGGCATCAAGCAGAGCCTCCAGCAGAGCCTCCAGCAGGGATTCTAGCAGAGCCTCCAGCAGAGCCTCCAGCAGGGATTCTAGCAGAGCCTCCAGTAGAGCCTCCAGCAGGGCCTCAAGCAAAGCCTCCAGCAGAGCCTCCAGCAGAGCCTCCAGCAGAGCCTCCAGCAGGGATTCTAGCAGGGCCTCAAGCAAAGCCTCCAGCAGAGCCTCCAGCAGGGATTCTAGCAGAGCCTCCAGCAGGGATTCTAGCAGGGATTCTAGCAGGGCCTCCAGCAGAGCCTCCAGCAGGGATTCTAGCAGGGCCTCAAGTAAAGCCTCAAGAAAAGCCTCCAGCAGAGCCTCCAGCAGGGCTTCCAGCAGGGCCTCAAGCAAAGCCTCCGGTAAAGCCTCAAGCGAAGCCTCCAGCAGAGCCTCCAGTAGGAATTCTAGCAGGGCCTCAAGCAGAGCCTCAAGCAGAGCCTCCAGCAGGGATTCTAGCAGAGCCTCCAGCAGAGCCTCCAGTAGGGATTCTAGCAGGGCCTCAAGTAAAGCCTCAAGAAAAGCCTCCAGCAGAGCCTCCAGCAGGGCTTCCAGCAGGGAGCTGAGGCAGATTTATTGCGATTCTAATAAAAGACAAACGCCTCCACATGACACCTCAATTAATACAAAATTTGAAATATCAGAAATAAAATTTCGATGTGGAGAAGATCTAAATTTCTACAAAAATACTGCAGCTCGACTCCAGTGCTTTAATCACAATGATCAATTTTACAACCCCCGATTCAGACCTCATATAAGAACCAACAGAAAAAAATCAGAATCCACCAATGACACCGATTCAGAAAGTTCTATGTCTAGATGCAAATCTCACTGTCGAAATTCACCAGATTCACTGACCGTTGTAAGAAGAAAAAAACACAAATCTGGATCATCAAGCATCTCTTCCAGTATTGAAGAAAATTGCAGATCTAATTCACATATAGTAACCGGAAAAGAGAAGTTTACACCATTTTACTATCAGTCTTCCAGAACTAGATCATCATCATCATCATCATCATCATCAGCTTCTTTATCATGTTCCAAATCCACATTAAAAACATGCCGCAAAACTCAATATAAAGACAATAAACAAATAAAATCTAAATCAGATTCAAAACACAAAACTACAAACATGTCTTCAGATTACGAATCGAATAGACATGCAGATGTGTTTAAAAACTCCCCGGAAGCAGGTGAAAAATTTCCCCTACACAATTCTAGTCCATTTAACACACATGAACAATCCAATCATTCCGAAAACGCCATTGATGAAGAACAAAAAAAGGCACCTAATATCACGACTTCTCACCTACAGGGAAAACAAAATGTCAGATTACACAACACAAAAAAATGCAAAAAAAAACGCCCCCGCGATGATGATTCAGATTCCAGCATAAAAAATTTCTGCAAGAAAAGAATATCCGGAGCGCAGAAAACAGAGTCTGAAGTAAGTGAACCTGACGATTTGTGTTATAGAGATTATGTTAGACTAAAAGAAAGAAAAGTATCAGAAAAATTTAAAATTCACCGCGGGAGGGTGGCTACAAAAGATTTTCAAAAACTATTTAGAAATACTATGAGAGCATTTGAATACAAACAGATCCCCAAAAAACCTTGCAATGAAAAAAATCTAAAAGAAGCTGTATACGACATCTGCTGTAATGGGCTCTCTAACAACGCAGCCATCATTATGTACTTTACAAGATCAAAAAAAGTAGCTCAAATCATAAAGATAATGCAAAAAGAATTAATGATTCGACCCAACATCACTGTTTCAGAGGCATTTAAAATGAATCATGCACCGCCTAAGTATTATGACAAAGATGAAATTAAACGATTTATCCAACTACAAAAACAAGGACCGCAAGAATTATGGGATAAATTTGAAAACAACACAACACATGATCTATTTACGAGACATTCGGACGTAAAGACTATGATAATTTACGCCGCTACGCCCATCGACTTTGTAGGAGCTGTTAAAACATGCAATAAGTATGCCAAAGATAACCCTAAAGAAATTGTCCTTCGGGTGTGTTCAATCATCGACGGTGACAATCCTATCTCCATCTATAATCCTATCAGCAAAGAGTTTAAATCGAAATTTAGTACACTTTCAAAATGTTAACTCCCAACTTTTTTTTAAAAAAAAATAAAACAGTATAACGGAAATCCTTGAGTTTTTTTATTTTAAGCGTGACTTATATATATATCAGAAACCGCTATTTGGCATAGAAACTGCTATTTGACACAAGCGTACACTATGAGTTCTCTGATGCTTCGGTTATTGCCGCTTCTATATATCATAAGTGCACATTTTGTACTCCACCCGGAGACGAGTCCTTCTTTAATATACGAAATAGGGTCAATTGTCACTTTCCATTGTCGCCTCGAAACAACCACAAACATCCGAAGCGTCTCGTGGTACAATAAAAACCGACTTATATCGAATCATGAGGTACAAAACATGGACAACTTATCGTTCACTGACGATGGCTACGTCCTTATACACGAACTAAATAAGATCAACAATCTCGCCGTGGACAGTAAATTATATTTCCACATAAAACACAATAGAACTACATCTCTGTTGAAAATTAAAGCCAAATCAGCATATGACGCGACATGTTTAACCTGTACATTCACAGTAGATAACGAGAAAACGTCTGCGACTAGTTGCTTAAAACTCTTTATGAAACCCATCGTCGTTTTGTACTTTCGTTACTTAGACAATTTTTTAGACGTTACGTGTACCGTGACGTCTTATCCAAAACCAAATGTGGTTATTAAATTTCTTGGAGAAGTATATAAGAGAGACATACCAATAGTTAGACAGAATGAGAACGGATCGTCAACCGTTAGTGTGAACTTTACTTTCAAAAGACGAACGAAGCTGGAATTTGTCGGGAAAACCGTCTCATGTCTAGCGTCGAGTTGGTTTACCAACCAAAAGGCTAGCGCTCTTGTAACTTCCGGCGAACACACTGTGCAGAATCACGACGAATACAGTAAAGAAGGGGTAAAAAGTTCAAATTCTGACGAAACCGTATTTACCTGGACCGTACCATTAATTCTGATATTGATATCAGTTATAGTGCTACTGATTTCGGTGTGTATCGTTGCATTTAAAAGTTAAAATTTATATAGCTTAAGTTCAGAAGAGATGAAAGACAGAGGAAATAAAAACACCTCTAAAACAAGACAGACCGTCAAATCTCGCCGAACTAGAAAAACAACGAAACAGTTCGTAGAACGGAAAAAAAATCTATCCGCTAAAACGACTATACGAAATAATCGATTACAAAACAATCTATCTCCGCAAACCACCCCAACCGAAAAACCCGTCGATTATGCGACTGCAAGAGTCTTTCCCCAGCACACCCCATACGATATAAAATTTAATAAGGAAAAATATCGAAATAACGAGATCTACGCCTATTCCAAACTACGGAAAATCTCAAACGCCGTGTTTCGCCAAGAAAAAGAAATTAATCGTCTTACTGTATTTACGGACAAACCTCTCGCCGACCTGTCATTCAAAATGCCTGTAAATACATCGACAACGGAGAAAAAGGAAATTGTCAGGTCTACGGAATGCCAAAGGCAAGATCGGAATACAGTCAACGCTTTCAAAATTTTTCAATCTTACGAAACATCTCCACCTTACTCCCCGTGCTCACCTAAAAATTTTATGTCAGAAATTTACAGATTATTCCGCTGCTACAACGCTTCAATTGTGCAAATACAGGTTTATTCCCGAAATAAGATCTTAATAAACGCCATGCAAGAAAAATTGATGTCCATCGGCAACATGGTTATTAACGTGGGCGAGCAGATAATTTCTGAATCGGTTCACCATGAACCGGTAGTCGCTATTGCAATCAATCAGTTTTTCAGAGGGACCGTCCCACAAACGGACGCACTCCGAAAAAACGCTGTAACTCCTATACCGGTAAACGCCTCAAAAAAAAAGCTTGTCGGCATTTGCTCTCTCATGATAAACGCGCCAACGGAAAAGGATTTATTATGCGCCGCTCACGTTTGTATCAATTTTGCGATCTGCTATCCCAACGAGATTACTTTGAATATCGCAAAGCTAACACAACCGATGCTCCTTCAAGAACACATCACCATATACAACTCTTTCAATAAATATATTTATTGGGATGATTATGGCAAACTATTAAACTGACTAAATAAACTTTTTTGGCTCGAATCTAAATTGGTCTCTTTGCGTCTTCTATATTGTTCGTCGTAACGAAAAAGAAAACCAGTATTAATGTCTTCGAATACTTTCATGATTCTTTGTCTAATTTCGACAATCCTAATTCAAGACTTGTCGGCGATGCATCTGCCATATCACACATCGAGCCCTGCTCCAAATCAGACGGGTAAGCAGCAGAACAACTTTTTAGCTTTTTAATCATGATTGCATCAAAAAGTTTTCTAAAAGGCTCTGTTTTCCCAGGTACGGCAGCGGACCAATCCATGCAACACAACAAACATCCTAACAAGACAGAAGACGACATACGTGATTTTTCGGAAAACAGCTCCGCATCGGGGGAACTACATATAAATCCGATAGCCATACCAATATATGCCGTATAAAAAACCAATAAAAAGCCGAATGGACATTTCGACAAGTCTTTTTCCCTACTATATATAAGATGTTGTTCCCGTCGTGTTAACTTTTCCAAATAAAAAAATAACCATGGAACTTTTACTATTTGTAATGTCACTCATATTACTAACCTTCTCAAAAGCAATACCTCTTTTCAACCATAATTCTTTCTATTTTGAAAAACTTGACGACTGTATCGCAGCTGTAATAAACTGCACGAAATCCGAAGTGCCTCTATTACTAGAACCAATCTACCAGCCTCCGGCATATAATGAAGACGTTATGTCAATACTGCTACAACCCCCGACAAAAAAAAAGCCTTTTAGCCGTATAATGGTAACCGATGAATTTCTCAGCGACTTCTTACTCCTACAGGATAACCCAGAACAACTACGCACATTGTTTGCGCTAATAAGGGACCCAGAATCTCGGGACAACTGGCTAAACTTTTTCAATGGCTTCCAGACATGTTCACCTTCCGTCGGAATAACAACCTGCATCAGAGATAACTGTAGAAAATATTCGCCCGAAAAAATTACGTACGTCAATAACTTTTTTGTTGATAACATTGCGGGTCTCGAGTTTAACATTTCAGAAAACACAGACAGTTTTTACAGCAACATTGGTTTTTTATTATACTTGGAGAATCCTGCTAAAGGCGTCACAAAAATTATTAGGTTCCCTTTTAACTCTTTGACTCTTTTTGATACGATTTTGAATTGTTTAAAGTATTTCCACTTGAAAACCGGAGTAGAGCTCGACCTGCTAAAACATATGGAAACCTACAATTCTAAACTACCTTTCCGAAGTTCCCGCCCTACAATTCTGATTAGAAACACATAATTGGCTATGACATCACGTCCCATTCACATAAAATCCTCCTAGGGAATTTAATCCACTGCATTTCATTCCCCGACCATGGCCCTACTACAGTGGATGTTAGATCACGTTCAGGATGAAGAAAAAAACTGTGAAAACCTTTCAATAGATGATCAGCATTCACTCTTCGGCATAAACAGAGACTGGTTGAGTTTCCTGCAACTCTCCAAGTTAGAAATTACACACCTTAAACATGTATATAAATTGGTGGACAACGATAGGGCTCATCTAATGGTCCACCCCTCTTCGGATAACGTCCACGCTTGGAGTTTTTTATGCAAACCCGACAATGTAAAAGTTGTGATTTTGGGACAAGATCCGTATCCCGACGGCAGAGGTTGCGGCTTGGCCTTCGGTACAGTGAAAGAGTGCTCGATTCCAGAATCTCTAAAGAATATATTTAAAGAACTGGAAAGAAGCGTGCCGAATTTTTCCCCCCCTGACAACGGCTGTTTAAACTCCTGGTGTAGTGAAGGAGTCCTATTGCTAAACTCGATATTCACTGTAGTTCATGGATTACCAATGTCTCACGAGGCATTTGGCTGGCAAACACTGAGCTATAAGATTATCAGCAAACTATCGGTAGAAATGGACTCTCTCGTTTTCTTATTGTGGGGAAACCATGCCCGGAAACTCTCTTATCTAATAGACGCACGGAAACATCTCGTCTTAGAAAGTGCACATCCATCGCCCAAAGTGAAGTCTGCAAGGATGCCATTTATTGGTTGCAATCATTTCGTGCGAGCAAATTTATTTCTTACGGAGCACGGGAAAGACCCAATCAATTGGAACATTCTGAACGAATAAAACCTATTCAGTTTACCTAATAATTACAATACAACAATAAAATTTACAGTGTTTCCAATATTGTGGTTGCCAGTAAATCTTCATTAAAACTCCCCTCATTTTCAAAGTTTTCGGCTTCGCTGCTATCGTCTATAACAATTGTAGTTTGTGTCCTTGAATTATTTATATTGGAATTTCGTCTCCTGGGAGCTCTCCCTCGGCCACGTCCTCGTGCTCTGCCTCGGTTTTGTCCCGAAATAACACGCTGTTGCTCGATCGCACCATCTGTTGATCCGACGATTGTCCTGGTCCGTTGTCGAAGTCTTCTTGGGCTCCGCGCCGTTTCAAATAGTCGCACATCGATAAACGGTTTAATCTCACACACGGGTACCGGCCTGACACAATCAGAAAACACTATCTGTTTCTTTGGCTCGATATGTTTTGTTTTACTTAAACATTTACTTGGACCAGTAACATCAGCACATTCATTTTTTATTAAATTATCCTTTACATTATCCAAACACTCTTTCAATTTCAAAAGCGATCTTTCTACAATGTCGCCGCTGCTTGCAACAAGTTTGGCCCTAAGCTGTTCTAAAGACTTATTAAGCCGAAAATTCCCATAATTATCTTCATTGGATAGACCTTCTCGGTTCGTCCCCTAAAATAAAAAGATCAGCTTTAGATACGCACAACAAAGACCCCGAAGACCTAGGTTTTGGCGAACCCGAAACTCCACCCACCTGCGCATAAGCGCGCTTGTCTAATTCATCATGTTGTTGATCTTCGTGATTATCAATAGAAATACAGGGCGGTAACGCACCCTCAACCGCTCCATTTACGAGTGTCGTAGAAGTTAGTGTTATGCCATCCTCGTGACTTTGTTCTTCCAAATTACGTTTCATGTCATGGTACTTCTGTCTCTTCTCCTTAGGAAGTTCTGAAATTGCAACAAAACAGATACTATTTAAAAAAAAGTCCACGACCGTGACACACGAAAAATAAAAATTTACAACAACTATACATTTATATTTACCATCCGATTCCTCCTTTTTGTCCGGTTGCTTGTCTTCGTCGTTTCGTTTTCTTTCTTCTTGTTTTCGTCTGTCATCATCTTTTTTTTTGTCCGTGTCCTCCACTTTTCTTTTTTCTTTTTGCTTCCCCGAGCGTTTTCTGTGTTCATCATCGTGTTTTTTTCTATCTAAAGCTCGACATTCTTTTTCAAACTTTTCTATACATTTCGGATCGCCCAGATTTCGTATATCATGCTCTTTGAAAACTTTAGTGAGAGTAACAAACGTTATTTGAAGTTTGTTGTTTTCTTGGGAAACAGTCAAAATCCTATCTCTACCCTCAGTATTCTGAGAAATCGACGTGATCGATTTCGAACACAGTAAAAAACCCCGAGCATTGTACGTTTTATATTTTCCATCATCTATCCCAATATCCACCGTTAGAGAACCCATTGAATTTGTATCGGATGTCCAACAAATCATTGATATCCATCCACCACAAAATGTTTCACACGTTCCAGAGTCACCTAAGAACTCAATTAAACAGCCACTGCCGAAATGAAGCCTTTTCAGCTGAATAGACTCGGTAACAATCTGTTGATAAACTTCCATAACATCGTCAAATGACCCATATGCACGTTCTTCAGCATACATCTTATCTGTGTAAAAAATAAAATAAACATGCTCGACATCATGAAAATACACATAGCAAATCGTAACATTACAGAAATCCAAAAACGACTAAAATTGATACATGCACTTTTACCAGAATATTCCCATATAAATCCCAGAAAGATGAGTCATTTGCCGCTCATCTAACACAAATGAGCTAGCGAACACAGTTACCAACGTCCTTTTATGCGCACGAATCACACTTCCGGGCTCAAGCGTTTGCGATCCAAAAACCACAGCACGCAACTAAAACGATTTATTTTTCCCATGAAACGACATATCTAAGTCGGACAACAAACACGATATAAAAATATATTAAATCGATATGTGACCCGATATCTAAAAATACCGTTCGACTTTTTTCCGTATCGACTTTTTTATTAACGGTTAACCACATTCTCATCCAAACCGAAAACCTTTACGTATTGCGTCAGCGACAAGGGCGTGGACTTTGTCGTAAAATGCATATAAAAAGGCTCGTCGCCTGTCAGAAGTATTAGGGATCAAACTATGTAAGTCTCATACACGGCAAAACAGCGAATATTAAACCGCGAACTACAAATCACGTGAAGCTTGATGCAGACTCTTATACAGATTGAACGTATACACTTTGATACATTATGGAACATAAATACTAAAATGTAGTTAGATCGAAATGAAAACTTTATAGGACTATTAAAATTGCAAATTCATGCTTATATAATCGTGAACAAATTCGGTGTTTTTAATGTTCCGTGAAAAAGTTTACAGCGCATTCGACACATGGAATTTACGTCTACTCTAACGTTGACCTGTTGTAACTTCAAGGTAAGATTTAACCTATTTTGCATCTACGCACTTCCAAGAGCTCAATACAATTTTGTATATATCAAAAAATCCCTTTAGTCTTTTTAATAGAAAATCGTTTATCAACTAAGATGTAAGTTAGTTTCCAGCGTATAGTTATCGAGGGACACATCATTAAAATCTGCGTTGCATAAAAACTTGGACTGCTAAAAATTACACTTGCTTAAAGAAATAGTCATCTAGTTTTTTCGGAAAAAACCCTCGTTCACACCATGCTAGCCTGAATGGAAAGTCGTAGGTCACTGGTTCTTTCTATAACAGATGAATATGCTTGCTTATTTTCTCTATTGTCGTCAATTGCTTCTGGCTGTGGTTCTCATAGAATTTCCCCCCCGTCTGTGTGGAAACACCCTTCGATTTTACTCGTATCACCTACCTCTCTCTACTTGTCATATCTCCGATTCATTTTATTTAACATCAAGAACTACCAGTAACTTGTTGTTTTGCCATCTTCTATATTGTCATCAGAAAAGTCATCAGAAAAGTCATCAGAAAAAAACTACAGGATATCTAAAATTATTTTCGAATACCATCGAAAACATCAAAAACATGTTCAATTCATCACCATATACTTTGAGTACAACTGCATAACATTGTTACAAGTTTCAATATATGATTTTCGGATTACGACTTGGACACCGGTAACCTCGCTCACAATATTTCACATATTGTGTTGTAAGATACGAACCTCATGAGTGTTTAACGCTCATGAAGACGGCAAAGGCGGCTGCTCTTGTCCTTTTTTACTAGTTTTCACACGTTATATCTAAAGTCAGAGATTATTCACGGCTAATATGATCCGATCGATACCCGGCGAATGGATAAACGTGTCTGAAACCTAGAAACCGTTACGCTCTCGAAAGAATTCAAAAACCGCCAAGAGATAGACCTTGATCTATGTAATAACGTGAAGTGGGCCTCGTTGTTTCATAAATCAAAGACGATTGCTTTAGTAGTGGGGGGTTGGGCACAAAACAGTTGATTATTTAGTTCACATTATAAGGACCTAAAAATTAAGTATAGTTGATAAGTTAAGTTTAGTCTATAAGTATAGTTAAGTATAGTTATTAAGTAAGTTAAGCATCTAATCATTTTGTGATTCCAATCATTACTCCTGGATTTTTGTTTATCTGGATTCATACAGAAACATTGGATCATATGCAGGCTTTTGTAAATAACCTATTACTAAAAACAACTCTAGGATTTAATGGACGGATCTAGCATATTTTTTTCGTCATCTTATTCTTACCCCGATACCTAAAATAACTTCAGTAGTGCAAAAAATAAAGGAGCTTCGATTGATACTTAGGACACCATCCAAGCCACCACCTGAGTTAACATCAAAGTAACTATTAACGAGTTCGCGGCTGCTTAATAGGCTAAATTGTGCATTTTTGAGGTTTCCCCCCGGAGTACATACGTGTACTCCGGGGGAGACTTTCATTTGTTTTTTGCAGATGTCATCTCAGACCACACCCCTGCAGCTGTAGTCAATTTTGCGACGAAACCGAAATCATAACCGTAAGTTATTTCTCACCAGTTCCTCATAAAGTTTCATACCCTTCTCTGTTTGGAGACATACTGTACTAAATCCCCGTGGTACCTTTGTTTTGCAGAGAAAAACGGACCGACGGGAATGAGCTCATTCGACCGTATGGGATTTTAACAATTACACGCACAATTCATCTGATGTTTTAGTTTTTTATATACTCATAGAAAACCTCCCTAAAATATTAACATGGTATTTTCGTTCTTTAACGCTTTTACAATATGCGGAGCAATAAAGTTATCATTCTCATAATTCAGTCTTAAAGGATTAACATTCATTATTAAATTATTCGGGTCGGTTACTCGTGACATCCCAACATAAATAGAACTCAATTTTAAATTTTTCGGATCACTCCCGAAATCTATTGCGACCTTTTGTATGGAAAGCCCTTGACTTTTCGTGATGGTCATAGAAACTTTAGAAACAGTGGCGTAATCCACCGTTGTACATAGATGAAAACTCTGACCATTTACGACGTCGATAAATTTCGACACGTTATTATCTAAAACAGAAATGAACCCCATTTCATCTTTTATAACTAATCTAGGTAATCCTTTTTTATATAAGATCTGCGGTAATTGTTTATCCGTTCCTAAATGAACTACGTTATCATTCGTATAGCCCTCCAGAGTATAATTATTGGCAGGGATAGCGTAAGTGAGCATACCATAAAAACTCTTTAAATGGGAATAGATCTCACCGCACTGTTTTCTAGAAACGTTGTTTCTGTTATAAGTAACTAGGAGAGTCTTTCCGAACTTCCCTTTTGTATGCTTCTGCAGAATAGCAAACCTAGATATAAAGATATCCTTAAACGTCGTATAAAGCAAACTGATTTCCTCGAACGACAGAGAATTAGTTAAAGGCAACTTACTATACCTAGTAAAAAATGGATCTCCGCAAGGATCGATCTCTAATAGATCCACATCCGATAACCCATCATTGACTAATCCGAAATCATACCTTTCATCTGTCTCTACGGTTTGTACGTCCGGAGACATCCTCGACATTTCACTTTCTAAGAATTCAATACTGGGCATCTTTATGTTTTTGATTTCCATTAACACTTCAGGGGTGGTGAATTTCGAACAGCAAAAAGAATACATCCCTCCGAACATAAGACCGGATAAAAAAGAATATGCGTGGATAGTCTGATCACATGACGTTTTTTCGATAAATAAATCGCTCTGTAACAGTTCTACAAATTTTTCATAAGTTCCGGAAAAACCCACGGTCGAAGCCTTGATCTTGGACGTTACACCTATTGAACTGTTTCTGATATGTTTCAGATGACAGGTTATCAAAGTCTCTTCCACCGACCCATCTTCCAAAACAATCTCCTCCAATTGAACCGTTTTCGATAAATCCTGATCCGCGAACTGAGAATAAGTATTCAGCCGATGAATATTAGATTTAAACCACGGTTCAATTTCTAAGGAGAAATTGCCAATTTCACTTTTGTAGTCCTCGAAAGTCTTGTTTTTTATCAGAAAATAAACCGGAAACACAAACAAGTTATTTCTGTTGGTAACTTCAACCTGCTCATGCAGTGAACGGAAATAGTTCTTTACCTCGTTATGCGATAAAAACAAGCGGGTCGTTTCTATTTCGTTCATGGGATTTCTGATGTACGAAGCGGGCTTCACAAACTGATCGACATACTCTATAAGCTCCGGCTTCAACGGCAAACCAAATTCTATGTGCTTTAAAAAATCTCCGAACGCATGATCCGCACACCTTTTGTTGTTTACAAAGATTATCCAGTTGTTATCGACTTCGCAATATTTAGACAGCACGTCGTCGCAAATCAAGGCCGAAAGTACGTCTATTCCTCTCTTCACGTCCTTATTTTGAGTCAGCGGATTAAATGAAGTCACCAAAGCATTACTCTGCGTGGGCGAACCCACACACACGATACACGGAACAATTCCGTCCTCATACAAAGGGGTTTTATACAACGCGTTATAAAACCAATAAAAAAAAACAACAGTGTGCAGAATATGTCGTAATATTACACCCGCCTCGTCGATAACTATAACACTACTCTCACACAAATCAGGTAACTCTTTAGTTTTGCATGCGACAGCACCCAACGCCCTATCCGCTATGTCGGAGATAACATTCCAATAGATGGACAGGTCTTGCTTCTGTTGAATTTGAATCGACCTCTCGTCATTTGCAATATAACTTTGACGTTCGCTCATAGATACATGTGAACTATTAAACCCAAAAGTCTTAAAAATTGTTTTAACTTGCGCGGATTTACTTCTATTTAAAACAACGCTCAAATTCTGAGCGGCGATAGATGTCGTTGCAGTAACGATGCAATCTAAGTTGGCCGCTAAGGTCTGAATGCTGTTCGTTTTCCCCGCCCCGGCCGTACCGGTTACTAACAAGGCCTTAAACGGCAAAAAAGGCAGAGGTTGAGCGAATTCATCAATACCTATGCACAGAGCATCAGCAAATTCGCTGTTGAACTCGGTTTCGGGATCCATGATGTGGCGAAACCAATCTTCCGGCAGACGCCCCTCCAAGCGTCTTTCTGATAACGAAGCCACCTTATCTACAATCAACTCTATTTTGGGAGCCGAAGACATGTTAAGCAAAAACTTATTATCGTATCTACCTCCGAACAACGAAGAGATAGACATGATTTATCCCTCGGAGCAGATAATGACTTTTATTGAAATGCTACACGGACACAAAAATTTTTTCAAAGGTCAGACAATCCACAACGCTCTCCGAGATTCCGCCGTACTGAAAAAACAAATAGCCTATGGAGTAGCGCAAGCCCTTTTAAACAGCGTTTCCATTCAACAAATCCACGATGAATGGAAACGTCATGTGAGGTCATTTCCGTTCCACAACAAAAAATTGTCATTTCAAGATTATTTTAGCGTATGGGCCCACGCGATTAAACAGGTGATCTTGGGTGATATATCTAATATAATTAATTTTATTCTTCAGAGCATAGACAACAGTCACTATAACAGATATGTAGACTGGATCTGTACTGTAGGAATCGTTCCGTTCATGAGAACCACCCATACGGCCCCGAACTTATACAATCTCCTACAACAAGTGTCATCTAAACTAATCCACGACATAGTGCGGCATAAACAAAACATTGTAACTCCCGTTTTACTGGGTCTATCTTCCGTGATCATTCCGGATTTTCACAATATTAAGATTTTCCGAGACCGAAATTCGGAGCAGATTTCTTGTTTTAAAAACAAGAAGGCTATAGCGTTTTTCACGTACAGCACCCCATATGTTATTAGAAATCGCTTAATGCTGACTACGCCCCTCGCCCACCTTTCTCCAGAACTAAAAAAACACAATAGTCTGCGGCGTCATCAAAAAATGTGCCAATTATTGAATACATTTCCCATAAAGGTGCTAACCACAGCAAAGACAGATGTAACCAACAAAAAGATAATGGACATGATAGAAAAAGAAGAGAAAAGCAGCGACGCGAAAAAAAGTTTAATCAAATTTTTACTCAACTTATCGGACAGCAAATCTAAAATAGGCATTAGGGACAGCGTTGAAGGATTTATTCAAGAAATCACTCCCTCTATAATAGACCAAAATAAACTCATGTTGAACCGAGGACAGTTCCGAAAACGCTCTGCGATCGACACAGGAGAGAGAGACGTTCGAGATCTGTTCAAAAAACAAATCATCAAGTGCATGGAGGAGCAGATACAAACACAGATGGATGAAATCGAAACACTCAAAACAACAAACCAAATGTTCGAAAGGAAAATCAAGGATCTACACTCCTTGCTCGAGACGAATAACGATTGTGATCGCTATAACCCGAATCTGGACCATGACCTCGAGAATCTCTCTTTATCTCGAGCGCTAAACATAGTTCAAAGGCTCCCATTCACTAGCGTTTCCATAGATGACACCCGATCAGTCGCGAACAGTTTTTTTTCACAGTATATCCCAGACACGCAATATGCCGACAAACGAATAGACCAGCTATGGGAAATGGAATACATGCGAACCTTCCGGTTAAGAAAAAACGTTAATAATCAAGGACAGGAAGAAAGTATCACATACTCTAACTATAGCATCGAGCTGCTCATCGTGCCTTTCCTAAGGCGATTCTTAAACATTTACAACCTCGAATCGATTCCCGAAGAATTTCTCTTTCTATCCCTCGGTGAAATCTTATTAGCCATCTACGAAAGCAGCAAAATCAAGCATTATTTAAGACTCGTATACGTCCGAGAGCTAAATCAGATATCAGAAGTGTTTAATTTAACCCAAACGCACCCCGAAAACAGCGAACCGATTTTCGATTCGAACATTTTCTCCCCAAACCCGGAGAATGAAATCCTTGAAAAAATTAAAAGAATTAGAAACCTCAGACGTATTCAACATCTTACACGTCCGAACTATCCTAAAGGTGATCAAGATTGATAAATGTATATCACTCGCACGACATCCGTTAGTAAATATAACAGTAGGAGATGACGGAATATGGTTCCACTTGGAAGACGGAACCATGATCAACGGCCTGGAGTACAAGACCATCTGCGAAAAAGAATTGGGATTTCAAGGCTTCATCGGCATCATAATACTAGACTCGGAAGATACACTGCAAGAACTGCGACTCAATCCCTTTCAGTTCAAACGCAGACTAATCCATATGAAAGTTGATACGCCAGAAGAATTTATGCTTTGCGGACTAGTGTTCGCATTAGAAAATCTTCCACTGAAGCAAAGCACCCTACACAAACTAATCGCTAAGCTCGTTCTCTTTCCAGCCCTATCTCCGATAACGAAAATATTATTTAACACGTGTGACACGTTGGTTTGTACACTAAGACACATTTTTTTTAACGAACACGCCTCAGAAATCCTCCACAAGGTGCCTCTGATGATTAGACTATACAATGAAATGAAAAACACGCATATAGAAGTTTTGGAACTTTATTTTAACACAAAACGTAGTCACAATTTCATCAATTTATCATTAGAATCTAGACAGCTGCAAGACAGTTCTCTCCAAGTCATACAACTAGCAACACAATTCGCACAAACTTTTTATTCGAAGAATGGAGACACATCTAGCTAAGTCTCATTTTTCTATGTTATGTAAAGAAATAAAGTTAATTCAAATGCAGTAAATGAATGTGTTCACAGAGCATCCTGTTTTCCCACCTAATAAACTGTGTCTGTTCAACGTCTTCAAATTTACTCTCCACCCATCTCCTCAACACTCTCAGTGTAACGAGAATGTAATAAGAAAAGTTTATTTTGTCAGTCAACGCAATTCCACGTGCTTGTCTCACAAGCTGTCCATCTTCAGACATCACGGCCGTATATCTACTGCAGTCCAGAAGTCCTTCATGATATTCCAGACAATAATCATTAGGATCGAACTCTTCGATCCAATAAGAAACATTATACCTATTAGCTATAAAAACACACATCATATCCTGAAAATAAACAGTTATACTGGCAAAGCAAAGACCTGTCTTATTGGTCCGAATACATGCAGATAAATATTTACTCGCCGTTACTGTCCAGTGCGCTTCTTTAGATTGTGACAACCCACTGCTCAAAAAAAATCTGGCGTAGACGATAAATCCACAGCGCGAAATTTCCGCACACTGAAATGTAGGTCTTTGTTTGATTTCCGTAGTTTTTTCCCAACAGTTTTCTACGGCCGTTTGCAGTAAAGGCATGACAACATGTGTATCTTTACCATCACAGGTTAAATAAAACATGTGTAAGTCCCGCACTAACAGCCATCGCATTCCCATTAGGGTACATGCTCGCTGAAAAGCGGAAACAAAAGCATCTAACATAAAGATCACCGCATCGAATAAAGCGTACGATCTGTGTTGCAGCCTTGACATAAATTTTAAAAGCAGATCGATTTCCGTGGCGTTTTCATCAAAACATGGTAAAAAGGCCTTAGGAACCGTGGACTTCAATAATAGCCTCAGACAATCTGGCAAAGTCACTACATACATATCACTGTCACTAAAGAATAGATGTGTGTCCTCGGGACCTGTCTGAAAACACAGGGACTCACTTGAAACATACTGACTATTGAACCTGAAACGCTGCAAAGAAGTTTCACTTCCAGGCATTTCAATACTTAGCTCCCTGACTACGGGGACCGCGTGTCTACCACGAGGTCCCAGGATAGGCGCCAAACCGCAAAATGAAAGAATTTCGCGGCAGATATAAGTTGTATCCGGAACTCGCCTTTCTAAGTCCGATACAGACAAAAGCCACAGATTTGGATATCCTATAAAAGAAACTGATCTTTCATTCCCAAAGGGCCATAAGTCGGGACCGATGTATTCACAAAGCTGAACTAATACCTGTTTATAAACTCCGAATATCTTCTCGTGCAGGAAAGCAAACACGCTCTGCAGTAAAAGCAAACACAAATCATCGTCGAACAATAAGGCATAAGCATTTTTTGGCGTCACTAAGAGAACTTGCTCACCGCCGAAAGCACACACAGAAAAAGAAAAAATTTGTTTCATTTTTTCACATACGGCCTCACCGGTGTCCGTGTGTGAAAAACAAATTTTCACGTCAGACACAGTCAGCGAAAAGTGAAAGTCCATCACACTGTATCCAAAGCGAATTTTTTTGGAAGCCTGTGTACATTCGTTACTCAAAAGATGCTTCGTGTCCAAGGCCGCGTAGTCTCCGATACACCGTAAGATAACAGGTACCGTGTCCAGAGGCAACATGAGTTCCTCGCCACAAACGTATGCTTCCAAAATCTCTAACCCGTCATCTCCAAGAACAACGGTTAGAGGCACGAAAAATTTTGAAAGTGTCCTAACAAGCTCTCCGTTATTCATAATGAGGTTGCTGATTGCTGCTATTTTTTTGTCCATCATATTACTTTGTTCCTGAAGGTCCCAAAGCATTGTTTCTTTTCTTGTAACTTCTATCTCATTTAACGATTCTTGGTCTAGGCTCTGTCCCCTAATCAAAAACGTTTTTAACGAACGAGTCTCCGCTTCTAAAAACAGACACTGAAAAATCGGTACTCTGTAGATCTTATTCTCCCAGTCATTGTACACACAATAAAGGCTAAGATGACACGCACACCCCCGGAGATGCATGTTGCCCGAAAACTCCAACTTCACTAACGGAGAGGCTTATATCCGAGCCTTGCAGTTTATAAATTGTTTGTTTCCGCCTTGCTCTCGAGGCCTCGGTGAGGGCTTTACGTAGTTCTTTGCAAGTCTTAAGATTGGTGCGCGAAATCTCCCAATTGTCTAGCATGTTCTCCATATCATTTTTTGTTAGATTGCGATACGCCTTCCCGGGAATGTACCGAGGTCTGCTGGCGGACAGAGTCATATTAAATGCACATTTAAAGAAAAGCCTGAGGATAGAAATGCTGAATTTTTCTATAGAGAACACACCCGTCACAATCCGCATGCCTCTCAACTTGTTAAAAAGCTGCAGAGTCTGCAGACTGTATTTTTGAAAAAATTGCACATGCACCGTAAACACTAATTGCATTATTTGTAAGATGTCACTTGACCTCCTGGCCGCACACAAAAGGAGATCATCTTCAGAAATGTCAGTAGTAGTATCCGTGCACGATTTCAGTTTCAAATCTTTTCGGATCATTTCCGCCAGGAAGGCCAGATCTATTAACATTCCCCACTCGTAAACCCCAGAAATGTCACCTAGAACAAAGTACTCGTCGCACAGAAAACTCTTCGGCAGCATATAGCACTTAATCCGCTCACAAAAAACTCTTTCGATTTCCGTGCTTTCCACACCGGCAGACACACATTTTTGCAACCAGACGTTCACAAAAACATAGCGTTTGCTTTCATTTTTTAGATCATATACAATGTCCGATGCGATGAAAATGTCAACGCCCGGAGATAAAAAAGTCGCTCTGAACTTTCCCATGTCGGTAATATAGTCCTTATGTAATAGCTGATCACCGTTTTCATAAAAATCCCCGTTCATGATAGTTTCTCTGCTACTTATAATCTCTTGGAACGTCATGTCGTCACCCGGCAAAGTAATCTTCTTTTCGATAAAATGACACTCCTCAACTAGAATCTGCAAGAAACTCAGAAAAACCTCTTTGCGCATCGGGAATCCATTTCCAACGATGTCCACCTTAATAGAATTCTCACATAACAGACTGCATAGCAGAAATAAACTATCAGATAAACTTGTAATAGTAGTCTTTTCGATATAATGCCTGTACCGAAAAAGAGACTTCAGTACGGAACAGAAATTATATTTATGCGCTCCGCTGCACTTTCCGCGGAAGTCGATGCAACTCTCTGAGATGATAGACTGCTCAGCGACACTCCAATCACTGCACGGAGGTATGGCAATAGGTGCCAAAGGATCATAGCTTCTAATTAATACGGGATTCATGTAAATGTATATATCTTCATCGATAACTCGCCTCACACGACCAATGGATTGAAATACTGAAACCATGTCCGGCCCTCCTTTGGCCAACTGAATGTAAACAAACAAAGAGCTGAAATAAACCGGTTCGAAACTGAGACCGACAGTCACGACGGACGTATAAATCACTACGTCATACCGTATCCACGATTCTATGGAAGAGCATTTCCCTTGTTTAGACGTCAACAAGAGAACTTTTTTGAGTGGAAACCGAGACCGTATCAAATCATACATGTATTCCGCTGCCAACACGGTGCTGCAAAACAAACACAATTTCTTATCCCATCGTAGCTTGTCTTCCAAGCGTGCAAAAAAAGAAAACTCTTTACCAAAAAACGTGTCACAAAAGTAAGCGATCCTATTGGAAAACATCGCGGACACAAATGTATTTCTGATGAGGGCGATTTGAGTATCTGGCTTGAACGCGGCAAAAAACTCCACCACATGCCGAGTCAGCGTCGCATCCATGGCTATTACATGACTGGAATTTTTGATCAGCGATAAAAACTTACAATCAACTTCTTTGGTTTTTGTCATCGTTTTGGAATAAAACTGCTTTATAATCGACATAATTTCATCTAATATTAAAACATCGTAATTTTCTGTAAGACGATGCAAGCTTTCTATCTGGACAATGACTTTTCTGTTGTTTATCTGCCGCTCCGTAATATCGCAATATAATTCAAAATCCTTCAACCCATTGAGAGTAAAACGGTGCAAAATTTCAGCAGCGAACGTTTTACGGCAAGAAATCAAAAGGACAGATAGTTCCCTGGGTACCTGTTTCAAAAAATGAATCAAGGCTGTTGTTTTTCCTGAACCCATCGCTGCGCGAACCAGTTTTATCGGCTGCCTGACGTTTTCAAAACTCACCGCCGAGTCGGCTTGAGAATAAACGGTGACATTGTCCGGAAATCTTACATCGGACAAACTCTGACCGAACCACTCTGAGAACAGAGTATCGTTCTGAAACCTGTTCTCCATCACAGAGCTGGTATGGCCTCCAGTCGTGTAGACACCATTAATTTACGGATCTGGCTGGTCTCTATAATCTGTGCAGCCTTGTCATTCATAAACGTCACGGTCTATCTGATAGCCATAAACTTTCCAAATTTAGGATTTCCGTGCGCCTACTTTGAAATTAATGACCTCAAAGCGGTTAATCTCTCCGCTAACAATCAAATATATCAGATGACGCATCAACTTTACATAAACCCCGTGCAGATTATATGCTACGTACTGATAATGGCTATGTTATTCCTCCTGATTATTATTTATTACATTGTCTGCTGTGCAAAAGTGTTCTCCTCTAACAAAACATCTAACGTTAACCAAACAACGAGGGATATTACCTGGATGGGGGACACGTCATCCTGCTTTCAATTCATCTTAATCATGGATACATTTCAATTATTCGTCACCGCCTTGTCTTTCAGACTGGTAGCCCTAGGCGCATTTGCCTATTGCATCTTCTTCGTGTGTTTCACCACCTTTAACGTTACGCTGATAACGCAATTTCAATCAGCGGATAAGTCATTTTTCGCCTTTCAGAAAATTCATCCTAACCTAAAGGGGACCGTACAATTCAAGACCGTTGTTATCAATCTAACCGAACTCATGCTAGGTTACTCTACAATGTTTCTCGGCATTACTACTTGCCTGGGCGTCGGAAATAGTATCTACATACGTTCCATAACCGTTGCTTACTCTTCCATCAATACCTTTCTTGTCATGGCTTGCATATATAGTATAGTAATAGAAGCTGTCCTGGTTCGCTACGTTAAACCCTTGTTTGGCTATTACGTCGGTATGTTTTGTGGCGCCGTAGGCCTATCTTTTCCTATTCTCCAGTACGAAACTTTCTTTGAATCCGAGTGGAGCACAGGACTTATTATCAATTTAGCGGTCATCGCCATAATTTCGATCGGTTTTATAATTTGTCGACTTGTACGCTACCTAGTTAAAAAGAAGCGTCGGTACAAGCAACTAGTTAATACTGAAAGCTCGAGCCTAATGGATGAAAACGAGTGACACTTTATTACAATCATGTTTATTGTCAAATAGCCAAAAAATAAAAAAAAACGAGCGTGCCGTAAATCTGCGTCGTCTATCATTTTTTTGATTTACAAGGCAATTTTTTTTCAGCTTCCGTATCACACTTAGCAACTACTTTTTCAAGTAAGGGCTTTTCAAGATCTGCCATCCCTTCCTCTTCCGATTCGGTATCGGTTAAAACAGTAAATTCATTCGCTAGTAATATAGGATTTCCCTTGTAATCAATCAAGGTGTTTTCGGTTTTCTTACACATGCCGCAAGATACTGGTTTACAGCACTTTGCGCCCATACCTGTAAACTGGTCTGCTTGCAAATATTATTTTCCCACAGATTGCATATGTCTGTTATAACACAACAAGTAAATTCCGGATTCGGTGCTACCGGAGTCACAATCAAGGCCAAAGGTATTTCTTCTTCTATATATTCTGTCTCATCAATCACCAAATGCAAACTCCTTTCTTCCTCTGTTCTTCTCCTGAAGAAAGCCGTCACAATGTGAACAGAAGGCACTTCCGTACTTTCGATATATTCTGGATTATTATGATCATTAATATAAAACTGAGTCATTACATATTGTTGTAACAGACTCTGAAAAAAATACCTGTGTTTCGGATTTACGAATACATTCACAGTAAACACAGCCTTCTGAAACACAGACAGCTTCTGCTCACACAAGTCGCTCTTACAATCAAAAACGATTACCGTAGATTTCTGTGTTTCGTTCAAACACAGCAGTTGTTTGATATGAGGTGCCAAAATAGCTGGAGTGGGGCAAGTACGCAACTTTCTCTGAGGACGATATTGAAAATCATACGTCATTAAATATTCTCTAGATGACGGAATCTTCCCTCTTTCTCGAAACTCTATGACAGGCACCGGATGAGATAAAATAAAATCCGAAAAGGATTTCTCCGTGGGGTTTTTTAATAGTTCAGAAACAAAGTGATCTTCTTTATCCCGTAAATATTTATATTTGAATTTAATCTCAAAAATCAGCGCTTTTTCCTTAACCATCAGGAATCCATCCTCATTGAATGAAATTCCAAAACACGCGTCTAGAGACGCGCCAAAAACTCCAGAAGAAGGATCAAGCAGCAATCCCAACGTTTCCTTAACTTCCCTTTTAACGTAAAAGGTCGCTACGAGGTGTCTAATAACACGCTCATGTTTCGCGCCATAAATCACCGCTTCCCCAAAAAACTGCTGTCCTTTATACTCTAAAAAACATCTTGTCGTATAGATGTCATACAACTTAGTCGCCGTCACGGTATATTTCCGTAACGCGTGCCAGAGGGGATTTTCCGACTGCCCCCGAGTTTCACGCTCTACGATTTTAAATAACTTGTTCACAGATACACAAGGCGCACGACACAGAGCAGAACACAATAATGGACAGTAATCATACAGCTTGCACAATTCACTCAGATCCATAGAAATGTCTTCCGATCCATCCACTCTTGTGCCGCACAAAAACTGCTGCATTTCCTCAATAAGTTTACGGCCCAGAATGCAATTATTGTTAGAAGCGTTATATTTTATTAGCATGCAGTAAACATGACACAAGCGAACAATTGAAAATGGAACTTGCTTGATCTTTTCCCGTATTGCATACAGTTTATCAAGTAAAAACATGGTTAAAGGCTCTTCTTCGGCCACAGAACTCAGTGTTTCAGATATTTGATCAAGATCCATTACTATATCACATATGAAAGAGAGATGATGTATCTTTATCCAGATCCGCAGTAGAATTGATCAAGAACAACTCTCTAAGGTCATGTAAAAGTTTTTCTCCATACTCGGACGACTGTAGAGACGCGAGACCCTCTCTGATTGGCTGACGTCTGGTAAGTTTACTATTATTTAAAAAAGTTGCCTCAAAAAGGTCTCGTGACCCAAATTCCCCTCTCTCATCTAGAAAATCGTATAGTTTTTCATATATCTCAACCACGTCTCGGTAAAACAATAACCCTAGTAATACTACATGCTCAGCCAATACTTTACAGCAAGCATCCCTGTAAGCAAATGGATATTTGAGAGGATTCAATCGACAGGCCTCGTTAGCCAAGGCAAACAACCTTTTCTCGTAGTATAACTGAGCTTCGCGGCATCCACGTTTATCCGTCATTCTTAGCACACACGATAATACAACCTGGGCAAAAGCACACAGATCCAAGTTACAGTGTCTAAGAGGATTATTTTCACCATCAAAAGCCCCGCACACATTGACCAATATCATTGCATTGGCGACAAGTGGTCGAAATCCAGGATTAAACATGTCACAGAATTTGTTACGACTAATTGGCACAAGTTGAAGATTTTTGTCATACTCTTTAGCAATAGCACACGTGCCGTTATAATTGGGATGCATCTCGGACAAGCTGTAATCCGCCAACACGGCATCAAAGATGATCTCTTTTTTATGATTTAAAAATATATTCATAGGTGAGATATCGAAATGATTAATTCTACATTTCAGATTTAGAAACCTTACAGCATCAGCTAACTTACAAAACACACTGTAGTAATTCATTACATTCCTGACATCCCAATCTTCGAACTTATGGAGATCAATATCATAAGTACGTGACAAAGACACTTTATGACTCATACAAACGGAATTTGAAATCAATAGGTTATTAATAACACACTCGTGAGATAATAAGTCGGCTCCTGATTTTGCACGGATGACACCAGCTATGAAAGCCGAAATGACACTCTCATCTTCATTGGCCGTCTTTATGGCCACTTTATCTAGATCAAACACCTTCCCGTAAGCACCCACTCCGAGAACTCGAGCCATAGTTTTCTCAGGTTGACAAAACTGTCCACAGAGTTCTTTGTTGTGAGGGACGTAGACCACTGAATACGAACGCTCTTCGCTTTGCACATCAAACAAAAACGGCGAGCTGATCTTTTCGAAAATTCTCAGGTTACACAAAGTTTCGCCGTAGGCCGCAAGTTCAGCATTCTCACTCATGTCTAGAAAAATCTGCTTTGAAGCTATAATTTTCTCTAGCTCCAGTTTCCATTTGTTTGAGCTGAAGATGGTGTGGGCATTCGACAGTTTCATCGGCGAGTCTAGAAGCGACTCGTGACAAAGCAATTCCTCTATCGCAGAACAATCGCAAGCAATTTCGTGTTTACATTTTCCGAAACTTTCATCGAGAGAAGCACTTCGCGACTCGCATTCAGACTTTACAGGCGAAGAAAGTGTTTCCATATCACTGCAGGCGGAAATCTGTTTCTTTAAGGGAGAGCTATCTTCGGCAAAAAGTTTTCGTTTAACACCTTTTCCGAGTCCCTCATGTTTTCTTAACTTTTTCCTGACTGGTGGTAAATTTATCGGCTGAGTTTTTTGACCCTGAGGTGTCTCCACACCGTTGTCCATAATTATTCTAATTCAGTGCTTGTTATAAGAGTTTCTTTTATATCATTACTGACTGCTTTCACTTCCGCTGCCGTATCAATTATTTCGTCGACGTCCAATTTCTCTAGCTGCTTTAAAGCTTTTTGTTGCACTCTTAAAAAACTCTTCTGCTTATCCAAAAAACCACTCAAAGAAGATATTACATGCTGTTGTTCTGCATTGTCCGATTTGATGATCTGCCTAGCGGCGATCATATGCTGATGCACACTCAATGGATGTCTCTCCCCTAATCTAATCTTTAAAGAATCTCGATGTCTCACCTCCAAATCTTTAGAAATGGACTGTCTCAGATAGTCCTTCAAAGACATTATATGTCGAACTTGACACTACCTTCCGAAATGACAAGCGCACCGAGCAGCTTACGAAGGTCATATACCGGAAATATGGCTGAGCTCTTTGTACCTGGCAGCATCTGAGTTGTAGAAATTGTCGTCTGCGCGCATAAACAATCCTTTATTATAATTGGACTAAAAACAGAAGTCTTTAAGTCACCAGAAACGTATTCTAGACTAAGTTTGTTTTGTTTATATAATGCACAAAAGATACACATCTGTGACGCTACCGATAAAACAGAAACTTCTTGCTCCGCAAACTTCTGTTTTAAGTCGTACAGGAGTGACCTGATTCGACGACGAGCGCGTTCTGAAATCTCAAGCGCCGAAAAATCAAAATCTGAGTACCAAGAAAACACGTAAGCTTGCACAATGCCAAAAAACAGTCCATTATTTTGGCCGCATTCGTACAGATACGGAGGCAATAGATTTGGAAACGCGGCATTATATCCCGTCTTACTGTATCCGAAACAACTGTCTGACTGGCAAAAACTTTTAGGACCACAAAACACTAACCAAAGTAAACATTCAAGATCACGCACATCGGTATATCCTAACAGATTAGGGGTCTCGGCATACTCGAGAATTTTTTTAACTAACTTCGTCTTATCGATCATCAAAGACGTTTCAATGTGTTTTTTTGTATACAAAATGTACTTCCCCGAAATGGCAACTTGTTGATCTTGAGTCCGCAAAACGTTCTGCAGCAAATACGTTCTAGCCATCTTCTTTGATTTTTTGTTCGCAAACGACAAAGCCAAATTATCCAGAGCGGCATCGATATTTAACTTTGTTTTTTTTTCACCAGACGTCACACCCGAAGGAATAACGCTCGTCACAAACATAAAATTCTGTGTAGGCGTTTCGATCATCCTCAACCTAGCGCTCGGGGCTGCCGAACTACACACTGAAAACGCAGTTTTTACCGCTTCGGCAAAAATCTCCTTATCTTGCTCTGTGAGGTTCGCCGCCGCCTGATAGACCGCCGCCAACGTAAGGTCGGGCTCCATGCTACGTACCTGCGACATAACCCACATAAAAAATAACTATGAAGCGATCATATGGAAAGGCGAAAGAGACTGCTCGACAATATCTACCAAGTACCCCAACAGTGCCATCTTCTATAAGAAGCGTTTTATAATGCTCACGCCAGAACTCGGCTTTGCCCATTCATATAACCAACAGGTAAAACCTCTATATACATTTTGTGAAAAACAGCGACATCTTAAAAACCGTAAGCCTCTTACTATACTACCGAGCCTTTCGCACAAGCTACAAGAAATGAAGTTTTTACCCGCTTCCGACAAATCCTTTGAATCACAATACACGGAATTTCTTGAATCCTTTAAGATTCTATATCGTGAACCGCTGTTCTTGCAAATAGACGGTTTTATCAAAGATTTCAGAAAATGGATCAAAGGAGAATTCAACGACTTTGGAGACACGCGCAAAATACAACTGGAACCATTTCAGAAGAACATTCTCATACATGTAATCTTCTTCATCGCCGTCACCAAACTTCCAGCTTTAGCCAATCGTGTTATCAACTATCTGACCCACGTGTTCGACATTGAATTCGTAAACGAAAGTACTCTGAATACGCTGAAACAAAAAACTAACGTATTCCTAGTCCCAAGAAGACATGGAAAAACGTGGTTCATAGTTCCTATTATAAGTTTTTTATTGAAGAACATTGAAGGAATCAGCATCGGTTACGTGGCACATCAAAAACACGTATCTCACTTTGTGATGAAAGAAGTCGAGTTTAAATGCCGCCGAATGTTTCCAGAAAAGACAATCACATGCCTGGATAATGTAATTACAATCGACCATCAAAATATAAAGAGCACAGCACTTTTCGCCAGCTGCTACAATACACACGTAAGTACTATCAATTTAACTTTATTTTCAGAAATAAAAAATTAATACATAAAACACACAATTAGTCCATTACCACACGCTTACACACAGGACACGACAAAACAATCAGCCTGCTCAGAGCTGCGCTGATCCTGACTGGTATCCAATTAACACATTTTAACGCATAAGGGTCGTCACCGAAGTACCCATGAGCGTAAGAATTAATGTCCAGTGATAACGATGCTTTTATTTTGGGATACATAATATCTATCTTATTAATTTCCTGATCACAGAGCAGAGAGATTAACTCCGGATTGTTAATATTAGCCATTTTTTTCTTACACGATGTGTAGCAAAAACAGGTTTCTTGATTAGAGACGCACCCTACAATCTGTCCAGCTTGCGATACATGTTTGTTGTGATCTTTACAAAAGACACAATCTTCGGATTCGCAAGCTATCATATCAAAAATAATTTTTGCCAGAGATGGAAAGGTGGATTTGTCATAACAAGTTAGGAAAAGATCGTAAGCGAGTGCAAAAGTATAGATATACAGATCGCCACCATTTTTCAGACACCATGCTCCACACCCACCTAAGGGAGTCAATTTATTGTCCCCGGACCCTTTTACCGTGAGGCGATTTGCCTCTTCGGGACACACAATAGAGCAATTTTCATAAATAACCTCCGGTGTAACACAACGCATGTTTGTAACACAGTCGGAATTATATCTCGGAATAAAGCCCAAATCGATAGGGGTTATGCTTCCCAATTCCAATATATAGTAATAGAGCCCTTCCGGAACTGCTTTCTTATTAAATTTCATTTTTCCGGTTAAAAACTGCCCAAAATGTATGCCATTTACCGCAAGGCTGAACATAAATTCTTCACTTCGCTTGAATATTACAATCTCGCAATGCATGCAAAATTTCTTAGGCTTATTATTCAACGAGAATGTAGGAGACGATGTCGCAACGCTGCGATATTCGCGATAGAATGTTTTTTTACAAATTCTGAACCAGTTACATTCATTCTGCAGAAAATTTCTAAGATAACCCAAATCGCCAATTGAAAAAGTCGATATCGCCATCAGTAAGCGCGAATTTACCGGTGATTGCAAATCCGCCGGGTAGCACAAAATCCAACTCTAACTTTTCAGATACATACAAAGCACAGCAATCAACATATAATTCCCACGACTTATTCTGTTTTTCCCGACACGTCGAATATAAATTGTTAGTCGAGTCCAAAATCCATTGGATCTTTTCCCCGTAGATCACCGATCCTTTAGAACAGTCTATTAAATCCCCCCAAACTTCATCTTGGGCTAAAAAAGATTTTCCCCCGTTTTGAAAACCTAGGAAACAGATAATTGCCTTAATAATGCAGCTGTCTAAAGTTAAGTTTAAAATCCAAAAATCTTTCCCGAGCTGCATAAATGATAATAGACGATCAAAGCTGAAATTATCTGGAAAATTGCAATTAAATTTCTGTTTAAATTGCCTATTATGAATCTGAAGCGTTTTCACGATGTGTGTCAATACCCTGCTTCCAATATCTCGCAAATACCGATTAGTTCTATCCCAAAAATCCGCAGCGTTAACCCGCTTTAGCTGGGAAGCGGACAGTAAATTATTCTCGATCTGCATCTCGCGGGAAAACGAAAGCTCGTACCAACATACCACGACTTGATACGTTTGCGTAAAATCCAAAATTTTTTTGCATCTGACTTTTTGTCCGAACCAACTATCGCTTAAAAAAGATTCGGTCATTTTTTCGTTAGCATGGGCGGGAAATTGTATTGGCTTTTCATTACCGGGCGCCTTTAAGCCTCTGACGGTAGAGGGTGGCTCTAAAGGTCCCTGCTGAAAAAATAGACAACGTTTTTCCTCATCGGGTGTCTGTTTATTTTCACGTGAGGTTAGTTGATAGAAATCATTAGCAATATTTTTAGCTGATGCTTCCGACGGCCGGTTTGACGGAGGTCTGACGCATATAAGATCGTAGAGTCTCAGCACTATTTCCCGGTGCACTAACCGCGGATAAACCAATTTCAAAATTACAGAATCGATATCAAAATGAAAATCTACTATCGGAATTGGGATAGTCATTACCACCAAACCGGTAAAAACTTCGTCAGAGTCCGCATCCTTTAACACATCTTTAAACTTTATTTCACGTGAAATCACAGTAAACTTTAATTTACTCCATTCAGTATAATGCATCCCACTCTTAAAAAATACACACCGAAAATATAAAGACTCGATACAATCCACTCTCATCGGAAGACACACATCTGTCGGCAGGCAAATATGAGCCGGATACACTCCGCCTTGATATTGATACAGGGTGTCATAGTATAAGTGCGTTTCCATACTCCAATCTCATCTTTTTTAGTAAACTGTCTTCTCGTTTCCGACGACTGACGCGAATTACATTACTGTCATAAATCGTTCCTTTAGCGTGTCCTCCTATAATCAACTGAACAAAAAGACGACTTATCGTCGTCAGAGGAATCTTATTGAAAGTTGAGTTAGTAAAAACCGCGTTAAAAGTATAAAACACAGCGTCTTCCACGTTTTTTATAAATTTCCCATCTTTAATAATGCTATCAATAATGGCAGCATATCGTTCCTTGTTTTCCATCAAAAAACTATATACATAAGATAACAAGACCACCACGACATTAACCGTTTCAATATTCGGCTCACAGATCGGTTCTAAGAAGCAGTCTGCATATGCAGGCATCCAACCGCTATAAAATAAACCCGTTTTTGCACAGACATACCCCTCATGCGTGTTGACAATGGTACAGTCAGTTTGCATATCACAGTGGTGAACCGTCAAACACCGCATACAGACAAACACGTTTCCAAGTCCCAACTCAAACGTGATAGGATTGTGTAAATTATACATCTGAGAACATTCGGTTGTACACATCTGGTTATTCTTATGTGTCAATATCCTGCCCGTTACCCTGTCGTATTTTCGCGGCAACTCCATTTTGTCGATATATTACATCGTTAAATATCTCCACCGCGAGATTATCAAATAGGATGGCCGCTGAATCCACCCTCCGAGGCAAAGACTCGACCTGTTCCACTATAAAATTGCAATTTTTGCTTATTTTATCAATTATTTTAAAAAGGTCGTCTTTCGTTTCACAGTTCTCAAAATCGTCTTTTATCCCGTTTAACGCCGAATTCATTCCCCTCTCAGAGTATACGCGGACAGAGCTTCAATCTGCTTATTGTCGACGAGAGCCACTTTATAAAGAAAGACGCGTTCAGCACGATTTTAGGTTTCCTGCCCCAAGCATCTACCAAGATCCTATTTATATCTTCGACCAATTCCGGAAACCATTCAACATCTTTTTTAATGAAGCTGAACAACTCTCCGTTTGAAATGCTCTCCGTAGTTTCTTACGTATGTGAAGATCACGCCCATATGTTAAACGAACGCGGTAACGCCACAGCCTGTTCTTGCTACCGACTCCACAAACCCAAGTTCATCAGCATTAACGCCGAAGTTAAAAAAACGGCCAACCTCTTCCTAGAAGGAGCTTTCATCCATGAAATCATGGGCGGAGCCACTTGCAATGTGATCAACGACGTTTTAATTACGGAACAAGGCCAAACCGAATTCGAGTTTTTCCGATACAGCACCATCAATAAAAATCTAATTCCCTTTTTAGGTAAAGATCTGTACGTATACCTAGACCCTGCCTATACAGGCAACCGCCGTGCTTCTGGCACAGGCATAGCAGCAATAGGCACCTATCTAGATCAATATATCGTCTACGGCATGGAGCACTACTTTCTAGAAAGTTTAATGACAAGTTCCGACACGGCAATAGCTGAATGTGCCGCGCATATGATATTGTCAATCCTAGATCTACATCCTTTCTTCACGGAAGTAAAAATCATCATAGAAGGGAATTCCAATCAAGCTTCTGCCGTAAAAATTGCATGTATCATAAAGGAAAACATCACGGCTAATAAATCTATACAGGTGACTTTTTTCCACACCCCAGACCAAAATCAGATAGCACAGCCATTTTACCTACTCGGTAAAGAAAAAAAACTAGCAGTTGAGTTTTTTATCTCGAATTTTAATTCAGGAAACATCAAGGCGTCACAGGAATTGATATCGTTTACAATAAAAATTACCTACGATCCCGTGGAATACGCACTAGAACAAATCAGAAACATTCACCAGATCTCCGTTAACAATTACATAACATACAGCGCTAAAAAACAAGCCTGTTCCGACGACTTAATTATCGCTATAATTATGGCGATTTATGTATGCTCTGGAAACAGTTCAGCCTCTTTCCGAGAGATTTAATCACCCTTTAGACACGCTAAAAACAGACGAATCACATCCGCTCTCGAAGCCTCGACGTCCACCTGGAAAAACTGACTGACAAATACGAGAGCTGACTTAAAGTTATATTCTTCTGTAAATAAAGTAAGCACCTTAGTCGCACACACAAGAACAGAGAGAGGAGCATTCACATAAGACTTATAATATTCCTGAGCTACACGATTAACGGTTTCGTGGCTTCTTTCTACGGTAGGCAGGGAAAGTTTGTGTTTGTAAATGGCATTGAAGATGACAGCGATACAATAACAATTATTCAACATTACTCTGTGTTGAATGAACGCACTGGACATCAATTCCGGCCTAGGACGTACAGAACCAGATATCTCTTCCCACAAACCATCAGCCCCCAGCTGAAATAGACAAGCCTGGGCGAGGACAAAGTTTTCCATAATATTTCCTTGAATAAGGAACACTTGCTGTAGGCGAGCTAGTTCTGCACATTTTTGAAAAATCTCTCTCTCTGTCCGCGCTACGATATCAACATCTGACCCCAGCACATAGTAAATGTACGACAATCTCTCTCTGAAAATAGACAACTCCTGCACCGACAGAAGCGTATCTGGCAAGGTAAAAGGAGATGTTTCCAACACATCTGTTAAAACGTGCGTCAGCAAAGGCTTATTCGTCGTCGCGATACCCACGGCGTGCTTCCACTTCAATTCCATGGGTGTTGACTGTCCTCTCATTAAAAATAATTTAGGAATTTCGTATAATCTATATCGACCATCGGCAATTCTCTCCCCGCACTCTATCTTTATTTTTACACAATGTAAAATACCCGTCAATGCGTAGATTATATCTCCGTTCACATGCCAATATATGGTAAGTTTACCGACATTCCGATTAACACAACCAGAAATAAAAGCGCATAGGTCGGACATGTAGACTGTTTTCGAGTGCAAGTTAAGCAGTTTACTTAACTCCGGATTGAAAATCTCATGGACAGCTATGGTTTCCGAATCTAACCTAATCGCGCAATCGAACCATTCGTCGGCCACGAGTACATTCATGTTTTCACCTTAGCCGTCAGAGTCTGAAGTAATCTGGCGACTTCATTCCGCGTATTTATGGCAGTTGAGGTTTCCGCTAAATATTCCAACAATTTAATGAAAACAGTTTTATTTTTCTGTTCCCCACTTTTAACGATAAAACGCAACACGGCGAGCGAATTAGCATTTCGCCCCATGTGATCTAGCTTCATTTTCTTCTGCCTAGCAATGATTTTCGGAACATTGTTGGCGAGCCGCGTCCCAACCAACGCACACCCGTGTTTGATTTTTGTATTTGCTACGGAGTTCTTATTAAAATCAAACAGACCATTCGAAATTAAATGTAACATAATATCATGCACCTTGTTGCGCCGAGAGTGCCCGTAACCCATTAACAGACCGAGACGTAAAAAAATAAGAAACTGTTTAACGAGAAACGGAATCTGATGTAGATTTCGCTGTTCCAATAAAACAAGCAGTTGATGTAAATCCATATCAAAGACTAACCCGGGAATCTCTCGAACGTTATTTAATTCCTGAAGCAAAACATTTTGAAGGTCCTCCCCAGACACCCGAGGAATAATACCCGTTCCTGCTTTAAACCATCCCACGTTCACTTTGTTAGCATTAGAAATCATGCACGGAAAGTTAGTGATCCAATACACCTTTTTCTTTCTATTTCTCACAACATCCTGATTTTCCAGTCCCTGTAAATCCACTGAATTATTGCTATTGCAAACGAACGCCGGTAAAAATAGATCTCGGATAGAAACATGCATCTTATAAACGCCTAAAGCATATAAAAAGTCGCAGTAAGGTCCACGTATGTTGATATTCAACGAACTCATATCTAAATCATCGTTTGAAACAAACGTGCTTACGGTAAACGCAGGTTCTTTAAACGTATGCTTGTACATGACAAAACTGTGGGTCATCGTCTTAGGAATGCGATGATATACAAAGTTAGCCCTTTTTGAAATGGTTGCTTTTAAATTCATGACTTTGTTCGTATTAAACGCGTTAAGAGTTACCGCGCCATGCCTCACTGAGGTAATTTCAGCAAAATCGATACCACCGGGAACATTAGGTAACTCTTTACGTTTAGGCTGTTGTGCCACAAAGATAAAATCTGGTCTCACGCCTGGCGGGAGCGCACTCCGAGACCGCTTAAACGACAATCTCGAAATTACTCGTATGTAATGAGCCGTCAAAACGTTTTCTTCGTTTGTCTTGCATTCGTCCGGCAAACTGTAATCGTAATACAACAGAAGCAAATTCCGGAAGATTAACTGAGAAGATTCAACGACATACAATGTTTTACCGTAAACAAAGCCATTCAAACACATTTCTCGCTTATTTTTTTTTACCGTAACCTTAATATTTAGATACAACAATTGCTGCTTAAATTTTGCCAAACACAACCTCTGTATTGCAGGAACCGCCTTAGACGACATCCTCAGGGTCTTGATTGCGTATTGTTTATAGTTTTGAATTTTCTCGTAGACTACATTAAAAAAATCTGTCGTCACCCGATTATGTTTGACTACGGTTAACCAAAGCTTATGCAATTCTAACATAAAAAAATTTTCCCAGAACCACGAATCAACAGTACCAATATGCGGCTTGTGACGAAAACCAAAAAGCAGTTTAAAATGAATTATGACTCGCTGAGCTACTTTAGGGCCAAGAAGCGAAATTAAATCATTTGTACACTGCTCAATCTCAATGACAGTAAGATGGCGACACAGGTAGCACAAAAAATACGGATAGTATTCTAGATAAATAGAATTCTGCTTAGGATACACTGTCGCCACATATCTATCGCTCATCGACAACTCACACGTACACAATACATTCGGTAGATGTGTATTCCACTCTTTCAGAGATAATAAACCTCTGAACACGTGTGAAGCATAGTAATCTTTCATAATAGAAAACTTAAAAACCGGAATGTCGCTACAACGACATCGACTGGTATGAATATATAAGATCGGACCTATGCATTTACAGCCAGATTTCGACAAATAGTCGTTGGTGTCCCACTCTTCACAGAAGCATGGCACCGCAACTGGTCCTAACAACAGACGACACAAGGCAATTTTAGCCCTGTCTTTATCGTGAACGATATTTGGCCCGGACGTTTGAAAAATTTTCTCTATGATTGACTCGATCTTTTCCAGAACTACAGGCACGGATCGCGCTAAACGAGTTTCCTCGTCGCGAGACACTTCAGCGGTCAGATCACACGAATCTATAAAAACTGGAATCGACCGTGCACAAGTGGAACCAAAACATGAATTAACTATTAAAGTTTCACAATTACCGGTGTGCTGCATAACGCCGAAACATGGAAAATTGGCAGGCGACCGAAATTTTACCTAAGATCGAAGCACCTCTAAATATTTTCAATGACATTAAAACATACACAGCCGAACAACTTTTTGACAATTTGCGAATTTATTTCGGTGACGATCCGAGCCGTTACAACATCAGTTTTGAAGCCTTACTCGGAATCTACTGCAACAAAATAGAATGGATTAACTTTTTCACCACGCCGATCGCCGTTGCAGCGAACGTAATCCGCTTCAATGATGTGAGTCGAATGACCCTCGGGAAGGTTCTCTTCTTTATTCAATTACCTAGAGTCGCTACAGGAAACGACGTAACTGCTTCAAAAGAAACCACCATCATGGTAGCCAAACACTCAGAAAAACACCCCATAAACATATCGTTCGATTTGAGCGCTGCCTGTCTGGAACATCTGGAAAACACATTTAAAAACACAGTCATCGATCAGATTTTAAACATCAATGCGTTACATACAGTCTTAAGATCTTTAAAGAATTCAGCCGATTCGCTCGAGCGAGGTTTGATTCACGCATTCATGCAAACCTTATTGAGAAAATCTCCCCCGCAATTTATCGTCCTGACCATGAATGAGAACAAAGTACATAATAAACAAGCTCTGAGCCGAGTACAGCGCAGCAACATGTTTCAGAGCCTGAAGAACAGATTGTTAACGTCATTATTTTTTTTGAACAGGAATAATAATATTTCATATATCTATAGAATTCTAAACGACATGATGGAATCGGTCACGGAAAGCATTCTAAATGATACGAACAACTACACTTCCAAAGAAAACGTCCCCCTAGATGGTGTTTTATTAGGACCGATCGGCTCTATCCAAAAACTCACCAGCATACTCTCCCAGTACATCTCCACACAAGTCGTCTCCGCCCCAATCTCATATGGTCACTTTATTATGGGCAAAGAAAACGCAGTGACTGCGATTGCATACCGTGCAATCATGGCCGATTTTACTCAATTCACCGTGAACGCCGGGACAGAACAACAAGACACTAACAACAAATCAGAAATCTTCGACAAAAGCCGCGCGTACGCCGACCTAAAGCTGAACACGTTGAAATTGGGAGATAAATTAGTCGCATTCGACCACCTACACAAAGTTTACAAAAACACAGACGTCAACGATCCGCTAGAACAGAGCTTACAACTAACATTCTTTTTCCCTTTGGGTATCTACATACCGAGCGAGACCGGTTTCAGTACAATGGAAACACGTGTGAAATTAAACGACACCATGGAAAACAACCTACCCACCAGCGTTTTTTTCCACAATAAAGACCAAGTCGTGCAGCGAATTGATTTTGCCGACATATTACCGTCGGTTTGCCATCCCATTGTCCACGACTCGACCATCGTCGAACGACTCATGAAAAGCGAACCATTGCCTACCGGCCACCGCTTTTCCCAACTATGTCAACTAAAAATTACCCGAGAAAACCCAGCCAGGATCTTACAGACCTTATACAACTTATACGAAAGTCGACAAGAAGTACCCAAAAACACCAACGTCTTAAAAAACGAATTAAACATTGAAGATTTTTACAAACCGGACAATCCAACACTGCCGACCGAAAGACACCCCTTCTTCGATCTCACGTATATCCAGAAAAACCGAGCCACAGAAGTACTCTGCACACCAAGAATAATGATAGGCAACATACCTTTACCGTTAGCTCCAGTCTCTTTCCACGAAGCCCGTACAAATCAAATACTGGAACATGCAAAGACGAACTGCCAAAACTACGACTTCACCCTCAAAATTGTCACCGAAAGCTTGACGAGTGGCTCGTACCCAGAATTGGCTTACGTTATCGAGACCTTAGTGCATGGAAACAAGCATGCTTTTATGATCCTAAAACAAGTAATTAGCCAGTGTATTTCTTATTGGTTTAACATGAAACATATACTTCTTTTTTGCAACAGCTTCGAGATGATCATGCTAATCTCTAACCACATGGGCGACGAACTGATCCCGGGAGCAGCTTTCGCTCACTACAGAAATCTTGTGTCGCTAATTCGCCTAGTGAAGAGAACAATCTCTATCTCCAACCTCAACGAGCAACTTTGCGGCGAACCTCTGGTGAATTTCGCCAACGCGTTGTTCGACGGACGTCTGTTCTGCCCGTTCGTCCATACCATGCCCAGAAACGACACGAATGCAAAAATAACAGCGGATGATACACCACTGACACAGAACACCGTAAGAGTTAGAAATTACGAAATATCCGATGTGCAAAGAATGAATCTAATAGATTCAAGCGTCGTCTTTACCGACAATGACAGACCATCGAACGAAACCACCATCCTGAGCAAGATATTTTACTTCTGCGTACTCCCGGCACTATCAAATAACAAGGCCTGTGGCGCTGGCGTCAACGTAAAGGAACTAGTTCTAGACTTATTCTACACGGAACCGTTCATCAGTCCAGATGATTATTTCCAGGAGAATCCGATTACCAGCGACGTTCTAATGTCTCTGATCCGAGAAGGTATGGGCCCTGGCTACACCGTAGCCAACACATCCTGTATCGCAAAACAGTTGTTTAAATCGCTAATCTACATTAATGAAAATACGAAAATATTGGAAGTGGAAGTCTCCTTAGATCCCGCGCAGCGACACGGCAACTCCGTTCATTTTCAATCACTACAACACATTCTATACAACGGGCTTTGCCTGATCTCACCGATCACCACCCTAAGACGGTACTATCAACCAATCCCATTTCATCGATTCTTCTCCGACCCGGGAATCTGCGGCACCATGAATGCTGATATCCAAGTTTTCCTAAATACATTTCCTCACTGTCAAAGAAACGACGGCGGTTTTCCTCTCCCGCCCCCATTAGCATTAGAATTTTATAATTGGCAACGAACACCGTTTTCCGTGTACTCAGCCTTCTGCCCCAATTCCCTGTTGAGCATTATGACGCTTGCCGCCATGCACTCAAAATTGTCTCCCGTTGCCATAGCGATCCAAAGCAAAAACAAAATCCATCCGGGCTTTGCGGCCACACTAGTCCGGACGGATAATTTCGACGTCGAGTGCCTATTATACAGTTCCAGAGCAGCCACATCTATAATTTTAGACGATCCCACGGTCACCGCGGAAGCTAAAGATATCGCAACCACTTACAACTTCACCCAGCACCTAAGTTTTGTAGATATGGGCTTAGGTTTTAGCTCTACCACCGCCACTGCCAATCTTAAGCGAATTAAATCAGATATGGGGAGCAAGATACAAAACCTTTTCTCCGCCTTCCCGATACACGCGTTTACCAACGCGGACATAAATACGTGGATTCGACATCACGTCGGGATAGAAAAACCTAATCCCTCCGAGAGCGAAGCACTAAACATCATAACGTTCGGCGGAATTAACAAAAACCCACCCTCCATACTACTGCATGGTCAACAAGCTATCTGCGAAGTTATACTGACCCCGGTTACGACAAACATTAACTTTTTCAAATCGCCCCACAACCCAAGAGGCAGGGAATCATGTATGATGGGAACGGACCCGCACAACGAAGAGGCGGCTAGAAAAGCATTGTACGACCACACCCAAACAGACAGCGATACATTCGCCGCAACCACAAACCCTTGGGCATCTCTACCAGGCTCCTTAGGCGATATTCTATACAACACGGCACACAGAGAACAACTATGTTACAACCCCAAGACATACAGTCCCAACGCTCAATTTTTTACCGAATCTGACATCTTAAAAACAAACAAGATGATGTACAAAGTGATAAGCGAATACTGCATGAAATCGAACTCGTGTTTAAACAGCGATAGCGAAATACAATACTCGTGCTCTGAGGGCACGGATAGCTTCGTAAGCAGACCATGCCAGTTCTTACAAAACGCTCTGCCTCTTCACTGTTCATCCAACCAAGCTCTATTAGAGAGTCGGTCTAAAACCGGCAATACGCAGATCAGCGAAACCCATTATTGTAATTACGCCATAGGAGAAACCATACCTTTCCAACTCATTATCGAATCATCCATATAAAATGGAAACCGTCTACTGCACTTTCGATCACAAACTGTCACTTTCCGATATCAGCACCCTATGCAAGCTCATGAACATCGTCATACCGATCCCAGCTCACCACCATCTAATAGGTAGCGGCAATTTAGGTCTTTATCCCATCGTCTCCTCCAACAAAGATTACGTCCACGTCCGAAACGTATTACGGACCATGGTCGTAACCATTCTGCAAAAGGTGGAAGGCAATCAACTGGTTTTGAGAAAGCCGGTGACCGGCCATCAGTATGCCATAAAGAACACAGGACCCTTCCCCTGGGAAAAGGGTGACACCTTGACATTGATTCCACCTTTATCGACGCACTCGGAAGAAAAGCTATTGAAACTAGGTGATTGGGAGCTCACTGTACCTTTAGTCGTTCCGACAGCCATTGCGGCCGAGATCAACATCAGATTGCTATGCATTGGTCTTATAGCAGTTCACAGAGAATACAATGAGATGCAAACAATCATCGATGAGTTATGCTCTATCCAATACAGAGACGTACTCATTAAATTACCAGACATAGTCAACGACAAACAATCAATGTACTCCATGAAAACAGCTTGCATCTCGCTGTCCATGATCACGGCCATGGCCCCAGACATCGTGAGAACTTACATAGATCGGCTAACGCTGGAAGACCATTCAATGCTTTTGATCAAATGCCAAGAACTATTATCTAAAAGAACAACGTTAAACACACAGCGCTGCGGACAACTTCACGCTACGGAAATTAAAGATGAATTAAAAAAAGTCAAATCAGTCTTAACTATGATCGACCAAATTAATTCTTTGACCAACGAGAAAACGTATTTTGTTGTCTGTGACGTTTCCGCAGATAACAGAATGGCTACATGTATTTATAAAAATTAAATGCTTTTTAAAAAAACACTAGCCTACTATGACTTTTCTATCACTCATACACAGGATTATAAAAACACACCCCGCCGGGACACCCGCGTCCTCCATCCGTCATACAAAATGACCTCATCCCTTAAAAAAACACAGTATTTAAAAAGGGAGATGAAACATAAAATGTTTTTTGTACCAGCATGTTTTCTCCTCAACTAAACCATGTCTTGCAACTCGTTTTTGATTGCAATCACATAGTTTCGAATTCTTACCAAGAAATCATTTTGAAATGTCGAATCTCAAGCACAAAACCAGGAATCCTATTCATAACAGATGGCACTGAATCGGAAACTGAGGACGTTCTGTTCGATGTACAGTTTCTCGAAAAAACAACGACTATCAAAATAAAAATTTTACCTATTTCTAGGACGGTTCCCGTACGGATTCATTTATTTTCCATACCCATTTATCTGCCGTCACATGCACTGGAGATTGACGACATCAATGCGCTATGTCAAAAAGAAAACATCGATCCGACCGTATACGAACAATATGGCCTAACCAATATGCCTATCTCGACAACCAACGTGATAAATCAATTTAAAGTAGTTCAGAATGATAGCGTTGAAATGTCTTTGATCTTATTTAACCTAAACTGGACAGAAAGTCCTTATCAGTCTCAAAAATTAGACCGCTATGGCAGAAAGCTGCTAATAGTTTTTAGCGTGTTCAGCATCGATACCAGAGAATGTCCCTATTGGGAAAACCTATTCAAAAGTATCATCCCACTCTGCAGAGTCAACATGATTTCCGAACCCGGCATCTCTATCTACAAAATAGAATTTAACGATCCTTTTCTCACAGTCTTTTTGCGTAACGTAGTGTTGCCGGAAAACAAGCGACGGTTTCCAATCACGAAAGAATGTTATCTTCGCTTGACCTTTTCCCCCCCTGATCGGAGCACCGTCACGCTAAATATGAATATGCCGTATTTTAAAATCTGCGCAGACGGGAAGAATCTAGAGGTTTTCTTTCCCAACGATATGTCCTTAGTAAGTAATACAAACAAAGAGATCACGCTACGCGGCGAGTTCACTAACAAAAAAATCGTAGGCATCTTCATCCCTGTCCAGACGCATGTCTTCAAGCTGTATCCATTTTTATGGTTTGCCCAAGAACCGTTAAAATTGCGGATTTCGTGCGAAAGAACAGTTTCCGTAACCGAACACGACATGTTAGGGCGTGTCTTTTTTGTGACGAAGAAGTTGTTTAGAAAGCCGTTTCGTTCACTCTCAAACAGCGACATGAAATCTCTTTTAACACACACGGAGAATACCGATAAACCATTCGACGTACACTTCATGGGCAATTGTTTTCCTGCATACTTGCTACCGGAACTCACATTACATCCCTTAGAATACGAAGACAAGCCTGCGCGTGGAAACCCGCAGACTCTCCCGTCCGTGGAAAAACACTCTATTATAAAAATACGCATATGACTCTCTACGTTTACATCAACTATTTAACATCCAAAATACACTAACAGGATTCCCTTCAGACATCCAGAAAAGCAAACATGCAACCCGCCACTCTACAATGGTCTTCGTACGTACTACAGCTAAGAGTAACAACTACCGCCATATTAAAACCCGGCGAACTGAGATTGTTTAAATGCGGATTAGGTATCACCCCCCCTTCATCCGCCGTAGTGTGCATTTGTAGAGACGAAAGCAGTTTTACATCATCGCCTTTTACTTACATCGATCCAAAAGATTACGGCAACATACCCTTCGCGGTGCAGAACATCTCAGATCTAGATCTGGATCTCAGTAGATTACCTATCGTCCTTAATATATTTGCACTTCCTCACGCAAACGTGAATATATCAAATTTACCGGTGCAACGCATCGAAGCCCACGATCGCCACATTATACCCCACGGACAGTGCGACGCGAAGTTTGTCATATATGGCCCTCTCACGCGTATTAAAATTCAAGTGGCTGATATACGATGGATAGAACAAACACCAGAAGAGCCAACACGATATTCATTTAAGGCAGAGATATGGGTTAATCTCCAAAACACTCCGCTCGACCAAATTTTTAAAACTGGTAACATCGAATTTATATCACACAAAAACGTCTATATTTCTAGAATCTTACTCTGCGGAAATCTATTAATTTTGAAGGCAAACTACGAAAACGACTATCTCCTTGACGATAATTTTTATCCTGAACAACTTGCCATACAAATTTCACTGACCCCCCAAACCGCAGACATTACATTGTCGCAGAATCAAGAAACACTTCTAAAATGCAACACCCATTCAATAACTGTCTGCGCAACTAAAAATATCATCCCTAACACGGTTACTCCTGTCCATTGTTCTTTTAACACTATCTTTAATTCAAATTCAAACTTTACGGGTTTATTTATACCCAAACTCTTGCTCGGAATCTCTACAACCACCGGCATTTGGGATGAGACACGGCCTCTCTACATCACCATGAAAGCATTTAAGAAGAACCGTCGCATCAATTACTCGCAACCTATAGGCGTAGTATACTTCTTCCCCAAACAAATTTTACCACCGGGGAATAATGTCGAATTCAACTGGACAGAAGCAAGCAAAATTTATGTAAACACAGAATCTCCAAATGGTCCCGTAAGAAACACCGTAACTTTCACAAACCAAGCAGTATTGCGAACACCAAGTCTAAGCACGGTTGCAAACTTAACGCCAGACATCAACATGGGAATTTTTTTGAGTTCACTCCGCGTTGCGTTCGACACCGCACATATGGTACCCTTGCACTTTTCTCTAAAACCCGGAGAATCTACTCGCATGGAATTCATGCCGCCTGGAACCCCACAAAACCTAACGATATTAGAAGGAGATGTCGGCATTCATTTCATTCCTTGTCACAATCACTCCCATAGATCTTCCCCGTAACTAGCGCCTAAATACCATTTTATACGAAAATAAAAAAAACAAAAAACAACTTTTAACCATTCGTTTTATTGAACGCGTCGGTAAACAATTATGTGTCAAGTTTCACCATGTCCAGGAATTCACTCTGAATCTTCCTTATAACACACAGCTAAACACCACTTGATCACAACATAAAAATACATTTTAACTATCCATTTTATTTAACGCGTCAACAAACAATTTCTTGTTGAGTTTCAGCAGATCCGTGGATTCGTTCTGACCAGCAAGGCTCCTATTTACGGTTTCAGGCGCCAAAGAAGCGTTTAAAATAGATGGCTTTGGGGACGCGGCGCCTTTCTCCTCGATCGTAGGCAGAGTCTCCATCGGAACGATATGTCTCTGCGGCGATTGAGCGCGAACATGCTTCAACGCACTAATCTCTTGTCTTAACATTCCTATCATATCCACCAATTCTCTCAAATCGTTCTTTTCTCGAGCCATCTCCTTATCGTCGTCGTTGTCAACTCTATGGCGCCTCCTTTTTTTTGTGTATTCCGGATCTCCCGGGAAACTTAATTCATCTTCCGAATCACTCTGGAAATGCCGCTTTTTAAGCGTTTTCGATTGACGATAACCGTGTAACGCGGCCGGATACTGGGGAACGGGGGAATATTGCCAATAGGGATACATTGCCTGACAAGGACTGTGATATCGATTCGACTCATGTTCTGCAATCTTAGCAGCCGACTCAGAATACGGTAGCATTTGATACTGTTCAGTTACGGGCGGATGAACAGAAACAGGCGGAACTATTTTCGGTTGCTGTCCGGTTGTAACATTTAAAAGAGAAAAAAAAGCGTCTTTCGGTAAAAAAACACAATCCGAAAATGGTGGACTCGACAGCAAAGGAGTAGTATTTGGCAAATTTTGATTACTCATAGCCGTTGTAGCTGTCGCAGACTCAACGGCGTCGTAATTCCCGTGCACAACAGGCACGTCACACGTCTCAACCGCTAATTCAGACCCAGGTTCCGTAGTTAACTGAACTTGATCACCGGCAACTTTGGTCGCTGCGACAATAATCTCCACGGGTGGTTCACTAGCTTTAATATACGTACATTTAGACAAACCACATAGCTGTTTATCCAACTGCAACTTTGGAAACCGTTTTCTAATATAAGATGTATCCAAACTATCCGCGAGCAAGTCATATAAATCCGCCGAAAATAAATTTTCATCGAAACCCTGAGAATAAACATTGACCCCCTCCAAAACCTGTCTCTTCTCACTCTCACTAATGCATGAAAACCTATCTAGAATCCAGCTTATTTCTCGCCCGAAAATCGCTATAGTTCCCGGTCTCCGACCGACTCCACATACAGACACATGATGAAAAAACGGTTTACCGTCTAAATTTTCATCCTGCAAAACTTTGCTAGACAGCGATAGACCAGGAAAACTTGAACTTAAACACTCAATCTCCGGGTCCGGTGGTAAAGGTTCAATTACCGAGCCTGCTGTGATTAACTTTGACTTGCCGGCAATATTTCTTATGATGTCCATGAACGTTTGAGACTGTATCTGCGCAACGCAGAAAAGCCCATGCTCTAAATCGAAAAGACCGCGTACCATTCCAATAGTGGCCTTTTCGTTGTGATTAATATTCAACGGTAAAGGAATATTTCCGGACCCCAGTTCTTTTTGAACCGTGTCCCTGGGCAGAGCTAAACATTCTTCCGACGGTTCTTCACCATAAACACAAAGGAATCCACCTACCCAAACTTTAGACATTTTGAGATGACCCAGATAGGACAGTACATAAAATTGAACGACGCCGTCCCTAATTTAATATTACACATAACCACAAAACTGCTTAGAAACGAGAATCTGACTAGCTTTAAACAAGAGGAATTACTTTTAATTCAACACGTATGTACATCAATGCTGTCACACGGAATCAAGATCTTACTACTACGCGAAAGTTTGTACAATTCTGGAATCGGAGACATAGTGATTTTGAATCGTAAAATCAGCAACAACTACTGGTTTCGAATATTTTCTATTCTGAAACAGCATTCTGACGCGGAACTACTCCGACATATGTTTAACGAAAGTCACTCAGCATATATCTCAAAAAAGCTGCACTACAGCGGAAATGTTAGTCACATGATTAATTTTCTTTTCATGGACGAGTTTGGTGTAAATCTCAAAATTCCGGAAGAATTAATCTGCGAAGGCAATATAGTTTTCTCCGTTGGAGCTATCTATAATCACCGACTTTTAAAAATCTGCAGATTCTTTAACCGATTTTGGGGGGATCAAGAACGAGAACCAACAGTGCGGCTCATCTGCAAACACCTATGGTTTGCCTATCTTATAATGTTTGGAAAATTTGAGATATCCACACTGGCGTACAGTCAGCAAAGAGCCGAGCACAAAGCCGGACTGTTTTCATTTCTCCAAAACGACTTTAAAGTCTTCTGCGGTATGTCTGAAAATCCACAATTACTCGACAGCTCTGCCATATTTGACCTTACAGGAATCAGCGCCGAAGATCTATTCTCTTATGAATAAAAACGATAAACTCCTTACTCATTTTAACATTTTTATTCCAACCTCTAAATCCGACTCCTTTTCGCGCCGCGTACACGAAAAACATTTCTTACACAAATTGACCAGCCAGATACTACACAAACGAACGGGCACAGTGTGATCATCACATGCCATGCAATAGGCCATAACGGGTATATAATAAACTTTTAAAACAGGAAGCGCCATAAAAATATCGCGCAAACCATAAAAAATCTTGTCACTCTCGATTTCACTTAAGCCAGCTTTCGGCAGATGCGCTATTGTACCTAGCAGCAAATAAATACAGAGATACGTAGTCACGGTCGAAAGTTCATCTTTCAAAAGCATGAAATTTTTGCTGTATATGTAAATAAACACCAGCATAACTGGAATCATGACCGAATAAACCAACATTAACCACATGTCGTATCCGCTCCTTAAGAACGCGAGAAAACACTGTGGGGTCTCGTTCTGCAAAGCTGTTGCTTTGTAATTATTCAGCATCTGAAGAGCTTGCACTCCCGATATGATCCAAACTATCGGGAAACACACCTTTGCCAGAGCCTTGGAATTCTCGTTCAACAACGGTGTGCTGTAACAGAAGTGGTTGATGCGCTCGATCGCCATAAACACCAATGACCACGAGGAGAAATAGATAGAAAAATCATCGATGTAGAGAAGAATTGCGCAAAAATCTCGCGGCAAAGACCAATGTCCACTCAACAATCCCATCTTTATCGGAAGTAAAAAACAATTAAAGCTCATCCCGGCAAATGTAAACACAGCGTATTCTCGACCGACTTTAAAACTATTAAACCTAACCGTCAGTAAAACCATTGTACACAACTGTATGGACGAAAAAATAAATACCCAACCATAAAACTCCGCAGTGGCTGGCCAAGCCAAAGACTTCGTTTCTTTCTCCATCCTGAATAAACGAAGTAATGATTCTTTAAAAGCTCTGTAAGTCTTTATATCCAAAACCCCATCCGTATTGACGTAATCAACACAACATCCCGCCTTATATAACGGCCGGTATTGGCAGAAAACCCAAAACTAGAAAATAGATGAAATCATAAGTATCATTTACATTAAATAATGAAGAAGCCATTGCAAACAATCTCTGTCTCGGTAATGTAAAAGATAGAGTGATGTTTAAACCGTTTTCAAGATGAAAGAGAATGCAGTCATGCTTTTCAAGTATCGCCACATCCGCTTGTTGTTCCATTTGAGCGCGGATATACTCCACGAACGGATTTTCCTTAGATTGAACCTGAACGGCATCGGACGGAGCCCCCGCACACTTATGTTCCCATCCCAATCTCACACTCTCATTTACACACACGGCCACGAGACCGGGAAAAAGAGTCGAAATTGATATGTCATTCTGCAGGTTGTACATAGGCACAACGTAATGGTGCATTAAGTATTCAAAATTTTGAATGTTTCCAGCTTCAAAGTTATTTTCGGCGAAATCGACATTCTCCAACTGTGGAAAAATCGAAGTTAAGAGAAACTTCCCAACTCTCTTGTTAAACAAACTTTCTGAGTTCAGGATCCGCCACAATAAAAAAAGACTTTCAATTGCAACCAAGCCAGACCGTAAATAATGTTGATCGTGTATGAAGATTGGAACATTATTTCCCAATTTTGGCCTCATTAGCTGATATGTCCAATACACCAAAACATCATTCTTAATGGCCCCGTGTAAACGAGCTTCAACATCAAAATTTTGGCTAATTTTCTCACCGGGAATTTTTTGCATTACCCCTCTACCTAGCAACATCTTTATAAGCACATGATTCCCGAATGTGTTTTCTGCATAATGCTTGCCTTTTCTCATGGGAACAAAAAATTTCATACAAGAAGGATCATTAAATCCAAAATAGGTGCCAGAAGGAGAGACATTTTTCAATGCTGTAATTTCACTGCCGAGTAATCTGAATATCACAGGCAGGAGGGTTATAACATCTACTAGGGTTGTACGTTCGTCGATCTGTGAATTCTCATAAGTGGAATAAAAAGCTGCCAGGATACACAAGGCTGCTTCCAGGTCTGACATTTCACTTCCGAATATAGGATACACCGTCGCTTGCTCCAACGCATTGACGGTAACTGCTAGTAACTCTTTTGAAATAGTCAGAGAATCCACATTAGTAAGTTTTAAAGCCCTTCTTAAACCGGGCTCATTGTAAAAAACCCTCTTGAGCTTATAGAACCAAGACCCGAACGTAAAATTCCACATCTGGGCATTATTGAAAAATGTATTGATCATTTCTCCTCTAAAATCGTCTGTAAATCTTATAAAGGGGTCGAGTGGGGTTATAGCGACCTGATTGAATTTTTCCAGCTTCTCAGGAGATTTCGGTATCAGTTGCGCATCAGCTTTCGTTTCGACGTTTACCTCCCCATCATTCGTAAACAGCAAAGCATCCTCTATCGCTTTCAAATGAGAATTCAAAACGTCACTGTCTTTTTGCATCTTTTTTTGCAGTGCGTCTAATTCGGTTTTTAGGCGCATTCTTAGCAACTTGTCGCGATGCCCTTGATCTATTTTCTCCCGAAGTCTTAGTGAGGACTGACTTTGGAGCTTTTCGACATCTTTTTCTGTACAAATCAGTATGTTTCTGACATGCCCTTCTAAAATTGGTGTAATTGGGTATTGATAAAAGAGATTGCACTGCGCCATCCTGAGACCTGGCGAACAAATCACGTATAAACGAAAATGACAACCGCTTGGTCTTCCCCGAAAACTTTTTAAAAAAATCTAACTTGAGTCCCCACTGCCTGAAAAAACAGATTACGGGAACAACGTTCCACGAAACCTCGTCTGCGATTAAATATTGATCCAAGAACGAAATAGACTGTTGCAACTGTCTCAAACCTTGCAAATATTGCGCCTGGTGAATGCAGTTGTGATGCACAGACTGCATCGTCGACTTCCCCAAAGTCGTCTTAAACTCGAAAAAATAACAATGAAAAGCAAACTCATCTTTGGCATCTACACTCTTTAGCAAGACGATACAATCCGGAATGCGCGGCCCTAGACGCACCTCGAAAAACACCGAGACAGATGCCGATCGCAAATTAGCCGGAAACACGTCTCCTAAAAAATAATTTAGTCGCGCAAAATTTCCTTGTAAAGATAAGATCTGTTTATATATCCTCAAGTGGTGAAACTGTCCAATTTTTTTCCGGATATCAGGCAAACCTGTCAGAGACATGTTATTTCACGGGAAAAAAAAGACACGGAGAATTTAGAAACAATTCCGAGTTCCATTACACATCATTTTTGTAATCTATTTAATATGGAAAGATCAAAAAGTGTTCAACTTTCAAAGAATAGCAGAACCGTTTCACACTTCATCGATGAAGAACAACTATGCTCCTCCGACTCTGGGTCTTTGTCCTGTTGACTCCCTGTTACGGTTGGAGACCGTTGAACATATCGAACTCGAGCCATTGTAGAAATGGAAACTTTGAAAATCCAATCGTTCGCCCCGGCTTTATAACATTTAACTTTTATACAAAAAACGACACTCGGATATATCAAGTCCCTAAATGCTTACTCGGCTCCGATATCACATACCACCTGTTTGATGCCATCAACACGACAGAATCGTTAACAAATTATGAAAAACGCGTTACACGTTTTTATGAGCCGCCAATGAACGATATTTTAAGACTTTCTCCTGTACCTTCGGTCAAACAATTTAACTTAGATCGCTCTATCCAACCGCAGGTTGTGTATTCCTTAAACATGTACCCTTCACAGGGAATTTATTACGTCAGGGTCGTAGAAGTTCGACAGATGCAATACGACAACGTTTCCTGTAAGCTGCCTAATTCTCTCAAGGAACTAATATTTCCAGTCCAAGTCAGATGCGCTAAAATTACGCGCTATGTGGGCGAAGACATCTATACCCATTTCTTTACTCCGGACTTTATGATACTGTACATCCAGAATCCCGCGGGAGATCTGACTATGATGTACGGAAACACCACCAGCATAAACTTTAAAGCCCCTTATAAGAAAAGTTCATTCATATTCAAACAGACATTGACAGACGATTTACTATTGATAGTCGAAAAAGACGTAATAGATGTACAATACCGTTTCATATCAGATGCGACATTCGTAGACGAAACGTTGAATGACGTAGATGAAGTAGAAGCTCTACTACTCAAATTTAATAACCTAGGAATCCAAACCCTATTAAGAGGAGACTGTAAAAAACCCAACTATGCCGGCATACCGCAGATGATGTTTCTTTACGGTATCGTACATTTCTCATATAGCACAAAAAACACAGGACCAATGCCCGTGTTAAGAGTGTTAAAGACACACGAAAATCTCCTGTCCATCGACTCATTTGTCAACCGATGTGTGAACGTATCGGAAGGTACGTTACAATACCCAAAAATGAAGGAATTTTTAAAATACGAGCCCTCGGACTATAGCTACATAACCAAAAACAAATCCATTTCCGTATCTACGCTGCTCACGTACTTAGCGACAGCGTACGAATCCAATGTAACGATTTCCAAGTACAAGTGGACTGACATTGCCAACACTCTACAAAACATCTATGAAAAACACATGTTTTTTACTAATCTGACATTTTCCGATAGGGAAACTCTATTCATGCTAGCCGAAATAGCGAATATCATCCCTACCGATGAACGCATGCAGAGGCACATGCAACTACTAATTGGAAACCTGTGTAACCCCGTAGAAATAGTTTCATGGGCCCGCATGCTTACAGCTGACAGGGCACCGAATCTAGAAAATATTTATTCGCCTTGTGCCTCCCCCGTACGCAGAGATGTGACAAATTCTTTTCTAAAAACAGTTCTCACGTACGCTTCCCTTGACCGTTATCGATCAGACATGATGGAGATGCTATCCGTATACAGACCGCCAAATATGGAGAGAGTAGCGGCTATTCAGTGTCTCTCCCCAAGTGAACCAGCAGCTTCTCTGACTCTGCCGAATGTGACATTTGTAATTTCTCCCTCTTACGTGATTAAAGGAGTGAGCCTAACAATTACAACGACAATTGTGGCTACGAGTATAATAATCACAGCCATACCTCTCAATTCCACCTGCGTTTCAACCAACTATAAATATGCAGGACAAGATCTGCTTGTGCTACGAAACATCTCATCTCAAACATGCGAGTTCTGTCAGAGCGTAGTCATGGAATATGATGATATCGACGGTCCCTTACAATACATTTACATAAAAAACATAGACGAACTAAAAACATTGACAGATCCCAACAACAATTTACTTGTTCCCAACACCAGGACGCACTATCTTTTGTTAGCCAAAAACGGCTCTGTTTTTGAGATGTCTGAAGTCGGAATCGATATAGACCAAGTGTCTATCATATTGGTTATCATTTATATTCTGATCGCAATAATTGCTTTATTCGGATTATATAGACTTATCAGATTGTGTTGAATAAACGTTTTATTTATGTTAGGTATTAGATGAATTTGTCCGTATACAGCTAAACGCCGACAACGTGCTCGTATAAATATCGCCATTAAATCCGATTATCGCCCGGTAAATTACTAGTAATAACATTAAAATAGCCAGGGCATTCGTAATCGCGGTCCAACACAGCATGCATTTGGAGGTCATCGTCCAATCCTATAAAAAAAGCAAATACTATTTTAGTCACACATTCTACTTGTACAAATTCATTGTGGTCAACTCACCCGACATGCTTCACATCTCGCGACTCGGCCTTTTTCTGGGCCTTTTCGCGATAGTCATGCACTCCGTTAATCTAATAAAATACACGTCTGATCCCTTAGAAGCTTTCAAAACCGTCAACCGCCACAATTGGAGCGACGAACAAAGAGAACATTTTTACGACCTCCGAAACTTATATACAAGTTTTTGTCAGACAAATCTATCCCTCGACTGCTTCACTCAAATTTTAACTAACGTTTTCTCTTGGGACATTCGAGATTCACAATGCAAGTCTGCGGTTAGCTTGTCTCCATTACAGAATTTACCGCGGACAGAAATCAAAATAGTGCTATCCTCGACGACTGCAAACAAATCTATCATCGCTAGCAGTTTTTCTCTATTTTATCTTCTGTTTGCCACACTATCTACATATACCGCAGATCCGCCATGCGTAGAGTTACTACCATTTAAAATTCTGGGAGCACAGTTATTTGACATAAAACTAACCGAAGAATCCTTGCGGATGGCAATGAGCAAATTTTCCAACTCGAATCTGACACGGTCATTGACTTCCTTCACGTCAAAAAACTTCTTTAATTACACCAGCTTTGTTTACTTCTTGCTCTATAACACAACATCATGCGTCCCTTCAAATGATCAATATTTCAAACAGTCGCCAAAACCTATAAATGTTACCACTTCCTTTGGACGAGCCATCGTAAACTTTGATTCGATACTAACTACTACACCATCATCGACGTCAGCGTCTCTCACATCACCACATATCCCTAGTACCAACATACCAACCCCAGCACCTCCCCCCGTAACAAAAAACTCTACAAAACTGCATACAGACACCATAAAAGTTACACCGAACACACCCACTATAACAACGCAAACAACGGAAAGCATCAAAAAAATAGTTAAACGTTCAGATTTTCCTCGACCCATGTACACCCCAACCGACATTCCAACTCTTACAATCCGTCTTAACGCCACTATTAAAACCGAACAAAACACCGAAAACCCAAAAAGTCCACCAAAACCAACAAATTTTGAAAATACCACAATCAGAATTCCCAAAACCCTTGAGAGCGCTACAGCAACAACAAACGCAACCCAAAAGATCGAAAGCACCACCTTCACAACAATAGGAATCAAGGAAATTAACGGCAATACCTATTCTTCACCAAAAAACTCTATTTATCTTAAGAGCAAATCACAGCAGAGTACAACAAAATTCACCGACGCCGAACACACCACTCCGATTTTAAAGTTTACCACTTGGCAAAACACGGTACGCACATACATGAGTCACAACACAGAAGTACAAAACATGACCGACAAATTCCAGAGGACAACCTTGAAATCCTCAAACGAGCTACCTACCATTCAGACGTTGTCTGTCACTCCAAAACAAAAACTACCGTCGAATGTAACTGCCAAAACTGAAGTACACATAACTAACAACGCTTTACCATCTAGTAATTCATCATACTCAATCACTGAAGTCACTAAAGAGGTAAAGCATACTAGAATGTCAGCGTCCACTCACGAACAGATAAACCACACAGAAATAGCACAAATAACACCAATTCTTAACGCTCACACATCGGAAAAATCAACTACACCTCAACGGTCCTTCACCGCTGAAACGTTCTTAACGACATCTTCAAAGCCTAACATCATAACCTGGTCAAACTTACTAACAACAACGCCTAAGGAACCATTAACGAATACAAGTCTAAGGTGGACAGATCATATCACAACACAGCTAACGACTAGCAATAGAACTCAATCAGCCAAACTAACAAAAGCTAACATCTCGTCACAAACGACTAACATCTACCCCCAAACAATCACGGGACGATCTACAGAGGTTTAAAAAAGTTCTACAAAAAGTCGGGAGGCTAACGCAACTCTACCTGGAAACAACGACTACCACATCACCGATAAAAACTCACACAACCATCCAGATAACCTCACTACTGAAACCAAAGCATACTCAACCCAAAATGCAACGCATCACACATACAACGAACGACGCGATTTAAACAACACAGCACATAACTGCATACGTTTGCCAAAGCTGCTCATCTTCAGTCTTCAATAAAAACTCAATTTTGAAATGAGTTTTGTCTTTTGTCGTTATAAAATCTATTGAAGATAATAAAACAAGATCCAATCACAACAAAAATGCTTTTATTTGTCGTATGCTACATTTATAATTAAAATAGAAGTCTCACGCGATCTAATAACCCTTCACCGTCTCTGAAGCAAAAGTCTTATAACACCAGTATTTCAAGAAAATCGCGAAAGAACATAACAATAAAAAAAGATTTATCAAAAGCCAGATCGAAGAAAATGAATTCAAGACGATCTCATAGGTATGCGAATGGCACTCTGGAGAATAAAAGTCCACTTCCGTAGCGGCCGCAAAAACAAGAATGTAAAAGAGGCAGAGACTGACATATAAGCTTTGCCTTGCGCTTTTCTTACAACTCATCTTAAGCGTTATTTTCAACTAGTCTTCGCGTCGACGTGATTAACAGCAGACAGCTCTCTGTCACCTGGAAAAATGTACAGCGCAATTTCAGAAAAGATCTCCGAAACGATTACCCTACAGAGACAAACGAGCTCGAGATACATTGAATTTTTCGTCTTTCGAAATGTGGACATCAATGAACTTTGGACTACAGACATATCTGAAGACAAAACGCACGACGTGTGGCCGGCTGTAAATGAGAAATCATTTAAAAAATTTCTAGAAAACGAACTAACCTCTTATCAACGCCCAATCCCGCTTCTAGGTATTCCGCAAAATGGAACAGTGTCGAAGACCTGCAAAAAAGAGAAGCAAAGAGAAACCGATTGTGTTAACTATGAAAGGAAACGCGGCAACCCAGTAACTTTCTACCCAAGGCACCGCGCAAAAAGAAATGCAAATACGGACACTTGTATTTCGGAAGAACCATCTATTTTAGTAAGCCATCACAGGAATAGTAAAATGGACGTTTTTATGGACACCAACAAAATCACACTCGTAAATAGAGAACTCATATGGGTGCCGCACGATCAAGTTCGAATCGTAAAACTAGATATTTCCCTGTACATCCCAGATGGTTTCTTCGGAGTTATTACTGGCCACAGCAACGACGTATTCTGCGAATGCGTCACTGAAATAATAACCGACGAAACCGACATTTCAGTTTTTCTAATGAACTTATCCGAGCACTCTCTAATGCTTCTCCCAGGAGATGTGGAATTCTCAATCAACTTTCTCCCTTGCTACATCCCGGAACCATGGGAGATGATCAATCTGTCTCCCCCCGAATTTGCAATTTTCCATCTAAAAGCATCCAGAGAATTTATAGCTAAACCGAACAGCTATACGATACAATACTTCGACGCCATGTACGTTTGCGCCGATGAACTGAAGGCTCTCATGATTCCCTCAAAAGAAATTGCCAAACTCGGCTTATTGATCGAAACCTACATCTGGAACAAAGATACAATTCCCTCCATAAAGATCTTCAACTCCACACGCAAAACTATCTACATCCCTACAGGCATCTGCATCGCCAGGATAATTTTTACTTGCGGACATTTTTGCCTCAGTTTAATGCCTGAACGTGCAATAAACCGGCTACAGGTACTAGACGCCAATTCCTCTTTCTTGTTTCATTATGCCGCCTCCAATAACGCTTAACTATACACTCTCACCTTCAGACTCAACGCGTATCGATTTAACCTTTTCACTTGGAGCTTCCGTCACAACATTTGGCAGCGCTTGATATAATCCCGTCTCCTCATGGAGAATCGGATCCAACTCGACTAAAAGACGTTTGCTGTTTTCACCATCAATCTCTATGAGACTGTTTATTTTCTCGACATCGCTAAGTGTTGACTGATCTGTAGCGAATTTGTTAAGCAACTGATTAAGATTTTCGGTGCACATGGAAAATTCGCCAATTAAAGTTTTCATAAAAACGACATCCATCGTTTGTAATATTTTTTCAGCTTTCATAAGCTCTACACAGAGCGCATCTTTAACATGGTTAGGACAATTAGATAAACAACGCTCCATAACCGTATGCCTGAGCTTAGTTTTTTTGTACATTGGTAATAAGCCTAACAGAGTTTTCATAGTTTCCGTGTCTTTTTGATGACTTATAATATCATTCTGATAAACTCCAAAATCTTTATACGTCATATCCAGAAAAAACGTCAGCTCTTCGGTCTCTAAATCGTCGGAAGAGCACAACATTTCATACTTTGCCTGAGTCGGCTGTCCAAACAAAGATAATCGTCGAAAACAATTTCCCATAACACCCCAATACCCCAAGGACATTTAAAGCTAAATTCATCTGTAATCAACAGAGCTCTACACAATGACCATCGTAGTGTTTGCGACTGAATACGATGCCGCCAACGTAATTTTTAGTATCCTATGTAGAAGTCCCAGTGAACATTTAATCTTTCCGATTATTGTTAAATATAAACCATCAAATAACGTTAGTTTCTGCCTTCAAACTCAAAAATGCAAAAATTCAAAGCGAATCGACACGGTATTTGTCTGCCATGCCGAAAAATTAAATCTCAGCCACTACATACAAACTGCAAGTCCGATAAAGGCTGAAGATGTCGCCAACAGCCTCAACGACAAAGAAACCGAATCGTTATATGTCGACATGATATTATCTCAAACTGGAAAAGAAAGAGAGGACGTCGAATTTAAATACATGGCCTATTTCCACAAATCGCTCATTATCAAATATCTCACCGGTAAATTCCTATTGCCCACTTCCCCCTTTTGGTTTTTATCGACCTACGGGCAAACAGAAGGTATGCTTTTATTAACAATGTTTTACTATTTGTTCGAGGAACAAAAGAGTACCATCACGACTACCAAAAATTATGTTCAATGCTTCACGGAAAACACCGGAAACATGGTGTTCACGTATTCTTCCATGTCCGAATTTATAAACATCACTTTAAAATCAAAATTTAGAAAACTATTTGCAGACTTCTCAACGTACGCCAGACAAAAAAATCTTCGCGATAAGGAAGAATTTAAACATCTAGACACTCAAATCAATCTATTTAGAAAGAGTTCACATCTAACCAACACATTCCGTGTCCATTACATATATATCGCTTACAACACGGCCCTAGAGACAACAAAATTCGTCAATTACTGCAATCTCACTTCTTACGACTCTAATTTACCAATAGGGCAACAATGTCAGAGAAATCTCCACATTCTTGGAAATTCCCTGCACGAAAATTTACTGTGTATCATGAAGCAATACTTTAATGCGGATTGTTACTTTAAAACATACATAGACATAAAAAGATTAAAAAATCCAAATCTAAACGTTACAGAATACGAGTATGCTCTGGTCTCTAAAAAGAAGACCATCCAAGCATTAACTTCCGAACAAATAACGCGTGCCATAGCGAAATGTAATAAAAACGGAGAAGGTCTTTTTTCTCCAGTAAAACCAGGATTACAAGGATTATTAGAAATCTCCGCTTCCGATAGATACGTTCAGATACAAGATAAGCGCATCTACAGAAGACAACACCTACACAAAGATTATCACCGTCCCTTTCCTGTATTCAGGGTGCAGCTTTTACATAAAAATATTTTTTGCTTCGGAAACTCTGAGGATTGGTACGAAAACATGGGATTTAACCGCATCTTACAGTATCTCCCCGACGAATATATCTCTGATGAAGCTCTAACTCGCGCCATCTGGCTGCAAGACACACATTTTCTCTGCGACGACGTCGAAAAACAATTCTATACCACACGACACGAAATATTCAACGAACGCATACCAGTCACAAATTACATAGGAGACTTGGATCTTCCGCTGCAAGATACAGCAACTATTACGGAGGAAACATTTTTCTCGATGTGTCGCCTCATAAGACTTACCCTCATCAACGCCTGGAAAAAAATTTTTCCAAGCATCGACACAGACACACATCCCATCTTCTTCTTCAAAACCCAGTGCGACACAACTAACGACACACTAGACTATACTGAAGATCCAACCGAAATCAAACAATTCTGTGTTTGTCGGAAAAAGATCGGTCTTAGAATATCAATCCCATTACCTAATGGCACAGCGATTGCCGGTGGAGAACCATTAAAACAATTATCCAAGATTTTAAATCACGTTATGTGCTTAGATCAGGAGCTTAGTCAGATCCTCAATTCCATAACATTTCCCGGGGAATGTTTCGACATCGGCATTTACCACACAGGTCACTGCATCAGAATAGGTTATATGTACAAGACAGACATGGACAAAGGGAAAATGCTACATGGACGTCTAACTCCCATATTTATCGTCCCAGAAGGTTACCGAAATTCTTGCAAGACATTTATTCAGATGCAAATGGATTTAAACAACCTTCTACATCACGGTACTAAGAAGGCTCCCATCGAAGAATTAATCTATAACATAACGGATAAAGGCTGCCCTAAAGAAAACCTAAGTTTCATGGATTTAAAATCCAGACAACTGTGGAACAAAGTTAACATAGCTACAGAGACTCTAATCACCAAGTACCTAAACACGCATGGTTTTAACAACAATGCAACATCAGCGGATGACTCCCTTTTATCGTTTATCAGATTAATAGGATGGCCAATCATTAAAACGCAACTAATTACTCATTACGAGACTAGGATAGCGCAACAGTTTTCACAAGTAACTTTTATTAAAATAGATTCAAAGAACCTCCAGATCAAAAAAACACAATTTGGAAGAGTTTCGGATTTTAGCTGCCTGAACAGACAACATAGAGGAAATCGAGATAACGTCCTAGTTTACATACAACTCAAAGCCGACGGAAATCGGTTAATTCTCATCTTGTGGAGCACGTGCTTTGCTACTAAATGCCAGTCCAACAGCAAACAAGTACATTGTTCCATCGCCTTGGAGCAATTGAAAAACTAACTTACTACCTCTAAACCCAGACCTTCTTTTAGTCTTTACCATTTGACTCCAACGCACACGCTAACTAAATCGCGCCATATCCTAGCATTTCCGGAGATTAAAACATCAGTAACACCGTCCTTCCTTTTTTCGCAAAACTTAACCGCAAAAAAGCGCCAACGAAAAGCATCTCAAAAAACATATAAAGAGACCAATTTATGTCATTTCATCTATTATAAGCAAACATGTATCCTCGTGGAGTAAAACGCTCACATCATGATTATCATAGACAAACCGCCTTTAGAACGATAAAACGTTCCACGCATAGACAAACCAGCAAGTTCATCAGCCATTTCGCCAAAAATTTTCGAGGAAAACTCGCACCTCTGAAACAACTGGATGAATCCAGACTAGACGCACTAAGTCTGACAGAGTTAGAACAGCTGAAGACCATCATCGAAGAGAAACAACAAGAAAAACGCGCTCAAAACAATGCGATCACCTTTCTGCCTAATCTTCCAACAGTCCCCTTTGCCGACACAAACTTTTCGCTAAAATCTCTCGGCCTGAGACCTTACAACGGAGACGCCCGTGATCCAAAACAACGCATCCGAGACAGATTCCCACAGACTCACGAACGAATTTGTCTCCTGACTAATGATATACTGGAAACCGACCTGCTGCTTCGCTACCGACAATGTCTAGACTCGCTCACACGAGAAGAAAATCAGCAACTGATGGGCGACCGGATATTCTCCCTGACCAACTCACCTTGTCTTGCTTTTACAGTTGCTACAGTAGAAGAAGCCTGCAGTTATTTTAAATTTCACGATCTTCACAACCTGCCGGTCAACCCACAAGACTTATTCATGTATACCATCACCGTCATGAAATTCGAATTTTTCAACAAACTCAACATGGCAAAGTTAACCTGTGTTTTTAACGACAACGGACACGGTGACATCGAATACCGAAAACTCAGGCAACTCTGCGGTAAACCTGTACTAGATCGAGAGATGCCAAACTCCGAGCTTGAAGTACAACAACAAACTCCAGACTCGTTTAGACACCCAATTCAACAAGCCATGTCCATCGTTGTTACGTTTGCTCGAATACTACGACAAATCAAAGAGCAAATCATACAAACAAAGAAGCCGCAATTCATCCGCGATTTCGACACAGGACGGGTAGCCGAGCGATACGAATGCGGTCTGATGAGCAGACTCATCGGAAAACAATTCAGTAACCATAAATGCGATGATGTCAGCTGTCAGAATAGAATCGAACGAATCATGGCTCCTTGGAAACCGAGTCTATTTTTTTGCACTTATTTCGCCAAAGACGCACCAAAGTTTAAGCTATTTCCAAATTTTCCTGAAGAATACCGAAATCTTTCTTTTACTTGTCCAAAGGTCGACACGGAACCTTCATGTAGCTATTCAACAAATCACGACCTACCTCAGACCTCTCATCGTTCACATAAAAACCACGGTACGCCTAAAGTCAAGTCCAAAGTTTGTGTCGAAAAACCGGACACTTCAATCCTAACAACGACAAAAACAACTACCGAAATTCTCATAGAAGAATCAATGGAAACCGACAACAAAATACCAAATCCTAGAGAACTAAACTTCAATCAAGCAAAACAAGAAGAAATTGTGATTATTAACATTAATGAAAACGTCAACTCTAAACATGAAAGTGAATCGAGTGTTGAAATGGACTTAGATTTAGACTATGAAGCTGACACCTGTGAAACTAACTTAAACGCATGTTCTTCTGACTCAGAATAACTATCTTACCGTAAACAAATTCTTACATTTTGTACAAACTTTTTGCCGTCACACTCTTAACTACTTCTTTCTAAAATCAAAAAAATTTTGATGCCAAAGCTTTATGTACCCTAAGTGAAATTCAAAATAAATACTAGCTAAAACTTGAAAGCCTGTTTTAGTCTATCCATGAAACTCTTTGAACTTTTTTCGGATTTTGAATTTACCGTTTAAACTATGCAAACGAAACCATCGTCATAACCTCATCGCGACTAAAAATACGGAAAAAGTATCCTAAATACCAATTCCTTAATTCTAAATACGATATTAACGACTTCGACTTCAAACACCTCACAATCTAATACATATAAAAGCTAAATCAAATGATTTTACAAAGACCTATATTTTTACCGAACCATAATCTAAAATTGAAACGCTGAATACATTCACTGATAATCACAAAGCAAACCTCGCAGAACTTGCCCTAAAAACGTGAATTTAACAGCATGCTTTATCATGTACCCGATTTAAAATTTAATTTCAAAAAATACCGTGAAAACTACTGTATTTAATGTTTTGTCACTTTGTGAATTCTACGTTTTAAAATGCTTAAATTACATGTGTAATCTAATAATATGCTTTATCATTTACCCGATTTAAACTTTTTGAATTTCGAAAAAACATCACTAAAACTACTGTATTCGTAAATGTTTTCACGTTGTGAGTTATACGTTTTAAAATGCTTAAATTACATGTGGAAGTAAATGTTAAAATTATACCGAAAACCTCAAAAAAACTTGCTTTGTTAACGTGAAGAATCTAATAATATGCTTTATCATTTACCCGATTTAAAATTTTTTAATTTCGAAAAATATCACGAAAACTACTGTATTCGTAAATATGTTTTCACGTTGTGAGTTATACGTTTTAAAATGCTTAAATTACATATGGAATTAATTTTTGAAATTCCGCTGAAAAGTTTACTGTCGCCGGCGAATTAATTTTTTTGCAGAAAATAGCACACGAAGAATCATTTTCAATCAAACGTATCAAGCCGTACCCCAGCGTCCCTCTGAACAGTCGGCCGCTCGCAGCCTTCTTAAATCCTGTTCTGAGAATGCATAATTAGGCTATGACGTAAACGCCACGCCCTCGTTCTCCCGTCCTCAATAAGTTTATTAAAATAATATATATATAATATACTATTGTACCTGAGGTGGACGACGATTTGCATAAATTTAAATTAAGGGGCGTGTCATATCATCTGCGTGGAAAATATTTGCATAAAAAAATCGTTTTTCTTTTGACCGTAAACCTCATATAGAAAACGGTATAATTCAACTTGTGGTTTACTCTTATGTTTGATGACGCGTGTTATGTTACGTCAAACATAATATATAAGGATTTCACCACAAAACCCCATTATCTCTGTTTCTGTGATCAAATCCACAAAGATGGCTGATGAAAACGAAACGGTAGTTTCTGCTCCCGTTTCTACTGCTGCTTGGATCTATGTTTTCCCAAAAGATAAAGAACTTTTGGATGTTTTATCTGTTTTATCGTTAATGGAGAGAAATTCTCCTATAGTTATTTCGCCGTTGTTAATGAATTTGACCGTAGAAAACGATTTCTCGACCACGGTTAAAACACCTATCACTAATTTTGGAGGCACAATTCTAACTAAAATTACGTCTTTTATGCCCGTGTGTTTTTTTTTTCATGGAACTGAGCAGTTAGTTGGTATGGCCGAAGATCATGGTGATCTTATTCGATTATGTGAGCAAACCAGACAAAAATTTCACTTGCAATCGTTTGAGGTGCCTACAGCACGCAAAGTAATCGATATCAAAGCTCTTTGTTCTGCTGTCGGCAAAGATGCAGATTCTGTTATTTGTCATGTTGCGTGTGGAAACGGTTTCAAAGAGTTGTTGTTCGCTGGTCTGTTAATTCCTTGTGTTGAAGAACAAATTCAAGTACAAGTTGGGGAGTATTCGTGTGTGAAAATTCCTCTATATTCCGCAACTTTATTTGAAACTGAAGAAACGATTTCTTTATCTTCCTGTACAGAATTTATTCAGGAACGAGGATTTTTTCTGCCTGCGTTAAGTGAAACGCTTTTTTATTATGTTTTTACATCATGGGGTACAACATTACGATTTTCTAATACTAAGGAATTAATCGATGCTGGCCTGAAACAATTTACACAGGATGGGGAGCAAACTGTCAAATTAGCACCCCATAAAACTTATCTGGGTATCTCCGGACAGAAAATTTCAGCGGTCGAGAAAGATTTTTTGATGTTGGTTGATTCCGTTGTGACAGAATTATCGTTTAGTCATGTAGCCGAATATCTGGATTCGGTATATGACCCTAGTCAGATAATGAATTTTAATGACTGGCCAATCATAAGAAACTCAGAGACACACGCTGAACGCATGGCGCAGCTCACGAATTTAAAGTTACATCTGTCTAGTCATCTTGCTGTTTTGATCTTTGCCCCAAATTCTATCTTATATTGCTCAAAATTGGCATTTATACCAAACGTGAAACAAGCGTTTAATTCGGTGATGACTCAGGAATTACTGCTGAGATCTTTGTCTTTTTGTAATGCGTTGTCGTCTTTGAGTGACGATGTGTATAACGATAATAGAAAAATTATCAAATGTGATTCGACATCAGGCAAAGATGACAAATTTTCAGCTAATCACTTGGCTTATGCCTGTGCGACTTCTCCACAGCTGCTTTCTTTTGTGGTGTGGAATTTAAATCGTATGAGCGTTTATAACGCGGGTAATGCGCATACTGAGATTTACAATCATCTGGTAAATTGTTCGGCGAATTTATGTGAATTCTGTGATGGGAAATGTTGTCAATCGTGTATTGGAACTGCCATGGTGCGGGTCGGTACTCGTTTACCGGCAATACCAAAGAATGTTAAAAAGGAACCACTTGTTATGAGCATGTTTTCTCGGTATTATGCCGAGGTTGATATATTAGGCTCTTTTGGCAGGAAGCCTGTCAGCGAGCTCAAAGAGATTGGAAAAGATCAACAAAACACGCTCTCACTGGACAGGGGTAAATTCGTATCTCAGATCTTCGATTACTGTAAAAAAAATTCTCTGATTGATCCTGTAACAGGCGAAGATACTTTCAATGTTCGAAGTAAAAAAGATTTTGTTTCTATAATTCACGGATTAACACAGTGTATCGAGGAATGTGTTTCTAGATGCATTGTTGAAATGAGAAGGACACAAACGCCTAGAGAACAGATAGAAAATTGTCTACAGTCATTTAATGTAGATACGACCCCTTATGCAACTGCCTTTTCTCCTTTTTTGACGTTTTCATATTATAAGGTCATTTTGACGGTTTTGCAGAACCTCGCATTGATAGTGGCTTCAGGTCATGTTGTCGATAGACCTTGTACCGGTAATTCAATTTCTAAATGGCTCGTTCAGCAGTACCAGTCATTATACGGAACGTTTCACAGCAGCTATCTCAAAAAGGGTTTTCTGAATACGAGAACAGTTAAAGTCGCTTCAAATGTTGATATGGAGCAAATCTTAGATTGCGATCTATATAAATCGGGTAAATATGTGAAAACTACGATTCAGGCGAAACTTTGCCGTTTGTCTATGCAATGTCTTCGAGATTTTAGAATAAAAAATAGACCGTTCAACAAGTCTAGTAAGACAGCACACAACAATCCTTATTTTAAAAAAAACGTGAAACATAAGAAGAATCCCTTGTCTGGCTGTATCTCCTTTCTTTTATTTAAATATCATGATAAATTGTTTCCGAATGTGAAGATTTCGTGCTTAGAGCTATGGCAACGTTTTCTGCTCAACAATGTTCCGAAAACTTTAGATATTGGTAACCCCGAAGAAGTTAAAACTTTTATTAAATTTGCATTCAGTATTACGAATACCTATGATGAGATAGATATTATCGACATACAGCCAGAGTGTCTCTCAACTTTTATAGATTGTTATTTTCATAACAAATTTTTGTCGGCTTTAGGTTTTCATGACTACTTGACTAGTTTACATGGTCTTACATCTAAGCTGGTTACGCAGAATCCTGTGTTGTTTCCTGTGGTGTTAGACAAGCAGCCTAAATTTTCTTCTATTCAGGAATATTTAGTTTATGTTAAAAAGTTAGTTTTGGATGGCGTTCCGAATCCTGTGATTGCGTCACTGTCCAAAGAACCCAATTTTGGTACAATTTTCACAAGTCGATCTTTGGTTACATTTGGTTTGACATTAGAGAAATTTGTGAGTTTGGCTAATAGGGAATATTTTCAGTTTGGCCAGTTAGGTTGGATAGGCGGAAGTGGCGTGGATAGGAACTTAAACCCTACCTCTTCTGCATTGCAGGATTTTAGATTTATGAGACAGAAAACGATTATTGCTACAAAGTTTTCAGAAGTTATAGTGAAAAAGGTTCGGCGTGAGGCAATTATGTTTGATACGGAAGTAGTTAAGGGCAAGGTTCTCAGCATTGTTGAGAATTTAACTAACGATATTGATCCAGAATTATTAATAATAGCTGAGGTGATGAGGGATAGGGAAGACAAGCCGACTATGGATGATATGCTTTTTTTTGTGGATGGTAGGGAAGCCTTAGCGGCATCCATAATGCTTAAATTGAATCACTTAGTTGATATGAATGTGAAAGACTTTTCAATAACTAATCTGCAGTCGGTATTCGAGACGGTGTCTTCAAACGATGCTCCGGTCTATGACTTTTCTGAAATTCTAGCGGAGGAGGACGATCAAGGAAACGGTGTATTAAAATGTGATGAAACGGAAACCGAAACAGATGAGCCGATGACTAAGAAAAACCGATTATAATCGGAGTATGAATTCGTTACAATCTCTGTGTGTGTTGTGCGCTAGGCTTAATGAATGTGCTTTGGACCTTGAATGTTTAAAGTTTTGTGATCCTGTAATAGTATTGTCTGATATGGCAAATTTTAAAAAGAATGGGATTGTGATTCTGCATTTATATCAAACTTTTTTTGAAGGTATCAAAGAACAAAATCTTCTTTGTGCGTCAGCTTTGACGGTTTATATGCAGGTACTGCTAAAAGCTATGTATGAACAGGTGCTTCTTTTGGATGCAGCGTTGGAAAGCTTTATGGTAGACCAGGATAGAAAAAAATATTTTGAAAAGGTGTTGTGTTTGAGGCGTTGTGCTGAGCACTTGTCAATAAACATTTCATTGAATAACGGTGTTGAGTTTATCGTGCAATTATCTACGCTAAATGATATAGAACAATTAATCAGTAAGATCAACTCCGTATATGCTTTACTTTTGCCCCAAGAAGGGTTGCAGATTTGCGGAAAAATTATAGACTTGTTAACTATCATGTGTGGTGCATGTATGGTTGCGAAACCGGAGAGTTATCTCGAAACTAAGACTTGCATGAAGTGTTACGAAGAATTGACTTTGACTCCAAACCAAGGAAAATCACTTCGAAGAAGATTACATGGGAAGTTTTGTAATCATTTGACCGAACAAAAAGCTTTTTTTAATATTGAAAAAAACATTGAGACGATAGAGAAAGACTTAGGGGAGGCTATTTTGAACTATGGGACTGTTCAGTCTGTTGCGACTGAAATCAAAAAGATTTTTAAGCAGCAGCGTTCAGCCGAGTCGTTGCATGTTAGTGATGCTGAGAAAACTCTGAAAAAGTATAATATTTTTAGCAAGGTACCTGACGTGATATATTCTTTAAGTGAGTTTACGTATTGGTCTAAAATATCGGAAACGATAGTGAGAAATGTCGCTATTACGCTTCAGCAGTTAAATAGTTGTCATACGTTGTATAAGCAATTACAGAATGATGTCAGTCTTTATCTTTACGGTGAAGTGTCTGAAGACTTCTTGGCTTTGAGTGAAAATTTGTTAACGCATGACGAGCGCTTGTACGTTGGCTCCATTTATGTGTCTCCTTCGAGGCTGATAGATCTTGTCACTGGCCTGAGCATTAAAAATCTCGAAGAAAGTCCAATATTTAAAAGATTGGCTGAGGAAGATGAGGTTCAACATAAAATTAAGAGTCTCTTGCATGACATTCGGGATCCACAGACGACAGAAACACCGGGAAGGCTTAACACGATCAATTGCATGCTTCAAACTCATAATCTTCAGCAGGAAGTCTTGGCCCGGAAAAAGGCGTATTTTCAAAAGGTTTCTGAATCTGGTTATAATAGGGTGATGGCATGTATTCGAGAGCAAGAATCACTCATAAATAAGGTAGTGAGTGTGAATGTGTATGGGAATTTTATTTTTGAGGCCTTATCGAAGATTATGAACGGTTTCGTTCTCAGAAAAATGTACTTGGATGGCTCTTTCCGTGTAGATAGCTGTACATACGATGAACATCTTTATATTAAAAACAATCTGATGCCGAAGAAGCTCCCTTTGGAGCTCTTGCCGGATTTAAGTGAGATTATGTACACATTGTTAACGGGTCCGTTATCGGATTTTCATAAATCTGCCTATCCACTTCCGGCGAACATCTCAATGGCGTATGGTTGCGACCACGCGGAGATGTTACCGCATATGAAGGAAGATTTAGCTAGATGCATAGAGGGCACTATTCATCCTAGTGTGTGGATGGTGTGCGAATACAATGAATTTTTTAACTTTTCCGGTGTAACTGATGTAAATGACATGCAGAAAAAAATGTGGAATTTTATCAGAGAGTTAACACTTTCTGTTGCACTATATAATGATGTTTTTGGAAAGCGATTAAAAATTGTGCGTATAGATGAGGAGGGGGATTTGAGTGGAAATGTCGTTTTGACATTTAATCACGAGTCTCCTTTATTATTTCACACTGGTGGTGGCATGACAAAGTTTAAAGACGTGTATTCGCTGTTATATTGTGATTTGCAAGCTCAGTTGTCGAGAGAGACTGTAGACGTGCCGGAAGGAGTAAGTTACTCTGTTCGAACGCCTAATCTACTAGATCTCGTTAGGGAAAATGAGCAAGATGGCAGTATTATTCCTGGCTGTCTTTTTGATGAATAGTGTTTTAATGATATATTGTGATCCGGATCATTATATCAGAGCGGGCTATAATCACAAATATCCTTTTCGGATTTGTTCGATTGCCAAAGGCACGGATTTAATGCGGTTCGACAGAGATATTTCGTGCTCGCCGTATAAGTCTAATGCAAAGATGTCGGAGGGTTTTTTCATCATTTACAAAACAAATATCGAGACCTACACTTTTCCAGTGAGAACGTATAAAAAAGAGTTGACGTTCCAAAGTAGTTACCGTGATGTGGGTGTGGTTTATTTTCTGGATCGGACGGTGATGGGTTTGGCCATGCCGGTGTACGAAGCAAATTTAGTTAATTCTCATGCGCAGTGTTATTCCGCCGTAGCGATGAAACGACCCGATGGTACGGTGTTTAGTGCCTTTCATGAGGATAATAATAAAAACAATACTCTAAATTTATTTCCTCTGAATTTCAAATCTATAACTAATAAAAGATTTATCACTACGAAAGAACCCTACTTTGCAAGGGGTCCTTTGTGGCTATATTCTACATCAACGTCTCTCAATTGTATTGTGACGGAGGCTACGGCTAAGGCGAAATACCCGTTTAGTTACTTTGCTTTGACGACTGGCGAAATCGTGGAAGGGTCTCCGTTCTTCAACGGTTCAAACGGTAAACATTTTGCAGAGCCGTTAGAAAAATTGACAATCTTGGAAAACTATACTATGATAGAAGATCTAATGAATGGTATGAATGGGGCCACTACGTTAGTGAGGAAAATCGCTTTTCTCGAGAAAGCGGATACTTTGTTTTCTTGGGAAATCAAGGAAGAGAATGAATCGGTGTGTATGCTAAAGCACTGGACCACGGTGACTCACGGGCTTCGAGCGGAGACGAATGAGACCTATCACTTTATCTCTAAGGAGTTGACAGCCGCTTTCGTCGCCCCCAAGGAGTCCTTAAATCTTACCGATCCGAAACAAACGTGTATTAAGAATGAATTTGAAAAAATAATTAATGAAGTCTATATGTCAGATTATAATGATACATATAGCATGAATGGTAGTTATCAAATTTTTAAGACTACGGGAGATTTGATTTTGATTTGGCAACCTCTTGTGCAAAAATCTCTTATGTTTCTTGAGCAGGGTTCGGAAAAAATACGTAGGAGGCGAGATGTGGGGGATGTTAAGTCTAGACATGATATTCTTTATGTGCAATTACAGTATCTTTATGATACTTTGAAAGATTATATCAATGATGCATTGGGGAATTTGGCAGAATCTTGGTGTCTCGATCAAAAGCGAACGATAACGATGTTGCACGAACTTAGTAAGATTAGTCCGTCGAGTATCGTGTCTGAGGTTTACGGTCGTCCGATATCTGCACAGTTGCATGGTGACGTGTTAGCTATCTCGAAATGCATAGAGGTTAATCAGTCATCCGTTCAGCTTCATAAGAGTATGCGGGTCGTCGATGCAAAGGGAGTAAGGAGTGAAACGATGTGTTATAATCGGCCCTTGGTGACGTTTAGTTTTGTGAACTCGACGCCTGAGGTTGTCCCTGGCCAGCTAGGGTTAGATAATGAAATTCTGTTGGGTGATCATAGGACAGAGGAATGTGAAATACCTAGTACAAAGATCTTTTTATCTGGAAATCATGCGCACGTGTATACCGATTATACGCATACGAATTCGACGCCCATAGAAGACATTGAGGTATTGGATGCTTTTATTAGACTAAAAATCGATCCTCTTGAAAATGCCGATTTTAAAGTACTCGATTTATATTCGCCGGACGAATTGAGTAGAGCAAACGTTTTCGATCTAGAGAATATTCTTCGTGAATATAACTCATATAAGAGCGCACTATATACTATAGAAGCTAAAATTGCTACGAATACACCTTCGTATGTTAATGGGATTAATTCTTTTTTACAAGGGCTTGGGGCTATAGGCACTGGATTGGGCTCGGTTATAAGTGTTACGGCAGGAGCGCTTGGGGATATTGTGGGTGGAGTGGTGTCTTTTCTAAAAAATCCATTCGGGGGTGGTCTCATGTTGATTTTAGCGATAGTAGTTGTTGTGATAATAATTGTGGTTTTCGTTAGACAAAGACATGTGCTTAGTAAGCCTATTGACATGATGTTTCCTTATGCCACCAATCCGGTGACTACTGTGTCCAGTGTTACGGGGACCACTGTCGTCAAGACACCTAGTGTTAAGGATGTTGACGGGGGCACATCTGTTGCGGTTTCGGAAAAGGAGGAGGGTATGGCTGACGTCAGTGGGCAAGTAAGTGACGATGAATATTCACAAGAAGATGCTTTAAAAATGCTCAAGGCCATAAAGTCCTTAGACGAGTCCTACAGAAGAAAACCTTCGTCTTCTGAGTCTCATGCCTCAAAACCTAGTTTGATAGACAGGATCAGGTATAGAGGTTATAAGAGTGTAAATGTAGAAGAAGCGTGATGGATTCGGTGTCGTTTTTTAATCCATATTTGGAAGCGAATCGCTTAAAGAAAAAAAGCAGATCGAGTTACATTCGTATACTTCCTCGCGGTATAATGCATGATGGTGCGGCGGGATTAATAAAGGATGTTTGTGACTCTGAACCGCGTATGTTTTATCGAGACCGACAGTATTTACTGAGCAAAGAAATGACCTGGCCGAGTTTGGACATAGCTCGGTCCAAGGATTATGATCATATGAGGATGAAGTTTCACATATATGATGCTGTAGAAACGTTAATGTTTACGGATTCGATCGAGAATCTTCCTTTTCAGTATAGACATTTTGTGATTCCTTCGGGGACAGTGATTAGAATGTTTGGGAGAACTGAGGACGGTGAGAAGATCTGCGTGAACGTGTTTGGACAGGAGCAATATTTCTACTGCGAATGCGTCGACGGAAGAAGCCTGAAGGCTACTATAAACAATTTGATGTTAACCGGCGAGGTTAAAATGTCGTGTTCTTTTGTCATTGAGCCGGCTGATAAGTTGTCGTTGTATGGGTACAATGCCAACACTGTCGTTAATCTGTTTAAAGTGAGTTTTGGAAATTTTTATGTATCTCAACGTATTGGAAAGATTCTGCAGAATGAGGGATTCGTAGTTTATGAAATCGACGTAGATGTTTTGACTCGTTTCTTCGTCGATAATGGTTTTTTGAGTTTCGGATGGTATAATGTAAAAAAATATATTCCTCAAGATATGGGAAAAGGGAGTAATCTTGAGGTGGAAATTAATTGTCATGTCTCTGATTTAGTTTCTCTGGAAGACGTTAATTGGCCTTTATATGGATGCTGGTCTTTCGACATAGAGTGTTTGGGTCAAAATGGGAATTTCCCGGATGCCGAAAATTTAGGTGATATAGTTATTCAGATTTCTGTAATTAGTTTCGATACGGAAGGTGACCGTGATGAGCGACATCTGTTTACTCTGGGAACATGTGAAAAAATTGACGGCGTGCATATATATGAATTTGCGTCAGAGTTTGAATTACTTTTGGGTTTTTTCATATTTTTAAGGATTGAGTCTCCGGAGTTTATTACCGGTTATAATATTAATAATTTTGATTTAAAATATTTGTGTATAAGGATGGATAAGATTTACCATTATGATATTGGTTGTTTTTCGAAACTGAAGAATGGAAAGATTGGAATCTCTGTCCCTCACGAACAGTACAGGAAGGGGTTCCTTCAGGCGCAAACCAAGGTGTTTACTTCCGGAGTGTTGTATCTGGATATGTATCCCGTCTATTCTAGTAAGATAACGGCGCAGAATTACAAACTGGATACTATTGCTAAGATCTGTCTCCAGCAAGAAAAGGAGCAGTTATCGTACAAGGAAATACCAAAGAAATTTATTAGTGGACCCAGTGGCAGGGCTGTTGTCGGTAAGTATTGTCTACAGGACTCTGTCTTAGTTGTGCGTCTCTTTAAACAGATTAATTATCATTTTGAGGTTGCCGAGGTCGCCAGATTGGCACACGTCACGGCTAGATGTGTGGTGTTCGAGGGTCAGCAGAAGAAGATATTTCCCTGCATTCTTACGGAAGCAAAACGCCGTAATATGATTCTTCCGAGTATGGTGTCTTCGCACAATAGACAAGGGATAGGTTACAAAGGGGCTACCGTTTTGGAGCCTAAGACGGGTTATTATGCTGTGCCTACCGTGGTGTTTGATTTTCAAAGTTTGTATCCGAGCATTATGATGGCGCATAATCTGTGTTATAGTACTTTAGTTTTGGATGAACGACAGATAGCTGGATTGTCAGAGAGTGACATCTTAACCGTGAAGTTGGGGGATGAGACTCATCGGTTTGTGAAGCCTTGTATCCGTGAGTCTGTGCTTGGGAGTCTACTAAAGGACTGGCTGGCCAAGAGACGAGAAGTGAAGGCGGAGATGCAGAACTGTTCGGATCCGATGATGAAACTTCTTCTGGATAAAAAGCAGCTCGCTCTGAAAACAACATGTAACTCGGTGTACGGTGTCACGGGAGCGGCGCACGGGTTATTGCCGTGTGTTGCGATTGCTGCTTCTGTAACGTGTCTTGGAAGAGAGATGCTTTGTTCCACGGTGGATTATGTTAATTCCAAGATGCAGTCCGAGCAATTTTTTTGCGAGGAATTTGGTTTAACGTCATCAGATTTTACTGGTGATTTGGAAGTGGAGGTAATTTATGGTGATACGGATAGCATCTTTATGTCTGTCAGAAATATGGTTAATCAGTCTCTGCGAAGGATTGCGCCGATGATCGCCAAACATATCACAGATCGTCTGTTCAAGTCGCCTATCAAGCTCGAGTTTGAAAAGATTTTATGTCCGCTAATTTTGATTTGTAAAAAAAGATACATTGGTAGACAGGATGATTCGCTTTTAATTTTTAAGGGGGTAGATCTGGTGAGAAAGACTTCTTGCGATTTTGTGAAGGGTGTGGTGAAAGATATCGTGGACTTGTTGTTCTTTGATGAAGAGGTTCAGACTGCTGCTGTGGAGTTTTCTCACATGACACAGACACAGTTGCGTGAACAAGGAGTGCCTGTGGGTATTCATAAAATTTTGCGTCGTCTGTGCGAAGCGCGGGAGGAGCTTTTTCAGAATCGGGCAGACGTGAGACATTTAATGTTGTCCTCTGTGCTTTCCAAAGAAATGGCTGCATATAAGCAACCGAATCTGGCTCACCTTAGCGTCATTAGAAGGTTGGCGCAGAGAAAGGAAGAAATTCCGAATGTAGGTGACCGAATTATGTACGTGTTAATAGCACCATCTATTGGCAATAAACAGACGCATAACTATGAATTAGCAGAAGATCCCAACTATGTGATAGAACACAAGATTCCTATACATGCGGAGAAGTATTTCGATCAGATTATCAAGGCTGTGACTAATGCGATCTCACCCATTTTTCCGAAAACCGATATAAAAAAAGAGAAGTTACTATTGTATTTACTTCCTATGAAAGTGTATTTGGATGAAACATTTTCTGCTATTGCAGAGGTAATGTGAATGTATTTAGGTTTTGTCGTTTGTACATGTTAACAATAAAGTGGTTTAATGGAAACCTATTAGGTGTCCTTTGTATTTTTCGAGTCTGTCGCTTATTTCGTTTGGGATGTCCATTTCTTCGAGTTTTTTTTGAAGCATCCCTATGTCGATGTGGATATTAGTATTGGTATCTAGTGTTTCGCAGAGGACAGTTAGGATTACACTTTCTTGTAGTATATCTAGATAAACGTTGTAGCCCGAGGATACCGCTACTATTTGTTTAATGCATTCACAAGGAATGTGCAGAGTGCGAGACTGGAAAACTATGTGCATTCCGAGCTTTTGTTTTCTTTCGAACATGATAGGGAATATGTTGTTGATCGTGTTGTGGACAATATAAAAGATTTGAAAGATAGTGGGTTGTTTGGCGGACATTCGTATGAGCTCCATGTCCTTTCGAAAACCGTAGAAGTAAAGTCTGTTTTGCATGACGTTGTTGACTTGGTTCAAGTGGGCGACCATTGCATCTGAGGAGGTTGGAACGGAGACGGATTCGCAGTGTAGGCAGGCGCTTTTGGAGATTTGTTCGTTAGCGTAGGGGGAGAATTCTAGGCAGGTGTGTTGGTGGTGATTGCTGAGACTGAATGGGACGTCGATGGGTTCTTTACCGGTAATTGGCAGTTTTATGATCGCTAGAAATTTCTGTTCGTATTCTGGAAACAGGTTGAAGACGGTGTGTAGATCGTGAAGTTTCAGTTGTAAGTAAAGCTTTGTTTTTTCTCTGTGATCAGGTCGTTTTTGTATTCTGTGTGTCACGGACAGGCTTCGCGATCGTCGAATACGGCTCTTGTGTACAGTCATTCTTCAAACGTAGTAGTTGACGGTGAAAATGGGATCGACGATATCGAAGTGGTGAAGTGCTAATAGGTTAGTGAAGTCTTTGAGAAACTCTGTAATTTGAGTTTTATTTTTATGGTTTGGTTTAATAATCTGAAAAGCTTTGAAAAGATGTATCGCTAGCCAAACATGTTTTTCGACGATGCTTAAATATTCGTTACGGTAGCATATGGTGACTTTCAAGTCTTGGATTTCTCCGGCGTCTGTAGTGTTGAAGAGAACCTCCGGGTTGATGGTTTTACAGTTTGCTAGACACAGGGGATCACAAAAGAAGTGCTTATAGACTCCCACTGTTCCAGTCTGGCGGAGTATCAGGTAAACGTGGGTATCGAGAGTGAAGTTATCATCTGAGAATGAGAATTCGTTATCGAATATCGCCTTGCTGTAGTCGGAAAGATTTTTGACGTGCGTGTGTATTTTTGTCTTCTCGAAGATATCGGCGATGACGAACTGAACTCTATCTATCATCTTTAGGTTGTTTTGACAGTAGTCCATGATGCTCTGATGTAGATATTTTAAAAATAGGTAATCTTGTTTGGAAGCTGCCATCAGTTCACATAGGAGACAGACGCTGGTTGTTTTGTTTTTGGTGATAGAAAATGGAATCTGTGCCAAAAGAATGGGACCAGCTGTGAGTTCGATGTCGGTTTTATTGGAATACAGGTTTTTGATGAAGCGATGTTTGCGGATAGTTAGGTCCGTGAAGGGAACTCGGTCGAAGACGTTCGTGCCAGACCACATATAGAATAAGAGTGTCGTGAAGCGAGTCTTCATGGGCACTGTGAGTTTTTTATTCAGTTCGGAGCTTTGTGTTTTTTTCGGGTTCATTTTTTTGGTTAGAAATTTTTTTATTTTGATGTGCGGTATAGTGTCTTCTTTTAGCAGGGTCGATCGGATTATTGCCATGTGATTCAGGGTTATGTTTTCGCTTTGGATGTGATCGTTGACTGTATTTGCGAAGCATCTGTGAATAAAAAAATGAACGTGAAAGTCAAAGATGGAGACAATGTTGTTTAGAAAAAGACCGTCGAAATTGATGTTTGGAAATCGTTCCCGTATTAACATTAAAAATTCTGTGGAAACGATCAGAAGAGACAGTGGAGTTTTTGGCGCGTAGTTGCATTTGTAGCACAGTAGACTGTAGTCGTAGATCCATGATTTGTTTTGTTTGAGGCACAGATTTACAATGGAGCAGATGTTGCATCGTCTGTCTATATTTAATGCGACGGATAGTTGCTTTAATTCCTCTAGGTTTTCAGAGTTGTCTAAATTGGATATTTCGTTTTCTATGTTTGTGGGGCTGGTGGCTGTTGTCGTCTCGGAAGGGATCGGTGGTTGAGGAGTGAGGTAGCAATATAACAGAATCTCGTTTAGTATCTCAGATTGTATAGGCAACGCTTCTGAGTCCCATCCTTTGTACATGATGGATTCCTCACCTGAAAAGACGAATCTTGAACTTTTGTATGAGCGAGTCTGTGAGCAGGGAAGGGAGTTTGAGGTCGTGTTTTATCCAATGTTGCCACGATTATATGAAATGATGCTTCCTTCTTTGGAGGCGCGACTGAATTTTCTTAGTGTTGGATATAGACACGTTGCTTTTGCTAGATACGTTCACGGGGATGTCGATTGCGTGCATAGAGAGGTCATGGCTCAAAAAATGGTACTTCTTACTTCGATATTGTCAAAGCTGTTAAATGTAAATGGAATATTAGAACATCAAGAATATTTAAATACGGAATAGCTTTTAAATAGGTGAAATGGCTAACGTACTCAAAGAAAAGATGTACGATGAACTACTGAGTGCGACCTGTCGTATCTTAAAGTTGGGGTCTCATGACTATAGGATAACTGAGCGGAATCTATTGTCGAAGAACCCGAAGTTTCCTTTGTGTGATATCATTCTCAAGTTAGACTACGCTTATAATCTAGAATATCTGCTAAGTCTTTGGGAACATGTAACTAAGCAGGAACCCAGATTTGTGTTCAAGAACACAGGTGGAGCTGTGTCGATGTCTTGCTATTTGCATGCCCCGGTTAAAGTAGAAGGTCATCATGCTGTGAGAGAATGCAACATCCTGCGTGTTAATGAATGTTTGACTGTCCGCATGAGCGACATAGTGGCTATGAAGCCTTCAACTTTTGCAGTGTTCACGAAATGTATAATCAGGCGTAATCGAGACGACACTTACGTTGTTGAGTTTGTGGCGTTCGGACCTGAAAACGAATCTGAATACATTTCGCTTTTGAAGGCAATTTTCTTAAAGAAGTGTTCTATGGGGAAACAGCATCTCGAATCAAATAGGTTTTGTCAAGGTTTGAGAAGAAGGTCTTCACATGTTTTGGAAAAGGGGCGATTCGAAAGTAGCGGGAAAGTTGTAAATAAAGCTTCTGCGGTTGTGACATCACAGGAGAGTATAAAGCAGTTCTATGAAAAAGAGAAGTCATTACTGTCCGGTGTGAAGTTTTGGAGACTAAGTGAAAGACATTGTCGGTTTGCGCTTGTCGGCATCTGTTTTCTTTTAGCCTTGTATTTTTGTTATGTTCTACTTAAAAAAACTCCTACGCCAGCTTCTGGCTCCGTTGTGTAAACATGGGTCGTACACGCATTTGCAATTGTTTGTGATGGGTGAGGCCTGTGTGCCAGGAAAGTGTGTTCTTACAATGTTTTTGACAAATAAAAAATTCTTGAATAAGGAAGTAACGGAAAAATTTTATAATGAGTTTTTCGCAATTTGGTTGCGTTGCAGGCCGGAGACGCGATTAATCACTAAGCGACTTTTTAACAAAATGGTTATGACAAAGGGTCTTTTTGTTTTGCTCGCCTATCTGTATTTCGTGTATCGGCAGTGTAAAGTTCTCGAATTGTTGTCTCTTTATAAACTTAAAACAATCAAATGGGTGGACGTCGAGACTAGATTCAGGGTTTATCCCCCGTACAAGCTTAATAAGTTGTTGGAGATGCCCTCGTTTTCCGAAATCAATGAGTTGCACATGTTCCTGTTCGAGCAACAGTTGTTGCTTCCGATTCCGACGCACGTGAACTTACCGTGTATGAGGCTATTCTGTTTACGTGACTATGAGCAGACCGAGACGGTGATGTTGCGATATAGGCAGAGAGAGCACGTTTTGTCATTTCCCTCTATGTTGCGAAAGTATGCTTTGAAATCTCCGGCGGGGAATTTCATGTTTACTATGGCAAAGGCTTTGGTGGAAAACTTCTGTTTTAGTGCAGACAGATATCTTATTCCAGTGGAGCATAATAATCTAGTACCTATGGTGCCGAGCAAACCTGAACGGGGTGATTTTCCAAAGATTCTAACCTTTGCGTTGGCGACGTCCTTAAAGGATGGCTTAGCTACCAGTGTTATTTCGTTACCCGTTATGTGCTATTGTAAGACTAAATGTTCTCGCTTTATACTCGAAGAGAGTTACATTTGCGTTATTTGCGCAAAATGTGGTCACTGCTTAAACTCCGGAAAAGAAAAGCTGTGTTCGCCGCAGGGCTTTTCGCTGAGCTCCATGTTCTATTTTAGAGACAAGCAGGAGAAAAATTTGATATACAGCATGCACACGGATGTAATGTATTGTTCGCTGTGTGGGAGTCAGCAGTTGGTGTTCGAGCGGATATATGAGATGTCTGAGCATTGTGTATTGGGGATGAAGGTGAAAACCGTTTCATGGAAGGCGGTGATCGGAACAAATTCTGCTTGCACTATTTTAAATGACAATGTGAAGTTCGATGTTATTGTTCCTTGTTCGTGTAGATCCTGTTATTCTACTGTGCATCTCTACAACGTGACCGTCAAGAAGTTGTTACGGCTTGTTTCACACGGTTCTGATTTTCAGTGTCAGCGCTGTCAGCATTCGTTTAGAGAGACTTGCTTAGATCTGGAAGACTGTGTTAATATCTGTCAAGGTTGCCAGATTTCCCAAAACGTGAGGTGTATTTGAAATGACGACCATACGTAGTGATGATTTGTCGAATCAGATCACTCAGATTTCAGGTTCTTCAAAAAAAGAAGAAGAAAAGAAAAAGCAGCAGATGCTTACCGGTGTTTTGGGGCTGCAGCCTAATATGGCCAGTCATCCCGTTCTTGGGGTTTTTTTGCCAAAATATGCTAAGCAGAACGGCGGTAACGTGGATAAAACGGCGTTCCGACTCGATTTGATAAGAATGCTGGCGCTGCATAGACTGAACACAAAAACAGGGAGTGATTGATGAAAGCTTCATTTATTTCGTATGTTTGGATAATAAACATTTATAAAAGGAGTATGACTGTGTGTTGAATGTTACAGATACATAGATTTTAATTTTGAAATAGTTGTATTTATCGATTCGGAGAACTCGTTGATTTTTTCTCGAGCTAGAGTGACATCTTTTATTGCTGCGCTGGCCGTGTTAGCTTTTACGTCTGGACTGGTTTCCGGTACGTTGGTATCAGTGGATAGGATGATCGATTGGCTCTTGGGCATAAGTCCAGTAACGGCAGGCTTTTTAAACTTTGGTTCGGAGAGGTTTTTGTTGGTTAAAGTTTCAGAGGTTTGTTTACCCGGGCGAGTAGACTCAGTATTGTTGGGCGGAAGTTGGTTTAAAATATCTGTTGTTTTTGGGTAGAGATGGAAGGAAATTAAATTTGTCGCTTCGTATTCTTGCACGGGAAAGTGGAAAGGATTTTTGATGTAAAAGGCGACTTTTTTTGGATTGGTGGACATCGGCGGTAGATAAACGTTGACAACTTCGTTGTCATAATTAAATAATATCAAAGGAATATTGGGTGTCGCTCTGTTTGTGTGGTTGAGGTAGGAGACGATTTTATCGAGCTGTACTGAAAAGAGTGAATGTTCGACTATGTTTTTAGTCCATGACTGTTTCAGGATGTAGTCGATGTCGAATGTGCGTGCTCTGAGGACAGATTGGAAGTCTTTATCGTGGAGTACGTTTTCCAGGTGTCTCATGCAAAGCAGGTATGTTTTTTCGATGATATCGATGTACATGGCGAATGTCATTTCATACCCTGTCAAGAAGGAGTAAAGAATGTAGTCGAAGACATATTCCTGAGCCTGCAGGCGAGTGAGTGTCGGTGTGTTTTGTGCTTTGTGTACGGTGATTTTTGAGGTAATCCTTTCTCCGGATTTTATTGTGTCTGGTTCGTGGGGAGTTACCGAGGACGTAGTGATCTTATTTTGGTGTACGTATTCGGAGCATAAGTCCTTAATTAGGTTTTGATAAGATCTTTGGGTAAAAATGGCCGGTTTGTATTGAATCCAGATATAGTTCATAAATTTGTAGGGTAGAATTAAAAAGGCAGTGAGATAGATAAAAAACTTTTCGTTTTTGGGGCACAGTTGTGTAAAAAATGTTTGTTGGAAGGTATCTTTCATAAGTTTGGCGGGTTGCCATAGCTGGGTGTCGATACATATATTTCTCATTAAATGCATGGGCTTCTCGGGAGGGTTGTGGCTAACGACGAATGTGTTATAGAGACTGTTTTTGTCTATGCTTTTGGCTAATGAATTTATAACCAGATCTGTGGAATGACTGAGGCAGCCGTAGAGGTATTCAGGATGTGAGCATAGTATCAAAAGTGTGAATTGCTTGATGGGTAATTCGAACGCTGTGGAAACAGTACTGTCTTCAGAGGCTGTCCAGGCTTGTGTTATGCAGTATATAAATAATTTCAAGTTCACGATCGGTATGAGTTCTCTTTTAAAATTTTGTGTACCGTCTCTGAGGTAAGGGCCTAGGTCCAGGGTGATTATATTCTCCCAGAACTGTTGTAGTATCATTATGAAAGATTTACATACGGACAGGAGTTTATATTGGCTAGATACCAAGCGGGGGGTGTCTTCTGGTACATTAATCTGCTTGTAGTTCAGGGAGAAAAACTTTACTATGGCGTTGTTAAAGATGTTATGGAATTGCAGCGGAACTCCTGTATCGTCAACGATTAGGTGAGTTCCAAAGACGGAGTTTACTTGGTAGAACACTTGACGTTCCCGTTCAATCCTGAGGCGGGCATATAAATCCGAAATAGGTTTGACATTCGCTACTGAGTAATCAATCGGGATGAAATTTTGTTGCTGAAAGACCGCCCACTGTTTCAGAAGTGTGTTCTGGATGTAGTTTTGCGCTGCCGTTATGAAGTTGAGGAGTGCGCGCAGACCGTTAATATAATTTTCTGTGTTGAGTGAGTCAGAAAGTAGATCATTTTCCTGTGGAAATTTTTCAAATGGCTGGCTTTTGGGCAGCGATTTGAACTTCTCTATTAGCCGTTCCACATTTTGTAGTTGCTGAGGAAAGTTGAATGCTAACTTGAAGCTGGCGACATTATTGACGATCTCAAAGTATTCTTTTTTGAGTTGTTCTTTTTCGTAGGTCTGTTGCATAGAAGTTTCGGAAGTGAGAATCTTGTTCATGAGAGTTTGATACTGTTCCTGCCCACCGGCAACGCGTTTAGGATCTAACTGCTTCAAGAGCTTAGTCAGTTTTGGAATGTTTTTCGTGTTTTCGACCGTTTCGTTGCAAATGACTTTGTTTTCAATTTCTACGTATTTGGTGTTGATCTGGTACTCCAAATCTCGTAGGGCTGCGTAATTAAATGGGATTGCTTCTTTACCGAATTCGCTTATAGCTGACAGGCAGAATTTGTTGATGTCGTGTATTAATTTTGTTAACCATTTGAGAGTTATCTCTGCTTGAATGTAAGGCATCTCGTTGGTTGCTTTGTTCATTAGCTGACTTATAACTTTAAAGGGATCAGAAATAAAGTCTTGCAGTTTGATGTTAATGAAGTCTGGGATGTAGAGCCTGGAATCTGAAACGAAGGCTGTCCATTTCGTATCGAATGAAAGTTTTGTTATATGGTTCTGATCCATTTTCGCCTTTAGGTGTGCGTTAAAGTGGTTTAACAATTCCTGGAGTTGATTTTCTTTATTGTTGACTTCCACCGTGAGAGCTTTAGCGAATGCTGTTTCTTTGAATTGAGTGTTTTTTATTTCTTTCAGCGTGTGCGTATTTAGAACTAGATAAATTTTGTCAGTTTTTGCATCTTGTGACGAGAGAAGAATTTTTTTTTCAGCTAATGCGTATTCTTTGGAGAGCTGTTCTTTCATTTTGTTCGTCTCTTTTCTCAGCTCTGTAATGCGCTCTTCGTAGAGGTTTAATTCTTGTCCGTAGATGGAGTGGCTGAGTCTAGTATGTTTATTGGTGGAGGTAGCAATTTTCTTGAGGAACGTGATACTCTTTTGTACTTGTTCGATTTCTGTTTTTACATCTTCTGTGCAGAATGTTGTTTTTTTGAACTTGGATAAGAAACTGAGTAAAGGGGTATATTTTTGTTCTTCCTTGGACATCTGTTCGGGGTTTAGAGGAGTTTTGATTAATATCTTTTCAATAACGTCGGAGATGATCTTGCTGATGGTCGTTTCTATGTCTTTTAACACTGGCAGTAGTGCATGGGTAAAGTGAATGATGACATTGTTATCTTGCAGTTGTTTCAGAAAGGTTTCTAAAAGATTCAAATGCATTGTTTCCAGAGACGAAAATTGACCATCCTTTAGAATAAGTAAGATGTCGGTCAGTCTTTTTTCGAGGGTGCTTCTGATTGTGAGTATGTGTTTTTTGTCGTTCTCGGCAGTTTGTTTCATTTGCTCTTCCATATGTCGTTGTAGTGCTTTATCGAGGTCAGGTTTGCAAGTTTGTAAGGCGTGTTTAGTGGGTGCAGTGGCTAAGAAGGCTGTCAGTTCTTCGGGAGATGTGATGACGACCGTTTTTGCTCTCTGTATCCAGTTTTTCTCTTCAGTGGTGATTATTTTTTGAGAGTAGAGAAATTTGATATGTCCCATCAGCGTTGGTATTTTTTTTCCAAAATGCTGTCTCATCATGTTTTGAAGTTGTTCGCTATTCGTCGTGATGAATTGGGCCAGATCGTCGAATTCATCTAGAGTTTTTAAGTTAGCGCATTTCTTTGCTAATTGCCGTAGCGTGAGAACGGATTCGAACAGTGCTGTTTTTTCGGTGCTGTTTGGGAAGAGATCTACAAGAAATAGAACGGTTGAAAACGTCTGTTCAGGGACCGTTATGTCATTGAGCATGTCGTCTACATATATGTCAAGTATGGATTGTATTTTATCGTGTAGAGTCATAGCGATATCTGGTCGTTGTTCTAAGATGAAATGGAGGTGTAAATTTTTTACGGTTGTAGTATTAGGTAGGTTATAAGCAGAGAGGTGGTGCAGGAAATCGTAAATGGGGGTTAACTCTTGGTCCCCTAGGATTTGTTTTGTGATTGCAGCTGTCTGTTTGTTTTCGGTGGTGGAGATTTCCATTTTCCCCAGTTCTTCAAGTTGCGATTTGATCATTTCTATATTTACGACTGTCTTGTTTTTGCTGGGATCCGCTAGGATGGATTCGATTGCGGCTAGGATTTCGGAAGCTCTGTCCGAGGGTTTCTGGCTGTTATAGAAATCTACGAACATTTTTCTGATAGATAGGGTAAAGTTTGAAAGGTTGTTTATATTGAAGTGAGAAGTTCCGAAGCGTAGAAATTGCGTGTTGTCATACAGTTTTTCCACCTCTTGAAGCAACACAGTGTTAATGTTTAGGCCACTGTGTTTTAAAACTTCAATGTTAAAATAAAGGTTTACTAGGTAGGCAAATAGGCAATTCAGTTCGGTAACGGGCATGAAACCGGCAGCGATATTGTTATAGTTATCTTGTACGATTTTGGTGAATTTGTTTGTGAGCGTGTGAATGGTGTTGGTGAGTTTTTCATTGAGTTGTTTATCTAGGGATATTTGTTGGGTGTTGTTTAGCGTGGAGATGTTTGGTAGTTCAATCGATTCGGTTATGAAACGCGGAACGATGCCTTCAGTGATGTCGCTCGTGTGAACTTTGTGCACGTTTTCTGATTCTATAGGAAGTGCGGGAGTTTCGCCAAGTTTGTCAATAAAATTAGAGAGTTGTGCGAAACTGTTCTTTTCTCGTTCAATAGCCTCTTGAATCTCTTTTCGTTTTTCGTTTAGCAGAACAGCTACTTTGTATTTTTCTGCCTTATTCAGACAAATGAATTCATGAAAGTGTTTCACAGGGTTATGGTCCACGTAGGCTTTTAGATAATTTTCTATGTCATCTAGTTTTTTTGGCATTCCTTGGAACATTTGCGTGGTCCACGATTTGACCCATTCATAATGTTTTTTGTGATCATTATCAACTATTGCCAGAAATTTACTTAGTAAGATTCTCTCGAGTGTTCGAAAGGTCGTGGTTTTGCACAGGTAATTATTGTAAATGAAGATGATGTCCAGATTGTTTTCTTGACAAGCTGCCAACGCCTCGTTGAATACTTCGGAAAAGTCCTTGAAAGGCAATAAATAATTTATGAAAATAGTTTGTTGTTGTTGTTTGCTAGAATCGTCATTTGTGGATCCGACGCCTACAAACACGTCGATAATTTGACACAATAAGTGGAAAACTCTGTTCCAGAGAAAGGGTGTTGCGAAGGGCTGATTAGGATTAATAGGAGAATCTTGTAAGTATATGGTCCAGTTGAAATTAGATTTCATTATAGGAAAAGATTTGAGATCGTGAAATAAAGATTGAAATTGTGATCGTAGTTCATAAAAACTCGGAATGAGGTCAACTTCTGTTGCGTAATATGTCAAGGATGCGGTATCTTTTTTCTTTTTGTCATTTAGTTCTAGTTCTAGACTATGAGAGTTTTTCTTTCTTTTATGGGGCGCGTGTTCTAGATCTGTCGTTTTATCCGCAACGAGGTCCTGTTGCGATCCGATATCATCTGTTTTTTTTATCTCATGGATTTCCGTGGAAGAAAATTTATCTAGCGCAATCGCTATGTCGGGGTCTTTATAAGTTTTTAGGATGAGAAGCTCGGCGTCGTGACTAGAGAGCGACAAATTGGAGGTTTCTATGAAAAAAATGAGGCTGGCGTCGTAGTAGAAGCCTTCGGTGCCGTGGGTGGTGAGCAGTTCATAAACTTCTTCAATGTTTTGACAGATGTAGATGGCTGCTGTGGCTTCTCGTTCAGTAGGGTGAGAGTCGAATAAGTAGAGAGTATTGTTAAGAAAAAAAAGTGCTCGCGATAGCACGCCGATCGTGATGACTGCAAAAGTAGGACCATTCTTGCTTTTGCCATACAGTATGAAATCTATGAGTCCGAGATATACCTCATTGTCAATTTTTTGTGTGTCTAGGGTTCCGTTAAATGGCCGTGAGAGTTCATGCTGTGTGACACCGTATCTAGAATGGATCCTCTTGGGGATCTCGGTGGGGAGTCTGTAGTCTTGCGAATCTGAGTTATTTAACATTAGGGCTAAGGTGCCGGCCGTGTCTAAGTGATAGCCTTCTTCCATTATGGCGTCTATAGTACCCGCATTGAGAGAATTGTTAATTCCGTTTAAGTAAACGGTATGGAGAAATGAAAAGCTGTTCGACATGCATTGTTTTCCGGCTCTCGGTCCGTATTTAGAGTCATTTTGGTTTGTGCTACTGGTAATGATTTTCATGGGTTAGAACGCGACCGTTAAAATTTAAGAGGAGTAATAAGATCTTGCTGTGCTGCCTCAGCATGTGCAGCGTACCAGTTTAATTGTCGTTCGACGTGTCTGACCAGGTTGTACCTATCGTCAAATGTATCGAGAAATGGAATGTGGTCGGTGGTTAGTTTTTGGGTAGACATCAATTTCTTATGTAAACTTGTGGTGGGTTTCATGCTTTCAAATAGTTGTGTTATAAAAGGCTTGAAAACGGCAACTGCGTCCTTTTTAATTTCGAGTATTGTGAAAGAATTGTTCGAAACCGCGAGGTTGGCGGCTTCCAGACATCTGGAAGCTAACGACGTGTTTAGGATTGCATTGGAGCTGAGTACATCAACTATGTAGATGATCTTCTTCAGGGATTCGATTAGGATGTCGTTTGAGGTTTTACATTTTTCGAGGTTCACGGAAATAGAATGGTATGTTTCGTTTACGTGTTGGGAGATGCGTTGGACAGTGTCGATGAATTTTTGTAGTGCTTCGTTGGTTAGCAGCTCTTTGGAGGAGGAGACGCTCGTGATTATGTTTCGTAGCATCCCCGTGAGTGTGATTTCGGAAATTTGGATCGTTTGTAGTGATTTTTCGAATTCTTCGTGTTGACGTACTAAATTCCTGCATGTAGCGATGAAGGAGCAAAACGAAGTGGTGACAATTTTGTCTGTTCCGATAGTTATGTAGATAAATAGATTGTCTAAGTTTATGTTGCATTTGGTCGCCAAGATGCTGGCGCATTGTTTCGTGAAAGTTATGTACGTCTGTATCAGGGAGAAGTTTGCCGTTATGGTTTGTTTGATCCAAGGGTTTACGTATTTTTGGAGGTAGTTGGTATACGCGTTTAGTAGAATGCTTACGAGAAGGTTTGTCTCCGGGGAGTAGATCGTATGCGTCATCACGTTTATGTGGTCAGCGATTTTAAAGATTACGGACTTTATTACGGTGAAAGTGCCTAGATCTATATGGTCCACGTTTATGGAGAAGGCATATAGCCACGCCATGTAGTGTAGTAGTAGATGTTGCGAGGGGAGTAGGAGTTTGCAGGCGTGGATTAGAGTTAAGAGTCTGCAATCAGATTGTAATTTATCAAAGGTAAGATTGGTAATGTGTGAAACCATAGGTATAACGTAGATTTTAACGAATAATGTTTTGAAAGATGGATGAGTGCTGTAGGGAAGTAAAGATTCATATGCGTCCGGGGAATCGCTCTGATAGACCTCTTTGCAGATGTCTCTTAGCTCAAGGGTTGTAATATGGTGTGCCGTAGAGTTGTTTGAGGTGGATACCGAGTACGTGAAAGGGAAAAATACGTTACCCCATTTTTCGAATAGGTTTTTGTATAGAAACTGTTTTTGATCTTCGTTTCCTCCTTTGGTATATTCTTTAAAAAAGGATTCGGAGAGAGAGACGTTAAAGAGACATTCGATGTGATCAGATATTTGCTTCCAGAGTGTGGAATAATCATTTCGTTCGATGATCAAAATGGCTCTCTGTTGTTCTAGTATGAGTTTTTTCCTATTATAGAATATGAATGTTGGGCTAAAATTTTCCATACAGATAAAAAACACGTGCGCGGTGAAAACAATATGGGTTAAGTTAATGGTGAATGTATTGATTATGGGTTGGGTGTCTGGCGTTGCCATGTGGTTTGAGAGGATCTCGATGTAGGTTCTGCACGTTTCCATGTTTAAACCGATTCTGTTGAAGTGAAAAATTGTATCTAGCAGTTGGGATAACGATGCGGGTAAGCATGAGCTTTTCGTTTCGATAACCTGCTGGATGACAGTAGCGAAAAATTGATTGATTTTATTGAGATCATTCTCCCGTTCTTGAGGGATTGTTTTTTGATGAAGTATGTGATAGATGAGGCCTCGATGGAAGAGAATATTTTCGGTTCCGAGGAAGTCGAGGATGGACAGGTCGGTTTTAAGTAGTGGATAGATATATAATCCATTGTCCTGGGCTGTGAGATTTTTTGAAAATATTTTCAAGCTAAACGTTTTTTGATAAAGTAGTTCTGGGCTGTTTCCTGAGGTGTCAAAAAATTTATCGAGATTCGTGAACGTTTGATTGTCCAACGTCTTTTCGAACAGATCTATTAGATGGCGATTTGAAGAAGGGTAATATGTAAAACAGTAGTCCATTTTCAACAGCCTGTCTAGAAATGTGTCGCCTGGAAACTGAATGTCTTCGAAAGTGAGAACGTGCAGAAACCATGAGTAAAGTTTCCGATATAGATCGTCTATCAGCTCTACGACGGCGCGGCAGTTGGCAAGAAGTGAATTTTCGTGTGTAAAGCTGTTTATCTTTTGTATGATCGACTGAATCTTGGAGTATTTTATCGTTTTATCTGTACCTGGGTCATTGGCGGCGGGTTGTGCTCGAAGCTTGCCGATTGGGGACGATAACTCATTTTTTAGCATTTTAATGGAATTGAGTATTCGATCGAACACGTAAAGGACCTCTGCATTATTTAAGTTTTCAAGTTCTGTGCCCGACGAACTCGAAGAGGGAATTTGGCTGAGTTCTTCGTATAAAAGTTCTGCGGAGAGCAATTTATTTTCTGATGTTAAGGTCGTAGAGTTTAAAAAGTAGAATACCGCATACTGTCTGATGAGGTCAAAGTGATATTTTTTCGGGGTTAGTCGATTAATAAAAGCTATTACTCTGTTGTGTGTTACGCTATCGGCTGCCAGGGATAAAAGTTCGATTTTTGCCGTAGCGGCTAGTAATGATTCTGGAGACGTGCTGTTTTTGAGTGAACTAAGGATGAACTCTAAATCGAGTGCACGAGCTGCCATTGTGGATACTGTGGAAGCTGTGAAGAAGAGAAAATATATATCTATCGATGAGGGAACCTTAAATAATGTTGTAGAAAAAGAAAGGAAATTTCTGAAACAGTTTTTGTCCGGCAGGCAGAATTTACGTATAGCGGCAAGGGTTTTCACTCCTTGTGAATTACTGGCACCGGAGCTGGAAAATTTGGGAATGTTGATGTATCGTTTTGAGACTGATGTGGACAACCCTAAAATTCTGTTTGTGGGTCTGTTTTTCCTTTGTTCTAACGCATTCAATGTGTCTACTTGTGTGAGAACCGCTTTAACTGCCATGTATACAAACTCAATGGTTGATAACGTGTTATCGATGATCAATACGTGTAGGTACCTGGAAGACAAAGTGTCTTTGTTTGGTGTGACGAGCTTAGTTTCTTGCGGCAGCAGTTGTCTGTTGTCATGCGTCATGCAAGGAAATGTCTATGACGTTAACAAAGAAAACATTTACGGGCTCACGGTATTAAAAGAGATTATACTAGAACCAGACTGGGAACCGCGGCAGCATTCCACCCAGTATGTTTACGTGGTTCATGTTTACAAGGAGGTTTTAGCAAAGCTCCAGTATGGGATCTACGTAGTTCTGACTAGTTTTCAGAACGAAGATCTGATAGTTGACATCTTGCGACAGTATTTCGAAAAGGAGCGGTTTCTGTTCTTGAACTATCTTATTAATAGCAATACCACGCTGAGTTACTTTGGAAGCGTTCAGCGTATTGGTCGTTGCGCGACGGAGGACATTAAATCGGGTTTTCTGCAGTATCGTGGAATTACCCTGTCAGTGATAAAGCTAGAGAACATATTCGTTGACCTTTCTGAGAAAAAAGTGTTTGTATAGCTTCTGAGCCTTCTGCCTGAAAATGAAGAGAAAAGAGCGTCGTATTAATAAAGATTATGGCTACAACAGAAAATGCGTTTGTCATTACGAAGCTTCGCAAAAACGTTTTTGTTATTCTCAATATTCATGCGCTTCTGTTTTGTATGAACGGGTTCGTGACATCGCTAAGATAATCGATCGTCTCGACTCAGGTTTAGATGCTTGGTGTTTGCGGGATGCCATAATTTCTGTTTTGAGAGCTACACATTGCGTTCCACGAGTGGATCGAATGCTAGGAAGATGGTATCTGAAGACGAGTGTTTTTTACGATTTTTGTCCGGACGATTTAATTTTATCATGCCCGAATGTGATTATGCCAAATGTATTGAACTTTGTAAAGAAGTATCGAGATTTTATTCGCAGCGTACTCTATAAAGTAAGCGTGAGTTGGAAAAACCAATATATGCCCGGAGTTTTGGCCGCATCTCGCTTTTTAGAAGAAATTTCCAATTCTTTAAACGGTGTCGAAGAGAGTATTCCATGCATCTATCTTCGTATGTGTGCTACTTTGACAGAGATCGTGTTAAGAATTGGTTATCTGCGGGAGATATATCAGGAGAATCCTTACGTGATGTTCGAAGAACTGGCGTTTTCCCTTTTTACTCAAAAATGGGTTTTACCGTTTTCCTGTATGACAAATTTGGGCCTCGTGGAAAAGGCTAATAGCACGGTTTTTGACGTGGCGATTTACAATACATGTTTATATTCCCTTGTGGATTTTACAATAGTAAACGGCGAACATCTTTTTCCGGCTTTGTTAAACGGTTCTAATATAAGCATGAATTTGACTCGTTATCAACAGGAAGCCAAGAATATTTTTGAGATATTGCTGTCTCAAATTCGGGTGGTGGAACGTGATACCGATAAGACGGTTCAGTTGACAGTCTATGTGGAAGTCTGGCATGTGTCTGCACTAATGTGGCTGGACTTGTATGAAGCTTTGCCTCAGACTTCTCGGGTCACATTTTGCTTGATCATTCCTGGGATTTTCATGGATAGGTACGAGCTGAAAAGGGCGCAGTGGTCTCTTTTTCATAAAAATATAGCTTTTGAATTAGGAAAGTGTGACGAGATAACTTTCTCGACAAAATATTTGGAGTTTGAGCGGACAACAGATCATGCGAAAATTACTATGTCTAGTTTTATAGAAAAAATTTGCCTTTGTTTAAAAGGGGGCAGGATGGGACTTATTTTCCGAAAAAACGTATATCAATATTCTATGATTCCTCATGTGCCTTTGTATTGCGGGGGTGATTTTTTGGATGTTTTACCCGTCAGAGACGGTATTAACACTTGTATGAGAATGTTGCTTAATGTGGTACATTTCTTGGGTGACGAAGTAAGCGATGAGCTAACTGAGGAGATTGATTTCGTGCGTTTGCAGTGTAAATTTTTTATGTTTAATGAATTAAGGCGGGTTGTTCGAAAAATGGTGTTGGTCGCTAATGCTGTGATTGATTATGCTGTAGAAAATAAAGATTTTCTGTGTGAGGGAATCGAAGATGGACGAAGTCTAGGTATCTGTGTCACGGGTCTTCATTCTGTTTTCATGACTGTCGGGTTATCCTATGCACATCCAGATGCTCGTCGATTATATCGAATGATATGTGAACACATTTATTATACTTGTGTTCGAACGAGTGTGGATTGTTGCATGAAAGGAGCAGAGCCATGTAATTTATTTGACAGGTCAAAATACGCACTGGGGATGTTATACTTTGATCATTTTGATAATGTCGAATGCACGCTCCCGGAGGAATTGTGGACAACGCTAAGGAAAGACGTGCTGATGCACGGAGTTCGCAATATTCATTTCACCGCCGGTACTGCCATGCAGAAAGAATTCGATATCATCAACTCTTCTGAATCGTTCTGGCCGATGGAAGACAATAAAATCCTAAGGCGGTCAAATATCAAAGTCGTAATTGGAAAAGACGGTTTAAATGATGTCACTTCAGTTTATTCGTCGGAATTAAAATCGTTATATATCCCCGTGTATAACAATCTGTTGCTCAACAGATTTAACAAGCATCAGCAATATTTGAAGACTGTGGGATATAGGGTATTAAACGTGGACACGAACCTATTTACGGACAAGGAGTTGGATGATTTAGCCGTTTTCAAAGATGGTTTTAGTTATCATTTGAATGATTTGATTGAGATGTATAAGAGTGGATTGCCTTTTTTAGATCAGGGGCAGGCAAATGTGTTTTATTTCAACGATACTGTGAGTTTGAGACTCTTGCTACCGTTGCTGTATAAAGCCGGATTTAAAGTCGCTATGTATAAGGTTTTGTGTAATTCTGAGATGTATAAACACCTTGATTTATCAAATCCGTTACCGTTGATCGGGAAATGTTCGGATGGTGTGGTTATGCACGTAAAGAACATTTTGTAGTGATGTAATAAAATGTTGGCGCCAAAAAAATACAGTATATAATGTGTTGGTCATTTCATTTGTTTTTTAAAGCACATAAGGCGCGAGTTGGTGCTAGGACTTCGTTCTTGACAGAGATGGAGCGCGGTAGTCGAGATCATCATCGTGATCACCGTGATCATCGGGAACATAGAGAAACGAGAGAACCGCCGACCCTAGCTTTTCATATGAAAAGCTGGAAAACTATTAATAAATCGCTTAAAGCGTTTGCAAAACTGTTAAAAGAGAATACTACAGTGACTTTCACGCCGCAGCCGTCGATAATAATTCAGTCTGCTAAAAATCATCTCGTGCAAAAGCTGACTATTCAGGCGGAATGTTTGTTTTTGTCAGATACTGATCGTTTTTTAACGAAAACCATTAATAATCATATTCCACTTTTTGAAAGTTTTATGAACATCATCTCGAATCCTGAGGTTACGAAGATGTACATTCAGCATGATAGTGATCTGTATACGAGGGTTTTGGTAACGGCTTCCGATACATGTACACAGGCGTCGGTTCCCTGTGTGCACGGACAAGAAGTGGTGCGAGACACCGGGAGATCGCCGTTGAGGATTGACCTTGATCATTCGACCGTTTCCGATGTGTTGAAATGGCTTTCACCTGTAACTAAGACTAAACGCTCTGGTAAATCTGACGCTTTAATGGCGCACATTATAGTACAGGTTAATCCTCCGACTATAAAATTTGTGACAGAGATGAATGAACTGGAGTTTTCGAACAGCAATAAGGTTATATTTTACGATGTTAAGAACATGCGATTTAATCTATCTGCCAAAAATTTACAGCAGGCTTTAAGTATGTGTGCTGTAATCAAGACGTCGTGTAGTTTACGTACGGTAGCCGCTAAGGACTGTAAATTGATATTAACTTCCAAAAGCACGTTGTTGACGGTGGAAGCCTTTTTAACTCAGGAACAGCTCAAAGAGGAATCTCGCTTTGAACGAATGGGTAAACAAGATGACGGAAAAGGGGATAGGAGTCATAAGAACGACGACGGAAGTGCGTTGGCATCAAAACAGGAAATGCAATATAAAATAACCAACTACATGGTCCCCGCTAAAAACGGAACTGCGGGCTCTAGCTTATTTAACGAGAAGGAAGATAGCGAAAGTGACGATTCCATGCATTTTGACTACAGCTCTAATCCCAATCCCAAGAGGCAGAGATGCGTCGTCTGACAGATAGTTTTATTCTCGGTCTTGCTAAGGGTGCCGTTATTCCGGGGTTGTATACGTTTAGAATGACAGAGGGGAGGTCCCCCCTCGGACAGATCGGCGTTTTGATAACCGTTGCGATTTCCTTTTTGTTGACTTTTAAAAGATTTGATCCACGCTTTTATAAACCCATAGGTGATTTCAAGATTGTGTTTCTGTCTTTAATGGCGCCGAAACTGCCATCATTATTGTCTGCAGTGGTCATGATCTGCTTGATATTTTCCGAGATGAGGTTGAGAATGATTTTAAGTCGTTGTGTCATGATTATGCCGTCTTATTCCCCAGCTGTGTTTACGGGAATCATGGTGTCTTTGTTTTTTAAGAGTCAAATGTTCGATGATTATTCTGTCTTGATAACGGCTGCGTCTCTCCTGCCGATTACTGTGAGATATGGATGGATGATACGATCGTCTGGATTCCTTCTTGGTTTGCAAAAATATCGTCCGATTTTGAAGTCAACGTCGTTTCGTGAAGTTGATTTGAAATGCCTTGTAAAGTTTACGGTCGAATTTTTGTTATTATTTACGATGCTCTGGATCGGAAAAATGTTCTTGAGTATGCCAAAATCTAACCATCTTTTTTTCCTGACTGTGGTCAACAACGTATTTTTTAAACTAAACGTATTCAAAGCCGCTGCGTGCGCGGTGGTGGCGATCTTATCGGGACTTATGATGAACGTCTGCCTATATCGAATTATCTTTGAAGCCTTTGTAGGTCTCGGGTTTAGTTCGATTATGTTGACTTTGAGCAGCGATCTGAAAGACAGATCTTTCTATGCGGGTGATTTATTGAACGGTTTTTTTTGTTTAGTTGTGTGTTGCATGTATTTTGGTGTGTGATTAGACAATTTATCGTGCCTGTTTTGGTGAACACCAATAAAATTTTTTGCAGTATTAATGTTTTCCCAATTTGTGTTTATTTGCCCTGAGCCGGGCAGTTCATCGTTATGGGTTTGTCTTCAAGCAAAGACATCGATTTGCTGGTAAATTTTATCGAAAATCGCCAGGGCGCCACGTTAGCTTTACCCTGGCCCGAGGATTATCGATTGACTCTGCATAGTGTAGAAAACATCCCGGAAATTTCACGTGAAGATGTTCAAAATTGGGCGAAGACCTATATGTGTTGCGGAGGCGAATTGGTTGTGGTTGGGGTTATACATAAGGCAAAAACGAGAACCTGCAGGGGACCGATTGTCCTTCAGGGGGCGCGGGGGCACATCTATGTGTATAATGGTTTTTTTGACAGAAGTCTTTATCACGTGGCTTCTTCTTTTCACGATTTGTTTTCTAATGGTTTGCGGTTTTTTTATCCGATTTATGAGACGTGTGATTATGCACTGGACAGTACTGTGGCGCTGGATATGATTGCTCACAGTAAATCGTTTTCTGAGCTCTTACATTACCGAAATGAAAGAAAGAATGCTTTTTTTACCTTGAAAACATATCCGTACAAGACCTTTGTTCGCTTTTGCAATCTGAGCATGACTGAGTTTTCTAGTAGACATTTGATTCAGTGGCGAAGGAAACTGCAGACGAGTCTACTAGATGTAGTGTTTATTGTACAGCATAATTTTTTCGGTGACTGGAGGGAGCTCGTAGTAGTGTTTGACGGCCACGGTATGCTTTTTTGCGTCGACCGTGAGGAGAGCCTTCTCTTCATAGCTCGCAACATGTCCGATTTTTTAAAAATTGGATGTCTGCGTTATAATGAGAATCGTCGGTTGCATACGCAATGGTTTACGCAAGATACGGACTATATTAAGCAGGTGGATGAGATGTTTTCTAGAGACGTCCTCTGTCCTCTCCGTGAGCACTGTCAGAGGTCGCGCCGAGAGCGAGGATTATTAAAGATATGTACGTCTCTAGTCAGGGGGGTTAATTGTATTGAAAGAGGGTAGGTTGTATTCTCCTACCATGTTGCTTATAAGCAAAACTCTATTCCCCATTCCTAGAGGTGCCGATGAATTCTGGGAAGGAACATACATTCTCGTAGTTGCATTCGTGCTCGCATTTCTCGTTTACTCCGATTTTCTTAGTAATTTAAGTCCGTTTGGAGAAATTTTATCTTCGCCTTGTATTTCAACGTGAATCTTCGTCGTGAAGAGGATGGATCCCCCTCGGACGCCGCCGCCGTCCTATTCAGAGGTGCTGATGATGGACGTCATGTGTGGACAGGTTTCTCCGCACGTTATCAATGATACATCGTTTGTTGAATGCATACCGCCTCCGCAGTCTCGCCCAGCGTGGAATTTGTGGAACAATAGACGAAAGACGTTTTCTTTTTTAGTTTTGACGGGCTTGGCTATCGCAATGATTTTGTTTATTGTGTTTGTTCTTTACGTTTTCCATGTGAATCGTCAAAGGCGATGAATTACCTGTTTTAGAAACATTTGCTGATGCGATGTGGAGCGGAAACATGAACATTGAAAAATCTCTATTGGTTAAAAGGAATAGCAGGCATTGACTATTAAACTAACATAGCGAATTTGAACGTATGAGGAAATCTGAATTTAATGCAAAATCGTGTTTTTTTATGATCGACATTTGTATTTTTAATTTGAATTCGTCGAGTTGTATTATAAAAACTAATTCGGAACATTGTTCTAAAGATTTTTATTCTGCTATCTTGGTGTGGGTGTGATTAAAAAACCGCTGCACTTGGGCAATCGCAAAAACATGTTGTTCTTGTCTTTTTTACTCGTGTGTCTTTGTGAAGAGGTGCGAATGCTCAACCTAATGACTACAGAAGTTTCGGCAACTGAATTTGCATCAATTGCGTCTAAAAACATGGAAACGGATGTATCGACATCCAGCGACTATTTAACTGGGAAATCCGAAACCACGTTTTCGGCGAATTCTGAAACGTGGGGTAAAAATGTTACCGAAATATCTATAGATTCTGAGACATATTTAAATCAGTCTTTTATGGTGACCTCTACGTTAGCCGTGGAAACCACAGATCGATCCATTGGCAATAATGTAAATGTTACAAGTTCGTTTCCGACGGTCAAGGGTGATGAGACGCAGAACATTGAGACGTCTTTCACAGTAATATCGGCGTCGACATTTTCCGATGTGTCTGAAAAGACGCCTCAGGGTTTGTCGACGAAATCCACACCGAAAAAGACGGTTCAGGCTCTTTGGGAAACTGATACTGTTCAAGTCCTTGAGTTTACAGATACACATGAGGGAGATGAGGAGTATTTTAAAGATTTTCTAAGTTCATTAGTAATTTGGATCGGCGGGATTAGTTTTATCGGGGCGTTCGTAATTCTGATAGTCATTTTGTGTAATTGGTATAAGAAAGACAAGCAGAGGTCTTTGTTTTGGGATGAAGAGAAAAAACCGGATGTACAAATGAGGAGGGATGTAAAGACTTGCAGATGAGGTTCTCATAGATTGTTATTAGTGATTATGGTGCCTCAGGGTTGTAGTTTAGTATGGGTGAGTGCATTATACGTGTCGGTGATAGCGTCTTTGCATATTATTAACAATGAAAATTCAGTTTTTATCGCAACACACAGTGAAACGGAGTTAAGGCATTGGTTGATTTTTGTAAAAATGGCTCAGAGAAACGGAACTGCTTGGTGGCGGATGGCTAGTGTGCCTATTAATGCTTATTTCGAAAGAGATATAGCCTTTTTGTTTAACCCTCGATGCGTTATCGAGACCGCCATGGGGTCTAAGATATTATGTCGATACAATAAAAATATTGGTGTTGTGTTCGTGGACAATGATACTAAGTGTAATGTTTCCTTTCCGAGCGGTGTGCAGTTACAATTACTAAATCAATCGGTGATGGAGTCAATTAGAACTAAAACGTATGTGGTGGATTACGCTAGAAAAACTACAGAGAGGGGTGATTGCTTCATTTCTGTAGCATTCTGCCGAAAAGAGAGACGACGCTTTTTATCCCGCTGTGAGCGCTTTGTTTATTACTGTATCTCGGTTTACCTTTTTGCTGTTGTGGTTCTTTGTTCTTGCTGGTTTGCTTTGGATCCGTTGTTTAATATGTGGGCGTAACCCTTCGACGTTGTGGTATGACGGCGATCTTATATTAAAGATCGCCTCGCTGGACTTAGTGGACGCTAGTGATCACAAAAGAGAAGGAAAACCCAGCATGATGATCTGCCTTGTTTTCTTATGCGTCTTGACGTTAGCTCGGGGTGAAATCTATCCTCCCATTTGTCCGGCCCCTGGCGTAGGGAACGATGAAGCGGTTAGAGCTGGGGAGTTGCTGTTAGAGATATCTGCATACAGAAATCAAAGAAGCGGTAGAGTGGAGTTGTGGGGCAGTGCGGCGGTCAACAACCAAGTGTTTTATGGAGGAATGGAAAACAGTCAAATTGATTATGATTTCGGAAAGTTTTTGGTTTTTCGATGTTTTCAGGTTTTTAATAACGTACATAAACTATTGTTTAATACCGTGAGTAGTGCAACTATGCATCTTGCAAGAAAGCGTGTTCAGAAATGTGGTCATGGAAAAATGACATTTATTAGCATTCAAGTCCAATGCTCTGTTAATAAAAAATCGATACGACTGAGTAGAATGAGTGAAGCAAGTCTCAAGAAACAAGTACTACGTGTTGCTTTTTTTCTTGATCGGAACAATAACTCTTGGATTGCAGATAAGAATTTTCAGGGTGAAGACAGAACGATGTTACGTCTTTGGAATGAACTCTCGACATATCAACAGTACTTGATATCTTCGTGCAACAACGACGTTAAAATCCTATCTGAGTTGTACGGTGAATTTAGACAAATAGCTCTGCCTTACGACGAGAAGTTGAACCTAAATTTTATGCCGGTTATCAGATCTTCTTCAGAAAGATTGTTCAGAGCTGATGATTTGAAATGTTCGTTCTCTAGGTGGCTGGGCGCAGAAGGGGAGTTTGCAGTTTGTGAATATTCAGGTTGGGGTGTCAGCAGGCTGGGAAAGATCGAAATCTTTGCGGAGAAGCCACTGACGTTTGATATGGCATGGAAAACGGTAAAGATGAGATCGTCCGGTGCATATACGTCTTTATTTCGCGACGATGTGACGTGGGGACTTATTCCATTGGATAAATGGGTAGGGGATAAATATTTCTGCATGTGCACGAACAAGGAGAGTGGCGATAATGTTATCGTTACGCTTCCGGAGAAGAATGTTGAAAAGTCTATTCAGATTTATGACGAAGGTTCGGCTATGTTATCATTTGCAGAGATGACATCTATCATATTAAACCTTATGTTCATGGGTGCGGTGGCGGTTTCTGTGGGTATCCTGGGTATTTCCTGTTTTGTAGGATTGAAGGAAATAATATACTTTATCTTTGTTAGTGTTGACTACATGTGGCCTTTTTGTGATACGTTATTGACTACGGCGGTTAATTGTTTCTTCAAAGGCCGTACCTTTCTTCGACGTGAATTAAAAATTTAAAAATGATAACTGTCTTTGTCGCATGCTTATTTCAATGCGTTTCTTCGTTGCCGGCTAAACTTTACATCAAGACTACTCTGGCTGAAAGAATCGGTAAACTTCAGACCGTTATTGGCATTGATAATGATATAGTTTTTGCTTACGAGAGGCTCTATGAAGATTTGACATTGCTGAACCATACGGTTGTTGGAGAGACGTTGTTTGACCTTACGGGGAGCTTGGAAGAAGGAAAAAATTCTACCGTAGACCGTTTCTTAGGACATGTGGTGATACGTGAATTTCATAGACTGCACGCTGGGCTTCAGTATGTCTCTCTTCGAAATTTTTCTGTAAGCGAATTGGTTTGCTTCGTTAACAATAATACGCAGTTGTCTGGCAGCTACGTTTTTTTAGCGGGTAATACAACCTATGTACAGATAGATCTGTTTAATGAAAATCGTGGTTTTGTTCACGATCTTATAAATTTGAGCAGTTTTTTACAAAATCGGTCTTTGCACGTATTGTCGTTTTATGCAAGACGTTTTTGTGTAGAAGACATCTTAAATTTCTATGGTAAGGTTGTTTTCGGGGACTCTAGACATCGTCCTCCGCAAGTTTTCAGCAAGAGAGATACAGGTTTGCTCGTTTGTACAGCTCGGCGATATCGGCCCATTGGAACGAATATTCAATGGAGTATTCAAAACCAGACAGTTTCAGATGATCATATGACTGACGATTTCATTAGAACCGAAATTGCCGGTCAACTTCTATACTCTTATGAAAGAGCATTGAGTAGAGCTTTGAGCATGACACAACGTAATTTTTCATGTGAAATTACGCATAAATTATTAGTTACCCCAGCTCTCTTAACAAGAGAGGATGCTTTTAGTTTTAAAGGTTTTGTGAATCCCGTGAAGCAATCCGAAGACATGTTTCCACGTCATAATTTTCCAGCACCGCACAGAAAAAAATTTAATAAATTGCAGCTGCTGTGGATTTTTACTGTGATACCAATTGCTGCTGGGTGTATGTTTGTATATATGTTAACGCGGTATATTCTGTTTTTTGTTTCTGGGGGATGTTCATTGAATCCAAATAGGGTGCTAAAAAGGCGTAGGAGAAATGATGAAGTGCCTATGGTGATTATGGAAGTGGAATACTGCAATTACGAAGCTGATGATTACATGGAACTCCATAGCGTTCAAAAGGTCCGTGACAATTCGATAGCGGTTGTCTGCGGAAATAATTCGTTTGATATAGAACGACAGTCTAAAATCTCACGAAATTTTTAGCAATGTGAAGTTAGAAATTTTACCTTTGGAAAATATTTCCATGACTGTGAGGTTATTTGAATAGAGATTTTTTTAATAAATTGGTTTTTTTTAACAGTGTCTGTTTTTTTCTTAAGGTGCTTTTAAAATTATGCCACACCCATTTCCGGAGTTGCAGTGTGTTTTTTTCGTATAAATTTAACTAAGATTGTGCAGTTATTACATTTTTGGATGGCCGGTTACAATAGTCATTAACGAGAAAAACATCGTAATGGCATTCACCGGTGATGAACTGGCGCGCATGTTGCAGTTTAAGGATAAGATGATTTCTTCGGCGGGGCTCGCTCTGAAATTTGAGAAAGTTGTACAGGAGGCTATGGCTTCCGGAATAGTTCTTCAACATATCACTTGTATTAAAGTTCGGATTTGTGACAATTCCGATATCTTGTCTGACCGTCAGCTGAGAAGTTTATTAATAAACGGGTTGTATCCTTTTGAGGGTAGGATGAGTATGTTTGGTGTAACGGAGGAATGGGAAGGTGCGTCTGCGGCTCCGGAGAGACAGGTTGTTTTTTTGTTATCGTCAACTGGTCAAGTGCTTGGATATGAAGATGGTGTGGTATTTTATTTGTCACCTACGTTTTCAGATTTTTGGACAACTGCCATGGAGTTCTCGTGTCAGAACGCGATCTTGAGTAATTTTATCGCACAGAAGTCCCGCGATGAATACATTGATCAATTTCAAAAATATTTTACGAGAATGAGACATACTCCAATTTTCTTGACAGGTGTATTGCCTAGACGGTTTCAGAAGGTAGAGAGCAGTGCTTGTGTGGAAGAAGATGCTCGTGCTTCCATGAGACCAATTCAGTGTGACTCTTTTGGTGTTAAGGATACATTTTGTCGGCCGACGGAAGAATTGCTGCAGCCATCTGCGAATAAAGATGTTGGTGGCAAGGTGTGTATGTCTTTATCGTGTCGAGAAGACAACTCCGCTCGACATTGCACAATCTATGGACTGACCGAAACTCGTGGTATAAAAATTATGTTCTCGAGGCATACACAGACAGACCGGTCTGAGGTGATGTGTAACGCTGCCACCCAAACCGGAGACGTGGTGGATAATTCTTCAGAAACTCTGTTTCTCGGTAAAAATTTGGTCCATCAGTCAATTTTGGAAACGGAAGTCAAAACGACCGCAAAAAATACTTTTGATGTCTCTAATCCTCGAATCGATTCGGTGTACGATACGACAGTGTTCGGTGCTATGGCAACCGATGATGTAGGTTGTGAAAATGTTCAGGGCGGTGCGTCTTTGGCGCAAGAAAAACCTTTAAAAGGTTATTGTATCACTGCTACTCCATCAGAATGCAAACCGAACATTCATTGGCTTAAGAGCCCAGAAAAAACTGTTCAGGAATCGGCAGCTGTGCTGAGGTAGGTCTTTTAATTGTTTCACGGATGGAGAGAGCGTGCACACAAACAGTAATTTTAGGGATGGTGGATGTTTTCGCTTGATGCATGTGGCAATTGCTGGTACAAGAGTGCACGAAGGTGGGTTATAGATGACTGAATTGCGTTACCGTGTCTTTAATGGGTTTGTTTTCTACATTTTCAAATTTATTTGTTTTGTTGTATTCCACAGAGACGCGGCAGATTTTTTGGAAGAAATTGCAAACGATTTGTAAATACTAAATGTTATGAAGAAGTTAACTATGGAGTCCTTGTCAGTTTATATCTTCGTAATGGGAGTCTGCTTTACATCGAATTTCACATGCGAGCAAAAAATAGTCTTAATTCAGGAACATAAACTTAGATCTATATGCATCTCTACTTGTTATGTGAATGGAGTGTTAGCTGGGAATTCTAGCTGTGTTTCTGTCAAAACTTCATATCTGATCAACCTTGCGATGTTAACAAATGGCTTTAAAGCCATGAGAGTTGGAAATATTACATCTATCTCTGAAAAAACGGCTTTTCTGCGTGTGATTATTAATTATTATTTTAGAGGAGTGATGCTTAGAGCTTTGATCGCTCAAAGGCTTCCAAATGCCGCTAATTTATCGAGTACTGTAAATTGCTGGCTGGATGATCATAGCGCAGGAGGTGTGATGACTCTATTTTATGGAACGGAACGGATTGTTCTCAATTCCAGCACTGAAATCAATGCGAGTCGATGGATAAGTGACGGGCAGGATGCCAATGGCACTTTGAACATTTTAAATGAGAGAGTGTCTTTGGATATCTATTTTCTGAGCAAGATCTGTCCTCAGTTGTCGTCTGAAATTTACAAGAAAAAGGTTGCGCATCCGAAATATTTTTCATTAATCAAAAATGATACGAAGCCGAAAAAATTCTTAAGAAATACATGGAGGTCTGCATGGAGTAATTGGTATAAATATAAGGAGATCAAAGAGTTTTTGGATTTTTCAAGCGATTACGAGAATTTCTCTGAAATTACGTATTCAATGTCGGCTGCTGGGTTGTTCTTTTTGGCCGGGGGTGCATTTACGATGCTGTTATTGCTATGCTGTTTGTCAATGATTACGCGGAAACATATTGTGAAAGATTTAGGATATTAATGTTTATTAAAATAATTACATTAAAACAATGGAAAAGGTGGTCGTAGACAGTAAAATGTGTAGTGGTCGTTGGATTAAATCATATCTGCGGAAATAAAAAATATTAATTACCTATAGTCAATGTTGTTGTTTTTTTGTCGGGAAATAAAAAATATTAATTACATATAGTCAATGTTGTCGTTTTTTTGTCGGATTTAAAATGGATTAGTGAAAAGACTTACTCACCTGCGTCAATGCGTATTTGATAGAGAAGCGCGGATAGCGTTCATTCCCAGTGTCGTTAGAATGTGGATTAGTGGGACCTATAAAAAATTTCAAACTGGTGTAAATACCCTGGGGTGTTCGTAATGTGCAGATCAGTCAAAATCTGAGCTCTCCTGGGCATTAGTGTATAACGAAACGATAAAAGTACTTACTATTTTGTTTTGTCGATGGGAATTACGGATCCGACTACTGTAGTTTTCAGGTAAGAAGTCTGCCTATGGAAATGATTTAACAGTGCTTAAATAAATATCGCGTTTCTATCGGTAAAATTGTATATACGTTTTTAATATTTCTTACCATTTCAATGTCAGTATCATTCGATGGCTGCCGCTTATGGATCTGTCTATCTTGAGAGGTAATCTCTGGATTGTTCCTTCCGTTGGAATAGATGAAGAAAAAGTTGATGTTTAAGGCGATCATGGTTGTAATGGTGGCAGCGATTTGCTGCTCTTTTTGATCTTCGGAAAGTTTGGTATGTATGAGGTTTTGAGGGTTTGTGGCTTTCTTATATATAAGATTTTAGGGAATTTTTGCATATGACGAGTATTTGAATTTTCCGCAACGGTGGTTTTTATCATTCGTTTCCTTTACGGGAAATCAGTTCTATGAGAATAAACTAAGGATATTGTTGAATCAGTATTGTTTACATTGTATTATTTTACATACATAAGAATCATTATTAACGCAGGGAATTGTTCGGTTGTCTTTGTTTTTTCCATGGGTGGACGAGATGGTAGTTCTAGTTCAACACTATGACATTTCTTGTTTTTGGATGGTAGTTGATTAAGTTGAGTTTTTTATCTCTGTGTGGTATAAAAGATGGATAAGAAATGCGAGCTGGTTTATTTGTAGTTTCGGGTTCAAAGGGGTAGTTGACGGTTCCATAACGTAGATATGGCAGACGAACGAACCAGCGATTCTGTTAAAACTCGTTATGATATTGCACTGATGAAGCTAAACGATATAAAAATTGCAGTTTTTCGTGATTCTCTATCGACATACGTAGAACAGAAGACCGGCTTAACTATACAGTTTAATTGGCCGAAAAGTCGATGCTTGGTGATTTCGACACTGTGTAAAATTCCATTTCCCACAAAGTCTGCCGCAGAGTTGCAAGAAATGTGTAAGTATCAGTGTTTCGTGTCAGTTCTGTGGTGTGTCATTCTCGTTTTTGTTGTGAAAATAAAGTTATTTTTCCTTTTAAACAAGGTTCGTTATTACTTTGCTGCCCGGAAAGATTGCAACTACTTGGATATGTTTCTGTCTGGGGAGAGGAGACTCGTGATGTGTGCCTAACTAAAACGTTGGTGTTTGCGGGAGAAGACGAAAAATTTTACGGTCTCGATTTTGTGAATGAGACACTGTATCTGTTGGCGGAAACGACGGAACGATTTGCAGTTCTCGGATTGCGTCGCTATGATCCGGTATATCGAGAAAAGGACATTCGCTTTCTAACGAAAATTGATGATGTTCTTCAATCGTTGATTGATGCGCAGGATAATTTATGGAAATTCGCTACTATCGTTTATAAAAATAGTGGGAGGCATTACATTATGAAGTCTTGCTTGGAAAATAACGATGGAGTATTTGTTTTATTTCTTACTAGGAAAGAAGATTTTCCTAGTAGGATGGAATGGAATTTCTTTTCGGATGTCTACGAGAGTATGCCGTATGACGGGCAGGTTATCGGAAGCATTGGAAAAACATTACTGTATCCTAAAACGATGTTTGTGATGATGGATTTATCGGGGGCAATTTATGGTATTGATACGATCGGAACGGGAATTGGATCTTGTGTTAAAATAGCAGACGATTTTGAATCTTTTTTAAGACAAGGGATTGTTAGGGGATATCGTCGCTATAAATTTTTCCATAGGAACATTAACACCGTCCAAGAAATTTTGCCGTTGTGTCCCCATACTTCTCTAGGGCCCACATTCTCGAATAATTACATTTATGATTTATCATCTGAGGATGACGAGTAAATAGATACGTCATACTTTGAGTTGTATTTAACTTGATGTATGGAGATGTTAGTATACAGAATAAAAATTTTAGCCGATGATAATATTTGTCGTTGTAGTTTTTAAATCCTGTTTTGTACCATTGTATATGTGTTATGAATGAGATGTTCTAAAGGATGGGCAAGTAGCCAATGATTCTTAATTCTTAAAGCGTGTGATTCAGTATCTGTTTTTATAATACGGAGAGCTATCGTGCTGAGCGGAACAGAGCTTTGGCTGTGACGAAGATGGATGTGTGGAAGCGTCAACGGCTTCAAGAATGCCGTGAATTGTGTCCTTTGCCTGTATTAATGTCACTGTCGAATATGTTTTCAAAAATCGAAATCGTATACGTTAAATATCTATTTAAAATGGACTTTTCTACTATGTATAGATATATTTTACCGGCTCTTACGTTGAGTATGACGGTTACAAAATCCCTAGTTATTGAAATGTTATTTATTTTAAAAAGATGGGAAGATATTGATCAATTTTTTAGATTGAACATCCGGAAAGTAAACGACTGTTTCATCGTAGCTCAGTTCAACCATATTCCTATAAAAAGGTGGGTACTGATTTAAGTATACGTGGAAGCGAGCGGGCTAATGTATGCCGATTAATGTGTTTTTCTTTTACAGGAAGTTAATTGTGTTGTTGTATATGTTAACCAGTAGACAAGAAAAACAGCTTTTCCTCAATATGATATATGCGGTGAGTTTGATTTTGTACAGTAGATTTCAAGATATATTAAATTGTAATTAGGTGCTTGGTCCATTAGGTTGCTAGACTATACTTTTCTGGTGGTAATTTAGTGTTTAATGTAAAGTTATATTGGATTGGATGGATAAAATTGATGGTTTGTGTTTTTTTTTTTAGTTTTTAGAGAAGAGTCACCTTAGACTTGGTGATGATGAAGAACAGAATGCTATTCGTTTTTTTTCTTACGTTGATGATTTACACCTAACGCGGGATATTTTATTGGAGATGATCCACAAGCTCAAGAATACGGAAATCAATCAAACAATGGAACTTTTATTATCGTACAATGAATTGGCTAGATAAAGCACTTTTTACAGTTAATAAAATTATTTGTGATTATAACCTTTCGTCGTTCGTTTCCGTTGAGCGTCTGGTTCTGCGTCTGAGGCGGGCATTATTTTGTCCTCTTGCCGGAGATGGTGGGGCCATTGTGGGCGTACGTCTTCTTTGTTCGTTTTGTAGAGCTCGGCTTCGACGAGACATGGAGTTGTTAGATGATGCTGATTGAGGGGAGTGTGGATGGTCCTCCATGGGTTCTTCGTCTTCTAAATCTAGATCTGCCATGGGATATGAATAATCACTGATATTTGTTTCGTCAGAGTAATGACTACGATTATCGTCGTCTTGTGAGAAAGAGACCGATGATGATCTGCTGTTGGAACGTATTGGTGCTCTTTGCCTTAGGATAGAAGTTGGAGTGGAGCGACCGCTTTGCGGGGGGGAGTATGGGATGGTAGAAGTACTGTGGCTGGAGGATGCACGAGAAGAGGCCCGTCCTTCATTTTGATTTAACCTTTTGATGACTTGTGGTAGGCTTAAGCCGTATTTGTTTGCAACTGCTCCGTAGACAACTGCTGAGAGGCTCTGCATCTCAACTTCTAGGACTTGAATTACATTTTCTTCCACATCTATGATCTTATCATAAGAAATTGGCATGATCGCTATAGACGAGAAAGCATTATCTGCGGTTACGTTAAAAAAGTTAGAATCTGTAAGCACGTTGTCTACTCTGCCTGGATCGACTTGTATTGGTAGTTTGTCTTCGTCGTATTCATCATCAGAATCGTTAGATTTCAGAAGCAGATAATTGAGGTCTTCATCATCATTGCTTCTTTTTAAGACATCCTCGAACTCTATTAGGTGACTCTTTATGAAGGTTGGTAAAATGCAAATATTTGCCTTAGTCGCGAAAATAGAGATTTCAAAAAGTTTTTCCAGTATGAGCTTGTAGTGAGAAAAAAGGTCTTTATCTGGGTCGACGAGATTCATATTTGATGTGAGTGCCGCTAGATCTAGTATTGTGTCCTTTAGATCTGGAAGTTGGAATCCCACCAATACGCAATCTTCGACTATGGAGTTGATTTCGTATTTGATCCAAGTGGTCAAACGCCTGATTTGTACTTTGCAGTTATAAATCATATTCCAAGTAGAAGTTAAGAATAGCATGTCGTTAAAAATATGAGATAAATACCCGTCGTCTGAAGAAGTAAACAGTAATGTGGGCTTTTTATTAACTCCAATAGAGAGATCTTTAAGATTTTCGGAATAAACGTCAACAGCTTCTTTCAAAGTATAATGGGGTATTTTATAGAGGTAATTGTATGCTCGTAATTTTTGTGCATACTGTTCGATATCTGCGTCCGGTCGATTATGAAAGGAGTTTAAGGTTGTGTTTATTAATTTGACGGCTTTTGTGAATTTGGAATCTGGAAGGCCGTTTTCGTGCAAGGACAAGGCTATGAGAGGCATATATGAACTACCACGAGCATCGACAAACAGCCCCATAAGAGCTCTGTCGAGACGTCGCATGGCTTCTTCGGTGTCGAAAAGACTTTTCATCATTGTAATCATATGTTTGACTTGTTTTTTTCCGGCATAAAATCTGTTTATATGTACGCCGAGGCGGAGTACTTTTTCGAACAGATCTCGTGCACGTGAAAACTTAAACTTTGTGATGATAACCATAATTTGCTCTGCGGTTTGAATCGTCATGGGAATAAAGCTGTTTGCGAGACAAACCGTATTGTAGGAGTCTTGGATGAGTACATCTTTGATATATTTAGCGTTGGCGCGTGAGAGAACTTCGGGTATGAAGTTACAATTTTCGTCTAAGACGAAAGTTGGAATGTTGAATGTCTTTGGTTCTTCCATCGCGTGTGTGACCATTGGTGTGATTTCAACCACCTTAAATATTTCATACGGGATGTATCAACGCGAGACATATGAAAAAAAAAACTGTGACGTGAGATCATGAAAAAAATTTTTATAAGAAAGGTGATAGGGTGCAATTATGTTCCGAGTCACATAATAAGAAATCTGGATCGATAGGGTAGACGATAGCTTTTTCGTTGTTGTCTCCTATACCGTAAAATTCAAAGAGGACAGTTTTGTCTAAAATCACAGACAGGGGCGATATTTTTTTTGAATCCGTCTGTGTTTTGCTTGCGATATAATCATGTTCTCTTGAAATGATTTCAGCGTCTGCAATCTTACTTGTCGGGCGCATGGTAAAAGTGTTGGACAATATGGGGTCGTCTGTCGAAGTTAAAAGTTTTCGTCGTACCCGTTTTTTAGCGTGCGCCATGCTCTATGGAAGATAAAACACAGAAAAAGATAGTACGTGATTTCATGTGGGTAGCATTTATTAGTTAAAAATTTGTAAAACGTGTTTAAAGGGGTTGGTTTTTTTCCACTGACGCTTTTGATTTTGAGTTCTGATCATGTTCGGATGCGTCTGAATCCTTGCGTTTCTGTGTACTACATAATGTTTTGGGAAAAAATGATTGAAAACAGGCGGTAAATCGGTTTCTGAGTTCGCCTCCAGTGAATGCGTAGACTAACGGGTTAGAGAAACAATGTACCTGTGGCATTAATCGAATGATTAACTGCAGTATCTCTACACGGGCTAACCAAAAGCAGGTGTTCTGCGGCATGTAGAGAAATGCGATTTCACATATAAGGATAGCTATATAGGGGATCTGTATGAGTAAAAATGACAGGAGAAGGATTCTAATAAAAAATAGAGTCTTTTTGTATTTTTTCTCGGTGACGTCGTGCAAAGCTTTGCAAAATATAACGTAGAAGAAGCTGAATACCATGGTTGGAAGGACTCCCCAAATGAAGCTGAAGACAATTTTCACCGCTAGAAACAGTTCGTAAGCTTTCTTTGAGGATATATAAACGACGCATTTTCCCGTTTTTTTCATTCCGTTAGTCTTCACAAAGAGAGCGGTAGGAATCGCGCACATTGAGGAAGCTAGTAGGAGAATTCCTATGTTTCGCCCCGTGCTAGATGTTTTACTTTCAGTCTTTTTACGCCGGTGTAAGGTTTTGTACCTGATAGTTGCGATTATAGCTAGCATGCTTATACTATATGAACAGACTGCATGATAGATGAAGTAAACTAACTGACAGAAAAAACGGTTGAATGAGAACAGTTGCTTTCTGTTCACTGTCATAAAAAAGACACACCACATGAGCACAAAATCGCTAGCAAAGAGTGTGATGACGTAAAATGAAGTAGCGTTATGTTTTGCGACTCTGTGGTAGAGAATCATGGTGGTAACCACTATAATGATCATGGGGATAGATGTGGTGAGCGTGATTCCGGTAACTGCGCTCTCCATGATTCGTGCTGTCTTTAGCGTGGGTGTCGAGGTACAGGAAGCATTGCCTTTGAACTCTTCATTGCGCTATTAAAGATATTGAATGTTATTTTCATGTTACGCTACATTAAAATATTCGGTAACAATGATGTCTGAAGACTTACCAGAAGTTTGGACAGCTCAATGACAGTGTCCATCTCGTCGCTTGTCAGTTTTCTGTGTGGGTAAAAAAAAGACTATTAAACATTGAATGTTGGCGGAAATGAGCAGTTCTGTTTTTGAGTTTGTTTTCTAAAATATGGATCTGCAAAGACATCCGATTCCGTTTGCGTGGCTAGATCGAGACAAAGTTGAGCGTCTTACAGATTTTCTCAGCAATTTGGAAAGACTGGATAATGTAGATTTGCGAGAGCATCCCCATGTGACTAATTCTTGTGTCGTGAGAGAGGGAGACGATGTAGACGATTTAAAAACATTGTATAACCTACTAGTGTTATGGCTTATGTATCACTACGTCTTATCTAAAAGGAAGCCGGATTATAATGCTATATGGCAAGACATCACGAAACTCCAAAGTGTCGTAAACGAGTACTTAAACTCCAAAGGTCTGAATAAAGGAATTTTTGAAAATATGTTCACGAACAAAGAAAAGTTTGAATCGCAATTCAGTGATATTAATCGCGCTTTACTGCGTTTAGGAAACTTTATTAAGTGGGGTAGCAATGTTGCGATCGATACTCCTTATGTAAATCTTACTGCAGAAGACAGCAGCGAGATAGAAAATAATTTGCAAGATGCTGAAAAAAACATGCTGTGGTATACCGTCTATAACATAAATGACCCCTGGGACGAAAACGGTTACTTAATAACGAGTATTAATAAATTAATTTATCTCGGTAAGTTATTTTTAGCGTTAACTCAGTCCTGGTCAAAGCTAGAAAAGGTTGCTATGAGTCAAATTGTAATCACGCAAAATCATCTCTCGGGTCATTTGAGGAGGCACGACAATTTTAATATTGTATATTCTCATAGGGTTTTGCAGACTCCTCTGACTGGTCAAAGAGTAGAGAGTTTTCTGAAAATAATCACCAGTGATTATGATATTATCAAAAGTAGTCTGGAATCACACAGCGCGTCGAAAGCATTTTCGATGTCTGAGATTGGGCCTAATTCTTTAATGGATTTCGTCCCTTTACGCGGCGATATACATTCAAATTTGACTTTACCTAGTATGTCTATAGATACAAAGAAATCATCTTTAGATCCGGCTCGTCTGAAAAAAAGTAATTCCAGAAGTTTGGATAGTTTCTTAAGAATGCAGAGACAACCTAAATTTCTAGAGTTGGATAGCGTTGATAATGCCGGGGAAAAAATTTTACTAAAGGAAGCAACACTCGGGGGTGAAAACGTTAAAGCGACAACGCCTGCTTCCTCTGTCTCTTTAATGTCCGGAGTTGAGTCGCCGTCGTCTTTCACTTCTACCAATCTGGATCTGCCGTTGTCGTCTTTCACTTCTACTAATCTGGATCTGCGAGATAAGTCGCACGGTAATTATAAAATTGGCCCTTCGGGGATTTTAGATTTTAATGTTAAATTTCCACCTAATGCGCAATTGAATACGAACGGTGTGGATTTACTACAGGATAAAACTTCGATCGGGAGTCCCAGTAGCGGTATTACCGATGTGGTAAATGGTTTCGCTAATCTCAATCTGCATCAGAATAAATCAAATGTTTCGCCACCGTGGAGCAGAAACACAGCGGCGAATGCGGACTTTTTAGATCCGGTGCATCGCTTTGTTCCTGAGCAGACAGGGACACCCTTCGTGTTGAATAATTCCGACGTGGCGGGATCAGAAGCGAAGCATACGACTTACAGTACGGAGACCGGCGTTTCACCCCGTAACGTTTTTCTCATTAAAGATTTGAGAGGCAAAGACGGTTTTAGGAAACAGAAGCAGTCAGATATTCCGAAAAGCTTAACTAAGGAAAGAAATGATAAAGCTATAATGCACTCACGCGAGGTGACCGGAGATTCTGGCGATGCGACTGAAACTGTGGGTGCTCGGAATTCCCCGGCGTTGAGAAAAATTAAGCAAGCAAATGATTTTTTTGCCGGGTTAAATAAGAAAAATGATCGTGACGTATTAAGAGGGGGGAAAGGAAATAGCAAGGACTTGCATTCTGGCGGCAATGCAAAAAAAAAAGAAATGTCGGGAAAGTTTAATGACGATAAAGAAATGACGCGAAACGGACAAGAGCCATCACGTAGTTTAATGGGAGATGCTAGAAATGCCGGAGATGAACAATATATTCAAGCGGGTCTCGGGCAGCGAGTTAACAATCTTCTAAGTCAATTTACAAATCTGATTAGTTTAGGCGAGAAGGGCATCGAAGACATTTTGCAGAATCAGCGCGGGACCGAGTTAAAGTTGGCTACAGAAAACAAGTCGGGACGCGAATCGGAGGAAGCTAACGTAGAAAAAATTCTTGAAGTTAGTAATCCTCAAGATATGTTTAAAAATTTTAGGTTGCAAAACGATCTCGATTCCGTTCAGTCTCCGTTTAGGCTACCGGATGCTGATTTGTCTCGCGAGTTAGATTCCGCGTCATTTAAGGACGCGTTAGACTTGAAGCTTCCGGGTAACGGAGAACGAGAAATAGATCTCGCTCTTGAAAAAGTGAAGGTAGGCGAGACGGAAACCTCAGATTTAAAAGTCGGTCAGGATGAAAGTTTTGTTCCTGCGCAATTAATGAAGGTTGAGACACCTGAAGAAAAAGATGATATAATTGAACAGATGGTTCTGAGGATACGTCAAGACGGGGAAACTGATGAAAACACCGTCTCTGGGCCGGGAGTCGCTGAGTCTTTGGATATAGAAGCCAAAGGCGAGTCAGCGATCGCGTCGTGATGTAAAAAATTTTCTCTGGGGAGTTTCAGGTTGCCAATAAAATGCCCATTCTCAGACAGCTTTGCGATTACGTCTTTTTGTTCATTGTTCTGGCTTGTCATTCTTTCTACATAAAACAGGGTCGCGATAGGTGTGCTTTGAGGCAGGATCAGATTTGGAGAAAATGAACGCAGCGTAATGTGCAAAGGTGTTCCCGGGGCCCACAGCATCACCTGGGTTTCGAAGAATCCTTCGTTCTGGTAGCCGGATATGAGGATTTGCTTGTCGGGCTTTGTGAAATATCGGATAGGTAGAATTACTATGTGGCATCGGCTTGGATAGAAATGGATGTCATATGGTGCGTGTACAAGTAGCTCGTAATAATTTGGGTTGTGTTGCAGTTGTATCGTTGCGTTTAGTACGTCTCCTGTAAAATATAATTTCGGGTTACTGGAAAATAACAGCGGTTCGGGCTCTTCGATTTGCGTTACCACTTCAAACTGAACTATTAAATATTTCGGTAGATTTTCCGTTGTTAGTAAAGAAGGGATTTGCTCGCAGCATACAGTGGCTAGTGTTCCAAAAACTTTTTCTTTGTTTTTGACGAGACCGAGATTTTCAATGTTAATCGAGAATTCGTGGCAGTGTATTGTAAACCTAGTGTTATTAAAGAAACGCAGTGCCACTCTGTCAGGTAGGGAGGTGTCCGGCCAACTTCCTATGAACGAAGCTTTTAGGATTCTATGTGGAGCCGTCTGACCTGTGCCGGTGACGCTTTTTTTCCACGTAAGATTTTTGATGACTCCCAGGTAGAGGTAGTTTCTCTGTTTTAAAATCTGTATATCTCCGCATTCGTGTTCCGGAAATTGTTCGTTTAGTATCATCAGGTCGATTGATGATATGAAGCGAGCATAGTTTAGTGGGTATTTGTACGGCACGAACGGCACCATTAATATGTTCGCAGACATTCCGGTTAGCGAAAAGTTTGATCTGTAATCAACGGGATACGAAAAACTCCCCGAGATCCAACCTCCCTTTGTTATAGTTGGATTAAATGCGATGTTTTCTTCTTCTGGAGAGGCGATTAAAAAGTAAAGTTCTTTGGGGGTAAAGAGTTTAGGGAGTGTGATGCTAGTCCAGCTGTAGATACGTTGTCGTACGTGTATCTGACGACCAAGTACCTGGTGTCCGAGATCTAGAATTAGGGCAGCGACTTCAATCTTCCCTTTGTCGAAACGTATTGATTTATTTGGCGGGACGAGGCAATGCTCATATTGTTTTATAAGGCAGTGTAGGAGACCGGTGTAGAAGCGTAGGGGTTTCCTGATATTATCTTGATTCCGTTTTTGAATCGAAGCTATAGCTCGTCCGAATCCCGATGACCAGGTGACGGTCGGAGATCTCGCTGAAACCGTCTTGTATGTGACTATTTCCATCTGTTTTTAGTGGTGTTTCGAGTTCGTTTTCTCTGAAGTGGATCTGCCGATATGGCTGTTAGAAAGTTATGGAAGACAGTCGTACAGCTGTTTTCTAAATCGAAATCCGAGGAGTGCAATACAGAAGCCGGAACGATGGAGGTTTCCTTCTTAAAGTACGGAGTGCGAGGTTTGAATGCGGATTGCAGCTACGTCAAATCGCAATGTATAAAACTTTCGGAATGCGAGTGTTTATATACTTTCGCTTCTGATGTATGTAAGGAAGATTTTCATAATTCCGAGGAAATGAAGGTGTTTGTTGTTCAACATTCGCAAGAAATGGTCGATGGAACGGATTTATTTGTACATGCGGAGGAAAGCGTGTGAGTCAAAACGGAGGCTGAAATTTAATAAAGTTTGTCACACCACTCTGTTTTTTTGCAATTTCCTGTCATGTGACGGCGTCTCGTATCCAGGTCTTATATTTCAGATACCTCATTGTTTCACTTCTAGTGTTATTCGGAGTTTTCAAGATGGACCTCGAGGCGAAGGAGATTTCAGGTAATATTCCGAACGAGAACGCTCTTGCCGAATTGTGCCGTTTATGCGAATCTGCCGATCTCTCTCAGATCGAGAATTTTGTCGGCAGGTATAAGAACTGGTGTCTGTCTATTATCTGGCCTCGGAACTGCTGGCTGAGATTCACTCCGCGTAAAGATGTAGCTGGATATACGGAAAAGATGTTTGAAGATATGGATGATCACTATCAGGGTTTTGTGGAAAAACTGTGTCTACTGGGGACTATTCAGATTCCTTACAGAGATGTTCCAATTCTGATTGGTCGATCTAAAAGAATTTTCTTGCACGATTTAGAGACGGATACTCTCCACTTTGTGTGTGATAATTTTGAGCAATTTGTGAGATACGGCGTCCTGGGTACTAATATCATCACATGCGCGGAGCCTGTGTACCGTCATGGCTTGTATGAAGGCCCCAGATTCGAATCGCTTGAAAACTTAATGAATAATGATGTGTTAAGGAGTCCCTATACTCTAAATGTCCATGTGAAGTTGAATAGAAAAGGCGTTTTGGGCATCAAGGCTATGAGGAAACATTACATTGCCATGTTGCGGGAGTTTGATGAGCTTGCCCGTTGTGCCAGTTTGGACGATGTGGGACGTTTCGTGTCTCTCAACGTCGGCCGAGATCTTAGATTGGATATGCCGGTTTTTAAGAGTTTGACCCTAGGGACTCGTGACAGTGTCTGGACAGGGACATGTCGTTTGGCAAATCTAAAAGAACAGGAAGACTTAGTAGAAAAAGTAGTAGTGTTAGGTTACCTGAATGACCATGATTACGAGTCTAAATGTACAAGACCTATTCTTTGTATTGGGAAATCTGGAAAAATATATTATTACGATTGGATAGACAACGTGCTGGTTAAGCTGGGCGATTGTCTACTTACTTTTTTGCGCGTGGGGTTTGCCAGACTTTTTGCGGACTACGGTTATGAGAAGATTGGAAAAATCTCCATGCGCTTCGGACGGATGTCGACGTTGGGCATGTCGGAAACTTATCAATCGTGCATGAGTCTCAGTAAGTAGTTCGTGTGAAATTTTTGACTGATACTTGAAACGGAGGGCGGAGAGCGAGTCTTGTGTGAAAGTATTTTACTTTATTCTGTGTTTATGTTTCAAACAGAGATCGTACCGGTCTGCAACGACGAGTTCGCCTTGTCATCATGTGTGCCTACTTTGGATTTTGATGTGGACGTTCTGTCTGCAGCTTACGGAGACGGGTTGGAAATCAGTTCTCCGGGCTTGCGATGTTGTATCGCCTGGCCTCCCATGTATGCATTAACCCTGGGTGAGTTTTATCACTTTCACACGCATAGGTGGGTCAGTGCTTATGACTGGAGCAGTCTGCTGGATGCTGATGAATTTATGTCCGCTGTTGGGTATGCTCACCCGATATATCGTGATCCAAATCCTGACTACGATCCATACGTGATGCATACTTCAACCGGAAAGACCATTGCCGTGGACACGGTGACGGAGAAAGTGTACATCATAGCAGAATCATTGGTTCAGTTCTTCAATATTGGACTTAGACAATTTCCGCCTTTTGCCGAAGCGGAGTTAGATCCAGAGCAGGAAAAGATGTGGTTCGGAGAGACTAAATGCGGCCGGGAGGAATTTATCCTTTTACAGAGGAATCTCCCTGCTATGAAGGATTACGTGGCAAAACATTCCGGCAAGAGAATCAGGGTGGATGCTTTCCAGGACTTTGACTTTTCCTTTTGTTCCTTGTCGGATATTTATTATCTGACTGGACCTGGCATTCTAGAGAAAATCACAGAAAAGGATTATGCTATCATAGGGACGTGTGCCCGTTCTCAGGCTGAACCGAATTGCAGAGCTGCTATCGTTATGGGCTCGAACTGTCACATTTATATCTACGTAGAAAACAAAATCAGCAAAGTCTCTAAAAGTTTGAGGACTTTCATACGTAGAGGATTTGATGAGTTGCTCTATAAAGAGAAGTATTCGTTGGATTGGAGTGACGACACCTTATTTTATATAAGTGACACTGAGACGGAGAATCTCAATAGGATGTTGAATGGGGAGTTGCCCGTTCTCCGTAGTAAGCCTCGGCATATGTGCGTGCGAAAGGACAGGTGGGTGGATGTGTTCTGTGTCGTTTTCCAGAGAGGATAATTATTCGAGGATGGAGACTCCCCGCTAACTTTTTTTTTTCTTACAACAGGCTTGTGAAAGACCGTAGCAAAATTCTGTTTGCGGTGCGTCTGGATGAAGAGGATTCACCGACGGTTAAATTTATCACAAAATTTCTCACGCCGGTATTCGTCGGTCGACTGCCCGCTACCAACAGGTTTGTTGTTCCCGTCTCCCGCGCCAGGTTGACGAACGGTCTGCAGGGGACCGCAGCAGCTAGATTTGGCATTAAAGGACTACATCCCTCTTCGGACTGCTTGGTGTGGAACATACTGGTGGATTATGAGTATGAAACTTACAAGTATCCTTCCACCTACATCAGAGCCGATCAGATTGCGGACATGGTGAAAGACTTAAAATTTATGGACAATTTTAATGAGAAGTGGCAGTGCATCACTAAACTGGCTTTTCTCGGTCTCTATGCCGGAGCGTCTCTGTTTAACTTCACGTCCAAACCAACGCTGGGCTACTGGTGTCGTTATCTAAGTGAGTATGCCTCCATGTTATTATTTCAGTTTGAAAGCAAGTTAAAAGAGTTGACCAAGGAATCTACTCGGCAACTGGGAGGTTATAATCTTTGTCATTGGGGTCAAGAATTGAAGGACTGCTTGGAAAACAAATCCGATGTTTTCTTCAGGTACGATTTCTTCGAGCGTATCGAATCCTGTCTTATCGAACACTTTATGCTCCTCTGTGGTTGTGTCGAGTGTAGGCGCATGTTCATCATGTATAACAAGAGAGGTAGGAAGTTTGATTTTGGCCACAGTGTCCGAATCCAGTGTTTTCCTATGATAGGTTCAATTCGCCTTCCGGCTTTTCTGCATCTTGGTGAACCCTACGATGTGAGTCTGTCGAGTCTCATAGCGAAGGATTTAGGGTTGAGCATGATCGAAGGTCAGATAGAGCTCAGTAGGCTGCCTATTTCGCTCCAGATCTCTGTCACTCCGGATAAGAAGGCATTGCTAACCTTCTTAACTAATATTGTCTTCATTGTCTTCGTTGTGAACACCCTCTACCGTGTCATAAATGCTGAGTTGGACATATATTACGACCTCTTCACGGAGGAAGTGGGGAAATTGTGTGTGGCCATGGAGGAAGAGATGAAGCTAGGGCGGAATGGGTGTCTGGGAGACCTGTGTTACTTTTCTCCGATGAAACAGATGAAAGAAATTGTTAGGTGTCCCGGGGAAAAGAGTCAGTTTATCTTAAAGTGTTGGGAAGCTCTGAGAATCGGTTTTTCCGTTCCTGCCTACAAAGATTACGATGAGACTCCGTTCATGGAAATGTTTTTTATGCATCATCTTCATATAAAACGCTTTCACGAGGACAATGATCGTGACCTGGTGTCTTGTGATAATCTCATTCCGGGGTTTTTTATCGTTAATACCGATGGAGAGAATTTCTTACAGCGGCTACAACGGGTAGTGTTGCCCGTCGTCGAAGATTATTTAACTAACACCAGGTGCATAAACGGGACTATGGCTTTTTTTTTCAGTGGCTTGAAATATTTTGGGAGTGGCAATCATCGCGGTTTTCAAATAAGTCCCGAGAAAGACGTCAGAGCTATCGCATATAAATTGGGGTCGTTGGACGTCCTCAGGGATGATTACAAGTATTATGAATACACGCCACCGGATTGTCCCGGCGAACTGAATGGACATGGTGGGGATGAGTGATTGTGTGCTTTCTCGATTGTGATGTACGTGGCCGTCTGTTGTAATTTGAATTCTGCTCCTTTATCTTTATTTTTCCGCGACGGAAAATAAACGCTGTCTCGGATATATACTTACTTGAGTGATGGAGTTATTGGACCACGACATTTATAAGGGACCCGTCCGAGAACGGGTCACGTATACCATTCCCAACCATCCCTATCTCTCGCTTACCGTTCATCATTCCAGGGAACTTGATGTTGATCTGAAAGACATAACGGAGGAGATGATTATAGATAGCGGCACGTTGACCGCAGAGGATCTGTTTATGACCCGCGGCTTACGATTTTGTGACGATAGTGTTCTCTGGGCGGCTCTGGCGGAGAAAGTTTCTGTTGAATTCCAGAGGCGTGGAAAGACGACCATGGATCTCTCGGCTTTTATGTCTCTCTTAGAACGGTTAACTTTTGAGGACGAAACGTCAGTTTTTTATCGACTCCTGACCAAGTGCACCGCGCTGGCGCACTTCTCGATTCTGGAGTACATCGTCGATGGGGAGAAGAGGGATACTATCTCGGCGCATTTTAACCGTCTTTTGGAGTTGTTGGACTCCCTCTTCCTGCAGTTCCTCATGTTGAGGAACAGGAGCGAGTCCAATACTCTGTTGACCCTGTTCGATATTTTGCCCAATCCCAAGGAGATCTATGGCGACGCGGCGTCTCCGACGAGTGTGCTCTTGAAACACTTTTTGTCCGATCACATCTTTGTCGCGTACGCTTCTTCTTATCGCTTTGTGTCTTCTGTGCTCTGTAGTTGCGATCAGTGCCGGGCGTCTCTCTTTCGGATCTATCTGGGTAAGAAAGATTCCCGGGCCGTGCACATATCCGATATTTCAGAATTCGATCCGGCTGATCTCATTTTAGGCCAGCTGCACCTCGACGCGCGTGAGGCGGTCGCTCTCCGGGCGGAGATCGACCGAGATCTCGGCTCTTCTCTCATCCTTAACTCTATGGAAAGGCGGCATTTGCCCATTCTTCATGATAAGCAGTTGGGGAGAGGGCATTTTGAACGTAACATCTTGAAGGTGTACTGCAACATCGTTCTGTGTCTGTTTCTACTGAGACGCGTCAAACAGCGCATCGTGAGTGATCTCACTGCCATTGCTCGTTTCTTCGTAAAAGCGATCTCCGAAATGGAGCGTTGCATCGATACCGTTTCTGGCCTCCGCGGTGTCAGGATCAAACTGTTAGTTGTCAGTTCTCAGTTCGAGATTAAAGATCCCATGCGCGTCCCTAGGTTGTGTTTTTTCTTTCTTGAGATCGTGGCGATTCTCGTATCGGGTTATGACAAGGAACGGCATCGCGTTCGTGCTCTCTTAGAGCATCTGTGCCTTAAAAAGATCTGTCTCGGCGACCTGTGTGCATCCATGCGACTCGCTCGCGAGATAAGGCACGACGTCCTGGAGGGCTTCCTCAATACTCTGGAGTTATCTTACATGTCGAATCCGGTTAGGTTTTTTCGTTTTCACGACTGCAACCTTTACGGGACCCATATGTGGAGTGGGGTGTATCCGAACGTCGTTCCTTACGCTGTGCGCGGCGGCGGCTCGTTTGACATCAGGCTGCAGGAGCACCGGAGACGTCAGAAGCGAATAGTCGTCAGACGTAGGCTTATAAGACGCGTGCAGCAACGAGGGTTAGACATTCGTGAAGCGCGCCGCGTTCCTAAGCCGGCTTGTGTGACCTTTATCTGATACGGACGAATCCGGAAAACCGGTACGCTTTTACTGATTAGTTTTCACAAAGAAAAAACGATATTATTGTTGTCGTGATCATCCATATCGTTGTTCTTGGGTGTGCATTGTGACAGAATTCTTCTGTGACTATATTATCTTTCATTTTTTTGCAACTTTTGCTTAGTCTGTAAGTTTTGGGTGCTATTTCTGTTACTGCGAGCCCGTAATGGAAACGACAAAGAACCGGCGTGTGCGATTTACTGGAGGCCTTCATGAGCCAGCGCAAGATTCTACGATGTGTGGGAATGCTGAGCTGCAGTCTCGGGAGAGGACCAAGACACGTCAACGTGTCTATAACGAGTCGAAGAGAGATCTCGTAGATCTCCTGCGCGTCTATACGTGCCTGAATAGCGTTCGAATGTTTACGTTCGTAAATTTCGGCAGGCGGATTCCTTTGGCTTGGCCTGAAGGATACCAGCTGGTCATCAATAACTGTAGAGACGAGAATGAATATGCCGATGAAAAGTTGGACGAACTGGCCGGTCTGGTGTGTTGCCCGGAGCGCCTCGTCGTACTGGGATACGTGAAGAAAAGGGGGGGAATCGGATCGGAGCCGTGTTACTGGTTTTCGAAAGGTGACATAGTCGTTCTGCTCGGCGGCGCCGGTCGTGTTTATGCGCACACGTGGTTATTGCCGCAGCAACTGTGCCGCGTCGGTGACACCATTGACGATTTTCTACGTAAAGGTCTGAAGAGGTTCTATTACGCACATCAGCTGGTGTCATCGCTGCAGTTTGTGGTGGAGGACCCCGAGGTGGACGGCGTCCGCAGTTGTCGGGACGTGCTGTGTTTTCGAGACCGGCACATAGGTCGTTCTTTCGCCCTGAGGTGGCCCAAGAACGAGACTCTGCTCTTTCATCGGCGGCGGGATTCTTTTGCCTTCGTCATGTGCGACGAGGCGCGGCGCAGGCTCGCGGAGATGTGTTTCTTCGGCAGCTTCGGATACAAGTACTTTGGGGACGAAGGTCGGATTTCTCTCTACGTGGCCGACGACGGCCAGATTTTCGGATTTAACGACAACGACGAAGACGGACGGCCGCGCTTCGTTGCGGAAGATTTTCAGCAGTTTAGACGGATAGGAGTCACTCAGTATTATAAGAGCTACGTTTTCCGTAGGGAGCAACCCGAATGGGCGCTTCTTCCTACCTGTCATCTATCGCGAATGTTTTATCAGAAAACTTGGAGGCAAGCCGACGCTGATGTGCTGTTTTTAATAGCTAGGAACGACGAGCGCAATAAATTTCCGGACGCTGGTACTAGGAGTGCCGTACACGACGTGGTTCGATGATTCGCCCGAATGTGGGTGGTTGAGTAAAAAAAAAAAAATAAAGAGAATGGAAACGCGATAGATCGAGTTTTTACGGGTGATTCTAACGTCTGGGATCGTTGTATATTTTACCCGGGGATGTGTTCACAGTTTTGCGAGCGGACGGTTTATTTTTATATTCGTGGATAACGTCGGGAATGTGTCAGTTCAACGCTGTCTTTTTTCCCTAACAGTCGTAGTATCCTTAACGCGATCGTAGACGTTTATGCGAGACTGCCGGTAACGCTGTCGTTATCGTTATATTTTTTATTTTTGTTTTCCATTTTTAATTTTATCTCGGATTCCGCACAGAAAATAAAATGTTTTGTGGCTCTCCGTTTCTCGGCATATCTTCTTGGAGTCTGGCATCTGCGGCTCTGTGTCCTCCTTCGTGCTCTTTCTCTGCGGGACGTGACCTGCGGTGCGATGCGGAGGTCCCGGAGGTTAAATGGACGGCGTTCGTTCGCACTCTCGTCACCCGGCCGCTGTCGGCGGACGACGTGTGGGACTTCGTCTCTACTTTTGCACATTGCAGGTTGGCGCTCTCGTGGCCCGTGGGGGCCGAACTGAGGTTCGCCACCTCCGACATGCTCGGGATCACGCAGGCCGAGGTGGCCAAGCTGTCTCGCCGATACGGATGCTGTCCCGGTATGGATCTCACGGTCATCGGGGTCACTATCTTCGCAGAAGTTTCCGCGCTGGTGCTGGTCGGAGAGTGCGGGGAGATCTACGCGTTTAACGGTGTGTTCGACGACGCGCTGTATCGTCTCGCCGAGGACGCGTTCGGTCTCTGGAAACACGGCCTGCGTCGCTTCGAGCCCGTCTACGGTTCCAAGTGTCTCACCGAAACCGGCGCCTCTTTCTTCGGCGGCATGAGTGGAGTTGACGACGTCCTGGCTTTCGCCGTGTCTTTCGATAAGGCTCTCGTGCCGTTGCCTTGGCCGCGCGGGGCTTTCTTTGAGTTCGCCGTACCCGGGAGGCCGGAGAAGAGGTGGCGGCTCATACCCGGCGGCGGCGTCGCGGTGGTGATCGGCAGATTCTTCGGACGGGGCGTCACTTCACCTCTGCTTAGACGACAACGGGTGCTCATGGATCAGGTCGGCAGGGTGTACGCGGCCAGTCTCGACGGGGGAGCCGTGGTGCGTCTCTCCGATAGTTTCAGGGCGTTTCTCGCCATGGGTGTGAGAAAACTCTTTAAGAACCATCGATTCCCCCCGGGACATCTGTGGACCATGCAGCTGCCCGTGACTTGCGTTCACGCGCCTGTGATAGATCTGCCCGCCGTCTATCAACTTTCTCCGCACATGGTAGAACGAGGAATGCCCGTGGCGTCTTGCGAAGCTTCTACCGTAGTTCGTGGGGATTGCGAGGAGACGGAGACGGAGGAGTCGACATCCGGTGATTCCGTCCTCGTCTGTTAATGTAGTTGATGTAGTTAATGCTGCTGCTGTGGTTGTTGTTATTGTTGTTGTTATTGTTGTTGTTTTATGTTAACATCGTGATAACAATGCATACATAAATTATTTTTTTTCGCGTGTGTGTATTTTTTTGCGTGTGTGTATTTTTTTGTGTGTTTTTTTTTTCGCGCGCGTGTGTGTTTTCGCTCACGTGGCGGTCTGCTCGGTGGGGGCGCGTCGGCGTGTCTGTGTACGTTCGCGCGCGTGTTTGCATCAGTGACACGGGTCGGGGGTCTGCAAAAATGTCTGCGGAAAGGTCAACCGCCCGGCGGGGCGTCTCTACGCGCGTCCGCTCTACACCCTCTCTCGCGCCGCGCGCGGGCCCTCCTCGGGAACGACCGCGGCCGTTCTCTCTCCTCCGGCGTATCCTCGTCTGCCCTCTGCGGCTCTGCCTCCCGTCTCTCTCTCTCTTTCTCTCGCCGGCGCCATCGGTTCTTCGCGCTCACCCTCGCCTTTAAACTACGCGCCGTCCGCCCCTATACCGTCGTCCGCTCTTTCGGGGGGTGCGGGGGGGGGCTCGCGCATCCACGACACGCGTGTCTTCCGCGCGCGGCGACTCGGGCCGCAACCAATGGGGAGTTTTTTTCACGCGTCTCGCAGCGGCGCGCGTGTTGGTGAAAAACACGGCGCCTCCCATAGCGGCGTGCGCGCGCGCGTTGGGGGATGGGTTAGGGTTAGGGTTAGGGTTAGGGTTAGGGTTAGGGTTAGGGTTAGGGTTAGGGTTAGGGTTAGGGTTAGGGTTAGGGTTAGGGTTAGGGTTAGGGTTAGGGTTAGGGTTAGGGTTAGGGTTAGGGTTAGGGTTAGGGTTAGGGTTAGGGTTAGGGTTAGGGTTAGGGTTAGGGTTAGGGTTAGGGTTAGGGTTAGGGTTAGGGTTAGGGTTAGGGTTAGGGTTAGGGTTAGGGTTAGGGTTAGGGTTAGGGTTAGGGTTAGGGTTAGGGTTAGGGTTAGGGTTAGGGTTAGGGTTAGGGTTAGGGTTAGGGTTAGGGTTAGGGTTAGGGTTAGGGTTAGGGTTAGGGTTAGCCGGTGGTTTCCTTTGGCACCGTGCCAGGCCAGCGTGGGTCCCAGACGGTGGCACGTCGCGCGCGATGTCGTTTTGAATTGTCTTCACGTCTCACCCCGGTATGCCCCATCTACGTACCCACCCGCGACTACCACATGGGTGGGTTGTGCGTGTCTGTGTGTCTGCGTGTGTACGCGTCCGTGGTAGAAACGCGGTGACAACGGATTACGGAGGTGAATGTTGCGGTGGTTGGGACGGGGAGGGAGTGAAGAGATGTTTCCCGTATAGGTGTTTTTGGAACGTGGTTTTTTTTTTCTTACACTTGCCATGCTAGCGATCGCCCTCTGTCTTCGGTCCGCGTTACCGTGTCGTGTGTACTTCCGCATACTTTTGTCTCTGCGCCTCGATACACCCCGTTGATTGGATGATCGCCACATGTGTATTGGACGTCACAGTCTGCTATTTTTTTCACTGTCTATTTTTAAACCTGTTGTCGTCTTCCCGCCAAGGCTATGTGTCTCCGCCTTTTCTTATATTTTTCTGACGCTGTTCGTTTTCTACGTTCGCCTCCAATCCCGGACGCACCTCCTTTGTATGTTCACTCCTCCCACCCCCCGGGGTGCCTATATAAGAAGCGAACGACGCGCTTTCAAGCAGTCCCGATCTATGTGACTCACCCTGTCGCGTTGGCATCGGGCGCTGCTATAGCGACTACGCTATAGAGCGGCGGTGCATCACGGCCGACACATACGTTTTTTTGGTTACCTGCCATCAGTAACACGGAGCGTAAGCACCCTGTGTGTGACTGTCTACGTTCGTGGATTTTATTTTTCGTGGGGTTAAAGGGAAGAGGGAAGGAAAACGAGTACGCGCACCGATACGCACCCCACGCATACACACCCCACACAATGCATGATTTTCTCCGGTCACGTCTCTGGCCGTAGGTGACATGCTTACTTCACCTCCGTGGCGTCTAATCCAGGTACGCTCTCTTCCTCGGAAGCTTTCCCACCTGCGGTCTCACGTGTTCGCACAGTGGCCACGCGTCCCCGGGGAGATGTCTACCCGGGGCCGAGTACGTCCAGTGTCCTCTCATGGCCCGCGGTCCCATCTTCCATAAGGTGGAAAACGAGTTTGCCAGACGACAGATCTTGCCGGTATCGGGCCAGAACGCTAACAGAGGTCCCGCCAAAGTCAAGACCACCCAAGCGATCTCCACCTCGCGTGGCCCCGGCGTTGGTACGTTTCCCACAGTCGTACGTATCGGAGGCGACGGCTTCTGCGTCTCCCTCTCTCGAGAGAGAACGCCGCACACGAGCCACGGTCCCAGGGGGTGGCCCGCGTACAGGTGCCGGCGGAGGTCTCTCCGGGCTTCGGGCCATAACCGGTACTGAACCTGCGGCACGGTCAGAGTCATGCGCGCGGCCGGAACCGCCGTCCACGGATCTCCCACGGTCTCTAGTAAGTTGCAGGACACTCCGGCGTGCGTCTGACACAGGCCGCCGACGGTCAGCAGGTTGTGTTCGTCGGCGGCCGCGGCGATCACGTCGAACAGATGTCGGGCGTTCGTTCCGCACATACGCTGGTCCGGCAGCTCTAGGTCTTCTTCATACGTCACGGCGTCGCGTTGCAGCCCTCGTCTTGTAAACTCCGTTGTGCTCGACGCCAGTCGGCAGAGTCTTGCCGCCCTCATGTGGTGGACGTACACGGCTCCGTCTTTGCCCACCAGGAGCACGCGGAGCGTGTCGAGCTGGGAGTTGGTTACATACGACTTTACGAAACCCACGGGTTGAAGTTTCTCTCCGTATCCGCAACATACGTACAGACAGGAGTCTAGGGCTGTGATGGGACGCGCGTACGTCAACGATTGAACATGATGGATCCGGCCGACACGATAGAAGAGGCGTTTAACCCAAACAAAACAACAAGAAACCATAAACGTTATGGTGGGCGTTGCCTTATTTTTGTCTGTGGTCTCTGACCGTATAAAAAAAGCACAGAACATCTGCACACGCAAAGGCATCCCGTGGAACGGGAGATGCCGCATACAGCCGTGGTCGCTATGCCCTTGTGGAGTATAACGGATTCGTATCCTGTCGCGTACAATTCAAAGCGAAAAGCACACGCGACAGGAATGGTGACTAATGCGAGGATGCCATAACGCAGAAAAAAGGAGGAGCTGTAATCTTTCTTTTGTGTTTTTTTTTACCGTTATAGGAGATTACAACAAAGAGGTCTCGCGTAAACGAGACAGGATATCCGTAATCACCGTGTTCCGGAAGTTATACCGCCTGTACCATCGTTAATGGAAAGTACCTCTGCGGGGATTCACGGATACCGGATTGTGGATAAAAAAAATCACAAAAAAAATACAATAACTGGACTCCACTCCGCGAGTCGTCTCTGGGGCCGGAGGCCGTCATCGGCTTTACTGCCTTACGATCCGGCGCGTCACATACTTGACTATGTTTCGTCTCCCCTCCTCGTATTCATACTCGTTTTCCGTTACTCGCCGCCCCTGACGTGACGTTTTTTTTTTGTCCCCACTCTCTACCGGCTGGTGTCTCTGGTGGTTCTCGACGAACCTTGTACTCACTCACTGTCTGACCGACATCCCTCCCCGCGGCTCGCCCGTACGTTTACTCACCGCAGTCTTGAACGCATCTGGGTCTCACGTGCGTCGCTGGCCAACCCCAGCGGTGGCCCCACACGGTGGCACTTCTGGCGTCTCTGTACGGATCGTGGTGGAGTTCTAGACACCAGCACGGCGGCCACGGTAGGTGGATCAGTTCTCCGCGATGCCGGCTCGCATAGCCGTACAGTTTGGACGGCCTGCCGCGGGCCAGGAGCAGCCAGTCGAAGCGGGCACGGGCTCGCGCGTGGGCCAGTCTCGCCTCGTTGCGCCGGACCGAGATGCGTCCGCCCGTCCTCTGTGTGTGTCGCGTCGACATGGCTTTCCGAATGCTGTGTGAATAACGGACGGGTTTTTTTTTTTGCCTGTTCTTCTGTCCTTATGTGGGACGGGGGCCTCTCTTTCACTATATTTATGTTATTTTTTTTTTTAATTTGCCGCCCGCGATGTCGATGTGGCAAGGTGTTTGCTGGTCTGTGACGGGGAGGGGTGGGGAGATAAACAAGAAACAGGCAAAACAGCACGTATGCGATGTAGTCAGTGACACTGTCGATGGTGGAGCGGCTCGGTAAAAAGTGACAGACAGAACCCGTGTCGGTGGAGATATATCATAGGAGCGCGGAAATACCGCGTGATTGAAGGGTGACGGCGGACCGCGGTGTTTTCTGCGGAACCGACGTCGCGACGCCCCCGGGGGAACCGCGTCTGCGGACCCCGATGTCAACGGGCCAATGTGTCGCGTGTCGCATCTCCGGGAATCGCCGGGGACGTCACGTGGAAAAATGTTTAACCGCGAAAATCACTTTTACCTATGTATTTTTTGTTTTTTTTTGTCTACCGGGTGTGGAAGGGGATGAGGGCGGGGAGAGGGCATGAGGACGAGGGCGGGCCCGAGCAAACAGTCTCGCGATAATTTGGGATTGCGCGTCGACTTCTCGTTCTTTATGCCCGCGTACGTCGGGGTCTTGTCTCGGCTTTGCCGCCGCGGCAGGGTCTGCGCCGGCCCGTCGCGAGCTAGGGACAGGGGGTGTGACGGCAACTGTGCCCTGTTGCGGTTTCGCAACGAGGGGGTGCGTCCTATAGGCGCGCGTGGGAGGGGCCGGACGTATACGAAGGGTGGCTCGTCTCGAAGTCCCGCCTCATGGGCGGAACAAGGGAGACCGCCCTTTACGCTTTCGGTTTCAGGTACCGTCCTGTGCTTAGGTCGCGGGCTACCTGCTGTCAGGAAGGCCGGATTCTGCCGGCGTGTGTCCGTTCATGGATATGTGGCATTTGGCACTTACGGAAAGGGGACGTACGGAGAAGGATGAGCGTTTGGCCGGTGTTTAGCCTTTATTCTGTTTTTATTTTATAATACACTATTATATTGTATATTTTTTTTTATTTTTTATTTCCACGTACTATTTTTTTTTTATTTACAAAAAACCTTTAACTTTTTGCATTCGGTACTCTTTTCGTACGGCGATGATCTCGGCGCCGGTGGTACCTGTCGTCGCCTCCCCGGGTGCTCCGCCACGACTACCGTGACGGCGACAACCGCCGCCGCCGCCGTTACTGTCGCTGTTCGGAGAACGTGGCCGTTACAGTTTCCGCTGCCGCTGCGGTCGCCGCCTCTGCGGACGGAGTCGGCGTGTGTGCTCCGGGGAGGGGGATGGGAGGGGTTGGACCGAGGGGACAGGGGAGGAGCGTTGCCGTAGAGGCGTCCGAGGGACTGCCCGTCGACGCGCCTGCGCGACTCGAGCGGGGGTGGGAGGGAAGGTGGATGGGCCGGCGGGCGTTCGGTTGTGGTGGTGTGTTTTTTTTTTTTATTGTCATCGGTCGCGTCCGTGTGAACTGGCACGAGTGAGATGACTTGTTTTTATCGGGGCGGATCGGGCGAGGGGCGCGGAGCGGATCCGCCCCTCGGGTGATTTTACGGACTGGCGTGTGGACCGTGCTCGGGGAGGGCGGATAGTAGGAGTGGGTCGATCGTTTCGTCCCGCTGGGTTTTCCTTGTTACGGTACGCGCGCACACACTCCCGCTAAAACCGGGACGTGCACGGGCTCCGTTACCTCCGGCGGTCGATGTCTGGCGTGTTGTCGTGCGTGCTCCGCGCGTGTGCGTGCGCCGGACTCTGCTGCTGGGTGTGTATGGGGGCGATATGCGGAGGTTGTCAGCGGTGGTGGCGGAGGCGGTGCGCGAGGTGGGGGCGTGTCGGACCTCGGGTCCGAAGCGGCGACGGAGCCCGCTGGGTATCGCGGAAGTGCGAGACCGAGCGGGCTCCATCCGCCGCTCGGTCCCCGGCGTGTTCCCCTCATTTTGTTCTCGTATCTTCTTCCTCTTCGTCTTCGTGTTCTTCCGCCTGTTCTTCCCGTCCTCTTTCGTCGCCTCCGTCACCTCGCGCGGCGTCTCACGCCGTGTGTGCGGCGGGCGGCTGTGACTTGCCGACGCACGACGCGGACGGAGATGCCGATGAGGGAACGGACGTGACTCTTTCGGAACGGGCCGGCGCGGACGAGGGCGCCGGCGGGAACGCCGCGGGATGCCCGGAGGACACCCGCGGTTTCGCTCGGAGTCCCGGAGATCTGATGGGGGGGATGAACGGAGATCTGGGAGACGAGGGAGAGACGGGAGAGGGCGGAGACAACGGAGCGGGAGAGTAGGACGGGGAGGAGGAGGAGGAAGAGAGGAAGAAACGGACACGCGCAGTGGACGGCGGGGGGACGGGCGGAGCGGAGGGGCGCGAGACAGCGGACAGCGGGGTGTCGGACGACGGGCGGGGCGGACGGGGACGACACGTGGGGGGTTCCTCCGCGGGACCTGGCGGACACCGAGGGCGGACGGACGGCTCGTCGTCGACGGGCGTCATCGGTGGCAGAGGGGAAGGGAATAACAGATGAGGGGGAGGGACCCACAGGCGGGGATCGGGCCCGGGGACGGACAGGGGGATCGACGGGCAGGAATCATGTCGGCCTCTGCCGCCGTACGTCTGCGTCGCCCCCCCGCAGCTCCTTTCGCTATCGCCCTGCTCCGTTTCCTCCTCGTCTCTTCTTGCGACCTGGCTCTCCTGTGCGTGCTCGTGGCGCCCGGAGTCGGTCTGTTTCCTTTCCTCGTGCTCTCCGCGCTGCTGGGGCTCTGTTTTGTCATTCGCGTGGCGGTGCGCGCCGTCATCGCGGTGTCCTCGTCCGCTACCGCCGCGCTGGTGGTCGTCGCTGCTCTCCTGGCGCCCGTGGTGGCCGTCTGTCTGTTCCTCAGATTCGGGGCGTGCGGAGAGATGGACGCCTCCGGTTGCCACACGCCCCTTACGCGTCACCCGTGTCGGACGGGTCGGTCCGCGCGTCGACGTCGCGGCCGTCGCGCTCGCCGTCGACGCTCTCCCTCTTCTCTCTTCCTCCTCGTACCCCGGCTCTCCGGCCGCCTCGCCGCTCCCGCTCGGGGGACGGAGAGGAAGCCGGAGGCCTGAGAGGAGGAGCAGACTCCCCAGGCGACGCAGCAGCTCCAGGTCGTCCGCGATGCGCCACACGGAGGTGTCGTTCACGTCAACCGCCAGGACGGGGCCTCCTTCCGTTAGGATCAGCCAGACGTGCGGAGATGTGGAGAGAAACGCGAAGGGAAGCCATCCGCCCTCTCCGCACAGTTCGTCCAGCAGCGGTCTGCACCTCGCGAAGTGTTCCGCGACGCTGGGCGCGTCTCTCTGTGCCTCATTTCGCCCGCGTCTCCAGTCCGTCAGGACCAGCTCTGTGCTCTCCCACTCCAACACGGGGTGGGAGAGCTCCGAGCGCGATCCCAGATGCAGTCTCCACAGGGCGTAGAAAGCGGCCAGGCCGCGTCGGGCGCTTCTCGCCAGTAATGTCGGCAAGAAGGCCTTGTCGGGGTCCCGGCACGTCCACAGGCTCGGCAGGGGTCGGTCGCGCCACAGCGGTGCGCGATAGATGGCCTCGCAGTGGCGGAGGCCCGTCTTTAGAAAGAGCGACACGGAGTGCGACAGGATATAGAGTCGGCCTTGCAGCACGTCGTGGCAGAACAGAGACCCCCCCTGCCCTTGTAGGATCACGAGCCAAGGGGACGATCCTGTCAGCCAGCTGAGAGACGGATCTGTCGCGTGGAAGCTGCTCCAGCGTGTCGTAGCCGACACGCGCGTGGAACAGGCGGACAGCGTAATTAGGCCCAGCGGTAGCAACTTGCTGTCGGCCGAAGGATGGTAGGGTTTAGGGTCGAACCCTGAGGGAAACCAAAATGTACCCGGTGTAGTAGACAAAACGCAATAAATCATGTGAAAAAGTGGAAATGTATATGACACTCACATAGAGAAGACTTCGTAGGCCAGCCCTGAAGAAGATGCGGTTGTCTTGTTATACAGGGGTAACGCAGGAGACACTTGTAAGGCTTAGGATGTAAATGTAGGCATTCCTGCTCGGGCCAAGGTAAAGGAATGCGTAGACCCTTGTGCAGACGCAGGTAGGAATGAACATGACGAAGGGAATGTCGACCCAAGAGTAGCCACCAATAATTGGAGAGCGGAAGACGATATGGCGCGTGCCCGGCACGCACCGTTAGCGGCATCCTAGAGTAAGAATAGAGGGGCGGACAAGTGTAGAAACAAGCGGGGCGAGATGGAGGAAGAAGGTGAAGTTGAAGCGGCAGGGGGTGATGGTGTGAAAGAGGGGCAGCGTTAGGTGCGGATGCGAGGATTAGTGTTAGGGTTGTGAACAGAGTTATGCGGTTATGGCTAGGGTTATGACTAGGGGTATGGCTAGGGTTAGTACTTTGGCTACGGTTAGGGTTAGTACTTTGGCTAGGGCTAGGTTTAGTGTTAGGGATAGTTTTATGGTTAGTGTTATCGTTGGTGTTAGAGTTAGGGTTGATGTTTTGGTTAGGGTTAATGTTTTGGTTAGGGCTAGACCTAGGGTTAGGGTTAGGGCTAGACCTAGGGTTAGGGTTAGGGTTAGGGCTAGACCTAGGGTTAGGGTTAGGGTTAGGGCTAGCCCTAGGGTTAGGGTTAGGGTTATTACCCCCCCTTTTTTTAGCCCCCCCGGGGGATTTGACGTAATTTTTAAAACGCG